TTGACACCCGATAGTTAACTCATTGCCGTGAAGCTACCGCTGGAATGTTAAGTTTTGTGTTGACACCCGATAGTTAACTCATTGCCGTGAAGCTACCGCCGTAATGTTAAGTTTTGTAACATCGCACCCGATAGTCAACTCACCGAAGCGCGACACCCGAGGCGCAAACTTACCGAATGTTCACAGACCCGTCGGCACCCCTGGCAACCATGCTATAATTACGAAGCCAACCAACCAAACGGCAAATGGCCACCCTGAACACTAGCAACCAAATCCTAGATTTTTTCGCGGGGCACCCGGATGTAAGGGTTACTCGCCGGTTCGGTCAGTACCGAGTCCACCGGGTCGAGAATGGCCGCCTCGCTGGCTGCATGGCCACTTACAACCTAGCTGAGCTTAAGGTCTGGGCCGCCCGCTGGTGATTTCAGGGGTCTTGCCATCCGCCCCAGTTTCCAGGGCTTTTGTCATGGGTATAATGCTCGGAGCCTAACTCATTGCCACCGGGTATTGCCATCAGGAAAGCTAGTACAAGTGTATTTCTCCTGTGGTAAACTCCCTGCCCCGATGTGTTAAGTTTTGTATTGCCACCTGGTAATAAACTCACCGCAATGTTAAGTTTTGTAACATCACACCCGATGGTCAACTCACCGAACCGCAAACCTACCCGAAGCACAACACCACCCGGCAAACTTCGCCCGTATCGTGTCCTAACTGAAATAGCTCCCAACTCAACTTACTTATCGACCGGACCGCAAATCCACAACATACTGGCCCATAACTCAACTCACGCAATTACTACCGCGTTAGAACTCGCGGGCCCTGACTCGATCATAGTTCGTTGCTCTCGGGAAGGTGACTGGTAGCGTGTACTTGCGTTCATGGCCCTTACGTTCATGGCCCTTGCGTTCACGGTCATTTCACTCACGGTCATCGCACGGCAATCCTACGGTAAACCCCCTAGGGCACCCATTGACTTTCGGGGGTAAATTCCCTACAATAAAACAGAATCAGATTGCCTTTGGCCTCATGGTTCACGGCATGGCCCAGAGGCCACAACACCCACTAAAATGACTGACAACTCCGCATTAAAGGCAATCGAAACCGCCACCAACCAACCGACCATCAACCTCAAGGTAGATTTCGGTATCCCGAAGGTCCTATCTATACTCACAATGGCATGGTGGTTTGCCGGAATTGCCGTGGCCCCATGGTTTTGGTGGAAACTCGCAGCTTGCATTCCCCCGGTCGGTATGGTCATTGCCGTCGATCGTGCCCTAACTGTGTATGCCCCGCAAGTTATGACCCCTGTCGTCGCAACTCCCGAACCCCAATCACCCGCCATCATAAAATGAACTCACAACAAGTTGCCCCCATTGGCCCAGCCCCCATTAGCCTGGCAGAGTGGCAAGAACTTGCCTCGTTAAAGGCAGCAATTGACGGCTACCCCCAGTCAGTTTGCCCTAGCAGGCAAGAGCGATTTACTGAACTCATGGTAAAGTCCCTGGTGGGCAAAGGTGATCGCCCCCTGGTTGCCCCCAAAGTATAGGTGATTGGGTTGTGTTCCTCGGGGTGGTCACCCTGGTTGGAACTAATTTGTGGCACCGTCTTAGTAACACCAAATAAATAAACCGAACCCCAAACAAAATTACATCCGTCTTCAGACCGATACTCAATTACATAATTATCATAACATGACACAAACAGAATGGGGCACTAAAGTAAGGACCCTAAATCTATCCCAACCTGACGGCAGCACATGCCAATCGGCCTGCATTGCTATGGCAATCGGCAGTAAGGATATCTGTGGTATTCGGTCTCAGCTTTTGAAACTAGGGGATGCAGGTCACCCATCTAATATGGGCCAGATTCTTAGGCGTTACAAAGGGGGAAAGTATATCTATGACGAAAGTGCTTCCATCAATGATATGGTTGGCTACCTGAAAAATGGTGAATTTCTAATTACTCACGGTTGGTTTACTGATAGCGGTCACGTTATTGCTCTTGATGGAGTGAGGACCACGGGGGCATCCTCTAAGGGGCACGCTTTCAATGTAAAGGATCCTTGGAGTGAATTTGATGGTCCCACATGGAGCTATAATAAACCAACGGTAAACTTCTTTGATGGGTTCTATAGCGACCGTATTATTTACGCTGCTTGCGTTGTTGGTACAAATCGGTGGGATTCAATTCGTTATTACTCCGAGAAAGTACAACCTGATGTCGGTAGGGCATGGGTCCATCGTATTCTTCCGTAGATGCTGGTTCCAAACTCCGCTTTGAAATTAGAAGCCCCTGATGCCAGGGGACCCCTAGAAGCTCTGGATCCCTCAACTCCGTGGTATGAATTCTTGTCGTATTGCGAAGTTTGTCGGAGCCTAGGTGTGACTCCCTCAGTGGGCCGCTTCATTCGCTATCAAAACTACCTGAAGACAATCACTCGGTAAGATTCTAGGGGAGGTTGACTTTAAGGACATGGGTAGCTATAAAGAACTATCCAAGCAGTGGCTCTGATGGACGCCAACTAACACTAATTAACAAACAATGACAAACGAACTCAATAACCCAATGCTAGACCGGGCTAAAGGATGCTTAATCGGACTCGCAATTGGTGATGCCTTAGGTGCGCCCTCAGAATTCAGTGATAGGGGGTACCTTCAAACCTGTAACCAACTTCCAAGATGGTGGTCCATTCAACCTTAAAGCAGGCCAATGGACTGATGATACGTCTCAGGCTTTGTGCTTGGCGGATTCCATTCTCTCGGATAAGGGATTCAGCCAAGAAGACTTCCTAAATAGGATGGTCAATTGGAAGCAGCATGGCCATAACAGTAGCACAGGCGAATGCTTTGATATTGGCATTGGAACTGCTAATGCTTTATGGCATTACGAAAGTACAGGTAAGGTGCCGCTTAATGCTAATTCAGGGGGTAACGGCAACATAATGAGGCTAGCGCCTGTTGCTATAGCTTATCACAGGGACATTGACAAGGTTCAAGAAATTGCGAGACTATCAAGCTTAACAACTCATGGACATAACTCGGCACTAACTTGTGCCAATCTCTTGGGCATCATGCTAAGGGCTCATATTACTGGGGACCATGTTGAAGGTGACTTTCCCCTACCTAGGCGCACCGAAGATGACCCGCACGAATCAACCCTATGCAGCAATACGATATATAAATTGTCAAGTGCGGCAACATCCGATGAAAGTGAGTGGCATAACATAAGCGGATTCTCAACCGATACCCTGTGTGCGGCTATGTATTGTTTCTTCAATACTGAGTCCTTCAAAGAATGTGTATTAACTGCGGTTAATCTAGGCGGCGACACAGATAGCGTAGGTGCTGTAGCGGGTCAAATTGCCGGGGCGTATTATGGGCTTTCTGGCATACCCCCAAAATTCATTGATGGGTTGCAGGACAGTGGCAAGTTTCTGAATTTGGCAGAACAATTATTTAACTTACACCGAAACAAAAATGAAAACTGAAACGCAGAGGGGTAAATTCATCGCCTTCGAAGGTATCGACGGCTGTGGAAAGACAACCCAACTAGCAACTATCGCTGATTGGTTGTGGTCAAGTGGTTTATTGCCAGAAGGGGCACAGGTTGTAGAAACTCGTGCGCCGGGTTGTTTGCCTGCTATTAGGACCTTACTTAAAGATCCTGCCACTGCGTTAACCCCTAGAGCCGAACTCCTATTGATGATGGCTGATAGAGCCCAACATGTGGAGACTGTAATTAAGCCCGAACTTGAAAGAGGCAATTGGGTATTATGTGACCGTTTCTATACCAGCACCATGGCATACCAAGGGTGGGGTAGAGCCTTAGGGTGGCAAGCCGTTAAGCAAGCACATGAACTTGCGTGTGGTTTGTTTTATCCAGACTTTGAGATTTACTTTGATGTTCCAGCTGATGAAGCTGCATTGAGGGTTGAAAGGCGGAATAAGCAATTGAGACAAGAACATGGTAGGAAACCCGATGTCAAAGATCGGTTCGAGTCCCAAGGGAGACCATTTATGGACCGGGTTATTGAAGGTTACGACAATGCAAGTAAGTTACCTTTTATTAAGGAGTATCCACATGTTACAATCGATGGGTGTTGCGATATCGGCAAGGTAACTGAGTATTGCAAGGATGCCATTGCCAACTTTGTTGCTGCCTTAGATGTGGTCAGTACCCCCATGGTGATTAGCCCGACCCGGTATAAGGTCATGTAGTAAATCGGCCCCTGCTTTTGTAGACCGTGATGAGCGGTACCAATGAAACCTAGATACATACATACATACATACATACATACATACATACATACATCCCCCTAAACTCAAAAGCAAAATGAAACCTTTTCTTCATGGGCGAAAACATGCCAAGAAGTACGGCGGATCTCCAGACGATTACGCTGACATTGACGACTTCATCGACAGTAGTAAAATTGCGTTCCCCGATATTCGGCACCGTGCGTTGTTGCACTCTTCTTTCGGGTGTTTCATCGTCGAGCAAATGTTCGGGCGCACCCGGATCAACTCTGCGGGAGTAACTTACTCTCCGCGAGACATTGCTGAAGATCACATTATTCAGGATCTGGGGTTTATTCCCACAGTCGAGAATTACCTGAACAATATGGTTGTCCAACCATGGATGTCAGGAACTAACAAATCACCAAACAAACAGACTAAATTCATCCCAATCGGAGATTAAACCATGACTCAATCCCTTGACTCCCTTATTCAAGATTTTACCTCTTACCAAGAGCAATTCAGGAAATTAGCTACGGAAAAACTTAAAGAGTTCTTCGTAAAATTCTGGGAAGAGAACCCTGCTATTGAAGCTGTAACTTGGAACCAATACGCGCCTTATTTCAACGATGGGGACCCGTGCGAATTCAGTGTGAATGATCCTTACTTCACGAATGCCGAAGGAAAAGATCTTGAGGATATCACCCCGTGGGGTGAATACGACGGGGAAAAAGAGGACATTTGGTCTGAGTATTCGTTCACATGTAAATATGGAGAGGTTATTATCCCCGAAGGAGTAGACCCCATCTCAACAAAATCTCTTTCTTCTCTTTTAACCTCAAAGGTTATGGAAACGATTATGGAGGCAACCTTCGGGTCAGACAACACCGTAATTGCAACACGGGAGGGGTTCCAGGTGAATGACTTTTCGGGGGATCATGATTGACTATACTGTGAAAGGCTTGTAACTGATTCTTAATGTGAAGCCTAACCAGTGGTGATCAATCCCGACGGCAATCCCAAAGCAGGGTGCAGGGTAAACCCTAATTGCACGGCTAACAAGCAGCATGGGGCAGGACGGCCCAAAAATAACAGAGGTCCACCCAACCCCTTTAGCCCCCCTAGCGCTATTACTCGAATGGGTCAGATCACCACTGGTAGACTCCACCCTGAATGCCAATCAAATTGGCAATCTCAAGGGGTATACGCCTAGTGCATTAAATTGGTTGGTTGAAAATGAATATGTGGTTAGGTTCCATCGTGGTGGAGGAATGTTTAGGCCAGGCCCCCGCAGAACCAAAGTGGCGTCATATCCTGAACTTATCCGGGCTAGACTAGGTTTAAAGAAACCCAACCTAAAACCAAGCACCATCCGATATTACAACTCTGTGCTAGGCATACGGCAACCTGAGGGTCTATTTAGAGTCAATGCAAAAGGTTTGCCTGCTATGTTTGAAGGTATCTTCGGGTTACCGCACCGGGTAAATGCAACCACATTCGCGAAAACTCATCAGCTACCAACCGCAAAAGTCAAAGAATGGTTTAGAGATTTAGTGAGGTCAGATCGGGCATCTATCGTCGCAGTTAGGGGCAAGCGACTGATTGTTTGCCGGGTGGAAACCGAACCTTGACTCTGTGGTGGGACTCGTTACAATGTCAATGACAATGACTTCCTCAAAAAAAAAAAAAAAAAAAAAAAAAAAAAAAAAAAAAAAAAAAAAAAAAAAAAAAAAAAAAAAAAAAAAAATGACCATTAATTTTGATTCGATTACTAATGACATCAATAGCCTAAAGGCAGATATCTTTTGCATGATGGATGAATTTCAGGAAATTCAGACAAACTATGATGAACTTTTGGAGTGCCTAGGAGCTACCGACCATACATCCGCTCTCGATACTATCCGCGCAATGAAGGCTGCATCTGTCCAACAAGTTGTTGCCGCACCGGTTGTTATCGACTCGACAACCGCCATTATAACGCAGTCATTATCAAAAGCCATTGATGAGTTTAAGGCCACTACCCCTGCGGTCAAGAAAGTTAGAACTTTCGGTGACATTGCAGGCGTGAACTGAAATGAATGGTCGCACGCCGAAACTTGACCCTATGCTAACGGCAATCACGCTTGGTTACCTTGATGGGGCCAACGAAAAAATTCTTAACTCGCCACAACAACACCCAATCGCAAATAGCAAATGACAACTGTAGAACCACCTGACTATTCGGCAGAAAACTCAAAGCAACCACAGCAAACACAGCAACCACAGCAAACCGCAATTACGATTAACATACCGACCAACTTTGCCGAAGCTTTTAATTCGCTATCAGAACGAGAGGGGCTAACTCAAGACGAACTATTCATGCGCTCCCTCGGTCTTTACTCGCTGGCATCTCAAGCTGAGGAAGGAAACTATGCCTTGTCATTCACTCGGATTGAAGGGACTAACGATCTAACCGTCAAGGAAGCCATCCGAATCGAAGATGAACCAGAGTCCCGCCTTATTTTACCTCGCTAATTGCTATTTGGGGTTATCTACACCATCTATATCACCCACGGTAAACACCTGACTCGACCCATGACAAACCACGAAATCTACTTCTCAACTGACATAGAAACTGACGGGCCAATCCCTGGCCCACACAGTATGTTATCTCTGGGGTCAGCTGCTTTTAGTTCAGATGGTGTTTTGTTAGGGACATTCAGTGCTAACTTAAAAACATTGCCAGGGGCAAAACCAGATCCCAAAACTGCCGAATGGTGGAAGTCTCAACCTGGGGCTTGGGAGGCGTGCCGGGAAAATGTGCAGGACCCGGCTGATGCCTTAGTTGCCTATATTAAATGGGTAAAGGAACTTTCAGGTAGCGGCAAACCTGTATTTGTTGCGTTTCCTGCAGGCTTTGACTTCCTGTTCGTGTATTGGTATATGATTAAATTCGCAGGGGGATCCCCATTTAGCTTCTCTGCCCTAGATGGCAAGACATATGCTATGGCTCTCTTGAAGAGACCGTACAGGCAATCTACAAAACGTAATTATCCAAAGGCGTGGTTTCCCCCAAAGTCTAACCATACTCACATTGCCCTTGACGATGCCATTGAACAGGGCCGCATTTTTTGCAACATGCTGAGGGCTAATAGTTGACGTGCGGGTAATTCATTATTAGGCAACTGGCAACTAGCAACTAGCAACTGGCAACTGGCAATTAGTATATTACAAATGGCAAAATGACACATGACCGACAGCAACTGTCAAAATGACACACTTCAAAGCAAAACAAACTCGCGTCCTAACGGAACTTGGTAGAGACTTAGTTGATGTATACAATAAGACTCCCGGCTCATCTGGGCCATATGCCAACCCCGAATCCATACAAGCAGTGATTGATTTTCTTATGGGGCGTATCGATGGTAAAGAGCAGTGTGATTTTGCAATCTTTAGTGACGATTGACCCCATAAGTCATTACTTTTAACTTCCTTACAGCTAAGTATACTCCCCACCCATGAACCATTCAGAAAAAATGCAGGCATATTCCCAGAAGGTAATGGAATCCCATTTGGCCCTATTAAAAGGCAATACCGAAGCCAGTAATGCCACCTTCAGCGAAGTAAAGCCGATTTGGCTAGATCTGATTTCCGGTGATGGTGAGTAGGCACCTCCCCTAAACAACATGGCAATCACATCAAACCACATTAACCCCTTTAGAGAACTGGGAAGTATTGAGTATTGGTCTTTGGCGGGCTTGAGTGAGATGGGCTCAATGCTTTCCCATATTGGGACCTTGGTTAAAGAAGCTCACCATAGGCATAACAGTTCCATAGAATTCACTTTCTACACTGTTGTGAACAGAGAAGACCCCTCCATAAGAAAACCATCTATGACCAGTGCTTTAAAACTCCTTAAAGAGTTTGGTTTCGAAGTCTTAGAAAAAACTGTAAAAAAAGGTGACATCATGTGTACACTAAGAATTTCTTGGCCTCACAATTTTATTACCGATGTGACCCCGCCACCATGCTAAGGTAAGTCCATACCAAACTCAACCAATCCCCAAACAGCAATGAAAAACCCAACATTCCTACTCCAAGCCGGTGGGCCACTACCGACAGAAAAAATCGCCTGCAGCTTCTCATGTTACCCTGTCAGGTATTGCTCATTAGAGGAGCTAACAAAGTTAGACCCCCAAGAAGCAAAAATCCGATATATCCCAGTTGGCTCAGTTGAGTTTGCCAAGGCATATGGTGACCACGTCGGTATCCGGCTACCTGATGATTTTTCCTATGGGATTTGTGATGGTGATCTGGACAAATTCCTAATGAGGACTATCCGAAGGGGCACCTATGGTGATGCGACCCTAACCGATTTCGTTAAACCCATTGAGATAAAGTTGTTCACAGGTAATGTTAAGAGTAACTTAGAATCAGAAGAACTTGGCTTCGTCTCAAATAGCACTCCAGTTTGGATTTCCGAGGCCGTACCTTTCGGAGCTGAGTTTCGCTTCTATGTTCAGGATTTCATTGGTGGTGGTAAAGTCCAGGGTTGGTCTCGATACGATGATTCAAACATGCAATGCCCTGAACCCGACTTCGGGTTGGTTGAGGCCATAATGAAAGAATTGGAAGGCAATGGTGCCCCAGGGGCATATACGGTGGACATCGGATGGAGGTGTGATTTAGGCAGGTATTGCCTAGTCGAGCTTAACGATGCCTGGGCATTAGGTTTGTACGAAAATAACGACCCCCAATCTAACCCCCCTACCCGACAGCAATATGCAGATATGCTGGTGTCTAGGTGGCGGCAAATCGTATTTTGTAGCCTTTTAGATGATGCCAATGGGTCTCACGAACGGCTAAGTTGGTCCCATGCTACCGCCGAGTTATATCATGCCACTGACGACTATGGCGATGATTACGGCGAAACAGCACGATAGTTACTGCCTATAAGCATCAATAGCCAAACCAAACCACCAATCCGCCACTTCACCAACCACCAATCACCAACCACCTATCACTAACCCAAAATGACTGAACCCCCATCAATCAAACCATCAGCAATCGAACCCTCGGCAATGGCAACCGAACCAAACAGCAAGGACCGAATTTCCCAACTAGAAGAACAAGTTGCATTCCTAATGGGGGAACTAGAAAGAGAACGTAGACGGTCAGATTCCCTGTGGGGGGCCATCTATGCGGCATTCATTGACGAGGAAAATGGAAAGGAAGAGGCACAGTTTTGGGCTGACCGGATTTCGGCTTTAGTTGCTGATTGGGTTAACAACCGCCGGGAGAACCTAAACCAACGCATCATGGCGACGGGAGCAATGCCCCCATATTCTGATTGTCTAAATGAGCTAATCATTAGTATTTCTCCGCCGGGTTCAACTCCGGCCCCGCTACCTGAATTTAATCCGCTACATGCTCAGCATACGATTGGCACTCAAGCTGCGCCAACATCAGGGTCGTATCCACCGTACCAGCCATATCAACCCCCCACCCAATTGCCATCGATTCCTACGACCGTGGCAATGACCCCATCCGCACCACAACAAGCTGCAGTAACTGGGGAGCGTATTGCCCCGCGTGTCAATGTCCCGAGGCCATTTGCTGTGTCGATAGCTGCTAATGTTCCTAATGGTGCTGTCCCTAGTGTAGCCCCTAGTGTAGACCTTAGTGTAAACACGGCCGAGGGGATGTAGGTTTGGTTTTTGCCCTATACAATTCTTAAGGGGCTATGATGCTTATGTATCCCTATCAACGCAAGCACTTGACAACAAGTTGCCAATGGCCTAGCTGCATGACTCTAACATCCTGATCCCCGGGAACAAATCCGAAACCAAAATCCAAAAACCCAAAACCAAAATGGCAACCACATACAAACCACCCGCACCACTACCACCAAAATGGCAAGGCTACAGCGTCTTTCTCGCTGGCTCTATCGAAATGGGGGCCGCCCCCAATTGGCAGGCTGCCATTGAACGTGACCTCGCCGATATTGACATCGCCATCTACAATCCGCGCCGTGACAACTGGGACCCAACATGGGTGCAAAGCGCAGACAATCCCCAGTTTCGTGAACAAGTCGAGTGGGAACTTGATGCTCTGGCTCAGGCGAATCTGGTAGTTATGTATTTGGCACCGGGCACCATGAGTCCGATATCGTTGCTGGAGCTTGGGATTTACGCTGCTAATGGGGGCAAAAAGCTAGTTGTGTGTTGTCCAGAAGGGTCCCACCGAAAGGGAAACGTTGACATTGTTTGCGAACGTTATGGCATCGAACAAGTTGATTCCTTGGATGGGCTTACGGACGCTATTCGGACTTGGTATTACCAGTGGCAAATAATATGGGCGGAAAATGGTTTCGATAACGGATCTAACAACATGACCATTAATTCACACTTTAAGTAAATGATAACCCCTTTCAACCAACCACCCCATCTCCCTGACTTCGATGATATGGACCCTGACGGGTGTATTGAGATTTTATTAGGGGAAGACAAGGATGGCTATCAACATCTGGACTATCAGCATGTGGGCCATTATAGGGACGATTGTACCAAACTAGGTAGGACTCGACCCTGGAGACGAACCAAAGAATGGATCCCTAAAAATCAGGAGTACACCGATGCTGATTTTGCCTGGGCTCTAAGCCGAGTCTTGGAAAACATTCAGACCACCTACGATCTGAAGAGTCTCAAAATTGGACTTACTGATGGGGAGTGTGGCCGCATTATGCTTATGAGAGAGCAAGCCAATAAGAAGTCTTCCACCTAGGCTAACTAACCCGAACGTCAAAGGGTCGGTAAACCACCCTATACACCCGGACAGAAACACCCTATAATACACTCAGACCCCCCACCTGAACCATGGCAAAACCCGGCGAACAACTCAACAAAATGCTTGTTCTGGCAGTGAATAATCACTCAGGACAATACGACAAGGGTGGTAAGCCCTATATCCTGCACACGCTTAAGGTGATGCACTATCTGAAAACAGAGGATGAGGAATTGATGCAGATGGCGGTCGGCCACGACCTCATTGAAGATACCAAGGTGACGTATGCGGAGTTGCGTGAGTTGGAGTTTACCCACCGGGTAATCGAAGGCATCCGCGCCCTGACTAAGATTCCGGGGGAAACCTACGATGAATACAAGCACCGTGTGTTTTCCAATGAGGATGCGATGAGGGTGAAACTATGCGATCTACGACATAACACCGATGTGCGCCGCCTCAAAGGTGTAACTGAGAAGGATATTGCTCGGATGGCGAAATACCATGTTTTCTACATGGAGATTATGGCCAGATTGCAAGAGATTGATGAAGGTGATTTTTGATGGAATTTCGATCCTGCAAAAAGCCAGAATGCTACAGCCCTGGCCGAACAAAGTCCTATGCCGAGATCGCAGAGAACGACTGCTTTACGTGCTTGGAACGGGCCACTTGCCTTGATTTTGGTAGGGACACAGTAATACTGAAACAATTCCTTGACATTCTTGACAAGGACATTGAGACTAATCCACAAAATATAAAACCGATTACCGAGCCCCTAGTTGGGAAATTAGGGGATTTGGTCGGGGATATTGAGATCGACCCCGATGCCCCACTAGTAGACGACTGTGAAGTTGACATACCCGGAGAAGACCTACCCTATCCACATCTTCAATACCATCCACCACACCTCCCCCAACCACCTATAACTATGAAAGAACCCACAAGTCTCAAAGAACCCATAGAAATCCTACTCAGAGTCTTACTAGCAGGAAACACCGTGACTGACGTTAGTGGAGAGGAATACGGAATGGATGATGAAGGGCACCTCCTCATTAAAGTAAACCGGTCTCACCCTAAATACGCCCCGAATAAAGACCCGGAACCAATTTGGCTACAAGTGCCATGCGATATTTCTGAGCTTAAGACGATCGCCGATCGCATCGGTAACGATACCCTTTGGTTGAAGGCCTGTGGTATACCGCTAAGGTCCCAAATATGATACACCCTGGGGAGTATTGGCTAGAACCCCTGCGACAAAGCACAGAACGCATTCGTCAAGAGACGGAAGACATTCGAAAAGAGTCCGAAGGCATCCGCCGGGAGACTGAACGCATTCGTCAAGAGGCGGAAAATCTCCGCCAACAAAATGCTGCCTTAGAGAAAATCAACCATGAAAAACTCAAGCAAATCGTTGAAGCATCCCTTACCAAACCAATAACCATGAAAGACACAGAGTCCCCAACCACGCGTTCTTGAGACGGGCTTTTTTCAGAGAACCTCAATTTTCATTCCTGCTGAAAGTTTTGCTGCTCTGAAAAAGCTTCCGGCCAAAATGGGGTCATGAGCCACCTTTTCTGCCGTAACTGTGGGGCCGACGGCCCATCTCATGAGCCAGGGGGACCCCTAAACGGACTTAATTTTTACATTGACGGCTGCGGTGTTGCCGTTATTGCCGATGCCTGGAATCGCCGCCCAAACTAAATACATACCACCTCCCGATGGCTGACTTAGAACTTGCCCAAGACCCTAAAACTGAAACACCCGACCACTCCGAAAGGAAACGTATTTGCAACCTAGCAACAGCTCAGGCCAAAACCACCCTAAAGCGAGGTGACAGACTAAGGGTAACCAAATGCCCTGGCACCAAACGATGGATCACCTTTGAGCGCTGGGACGGGGACTGTATCGTGTCCAAATCGGGAATTGACGACTATCATGCGATTAATATTGATATGGTAAACGACAAAGCTATTAACTTCCCCATACAGCCCGACCCGGCCCCCCTTAAATCAATGGCCATGCGATACCGGCACGATTTCGGGCTGCTTGACTCTAAGCACCAAGCTGCTATACTAGTAACGATGCGGCAGCTTTGGGAAGAGGTTGCTGGCGTCGGGTTCTATCGGCCCCCCATCTGATTGCCTATCCATCGAATACCCCCCGCATAGCCCATCCCCCGCAACAAAATGCAAACCGCCACCTTATACACCCTTCAATCTAAAGACATTCTAGTATACGATGACAAGACTCTCAGGTACCTTGACCGTTCTGGGGAAATGTCTCCTCTTCGGGTTGAAGGGGGGCCACCCTTGTATATTCCCTCATCTTTAAAAGAGACCTACCTACCTTTGCACCATGTGTGTAAATCTTTTAGGGTGACCCAGGGCATCCCTGGAATTTCACCCCCTGGCCCCTGGAAACGGTATGATTCTCGGAAAGACATAGAAACCTATGACACCATAAATACATACCACCACCTGTTCGCCGTCGAACCTGAACTAGAGGGTATCCTATGGCACGTATTTAATGAAGAAAAAGTAGCAGGAAAAATCTCAAAATTAGAGCATGAGAAAAAGGTAGAGGCCGGCAAGTTAGAGAAGAGCCTTGAAAGCCTCACCCAAACCAGGCAGGAAAAATCTAAACTAGAGGAAAAACTCAACGATGCCTTAAGCACGAATGCCTCTTTGAATGAAAGGTTGCTTTCTGCCGAGGACGAACTTTTTGATCTCAGGTGGAGGGTTCACAATTTCTGTGAGTACAATGTCTTTAAGCGTCTATGGATTGCGTTCCGCAATGATCTAACACCCTTTATTGCCAAGGACATTGACCTATAATAAAGATGAATGATGCCTTCGATAAAACCACCAGATGCAACACCGAACATGCTAGAAACATGGTCCGACTTCCATTGCGAATACTACAAGTGCAAGATATGCGACCGTAGAATGACTCTTTATTATGATGATATGCGATGAATGCCACCTTTACCTCCTTGAAACATGAAACCACATAAACAGCACCAATTACAAGAGGCAATCATTTCCTTTCTTAAGGAACACCCAGGGCGTCACTTCGTTTCAGACGTACACTTTGGAATTAGCGACTATTTTGCTGATTTTTGTTACAAGCAAGAAGTAGCATGCACCCTATGGAAGTTAAAAGATGAAGGGATTATTAAATATGAGGGAGGCTTCTTTTTTCCCTCACCAACCAACCATCAAACCACAATGACCAACCTTAACCCGCCGACACTCACCCGAGAACAAATAAACTGTCAAATCCGCATACTCAAGGGGGCATCACCCGACCAGAGTATAAACGCCATGCAAGGTTGGATGCTTTCCTTCGAAGAAATCGACTCATTGGTAAAATGGGCGGCCGACATGGAGTTGGAAGCTTGCTGTAAGTGGCTCGCAGAGCATACAAGGGACGCGATGGCCATCGAGTTTCTCCGCGACGCTCGGCGCCCACAACCTCCGACCCAAAAAGAACAGGCCTTGCGTTTACTTGAGACGTACGGTGAATCAGCGGTGAAACTAACACCCGACCAATGCGACATCATTCGCCGCGCACTAGGGGCTACACCTGAGGTTCGCCAATGACAGTGACCATCCCAATCTGGCTCTTATTTGTAGGAGGCGGTGCAATTATTGTGACGCTTGCCCTAGCTTGCTTTGGAGCCTTGGCGCTTCGCTACCTTTGATCAATTAAACTGCAATGACATTTACATTCACAATTCCACTTTGGCTTCTTTACGGTGCCGCTGGTGCCGTTGGCACAGTGGTCGTAGCAGGAGTTATCTACATAGGGTTGGCCATATTTATGATGAGCCAACTGCGATGATTGCTGAAGCCACCAATGACCACTGACAATCCCCCATCAATGAATACCAACAGTCCTTTATTTCTCGTCACCAATTGCGTATTTTCGGGTCCGCCCCCAGAGCCGTATACAAACTGGGAAGAATATTTTAGTAATGTGAGAGAGTGTGGCGTCCTTTACGGCCTAAAGATAAGCGCCTGCAGATCAATGTACTCAACGCTTGAGCCAAACGAAGAGACCCAATGAGTACAAAAATCCGCCCCAGACTGTGGCAAGCAATAGATAACTCTGAGGATGAACTACTGACAATAGAAAGGGAGACGGGCGAGTGTTTTACCGACGGAGACTATAATGCTGCTCGAATCCGGGCTATTCGCGACTGGCTTGTACCAGAAGAAGAACCATTGGACCACATTTGGTGGGGCGGATTGGTAGAGCATGAGTACAATTTCCGGCAGCAACTTCGAGCCCTGCTCACGTCTGAAGCTGACTATGCGTTGACATTACAATGACTGAACCAAAGTACCACAACACCGCCGGACACCCTAGAATCGGGGCATTAGCGACGACTGAACCAATGAATAATGACCCCTGGATTGACTATTTGGGCGATGGCGTGTATGCCCAGTTTGATGGATATGCCGTCTCACTAATAGTAAATGACCACCGTAATGAGCCTGTGGTTGTGTTAGAGCCTGATGTGCTTAAGGCACTTAATGACTTTTATGCTAGGGTAGTGGATCACTATGCCTAAGGGTCAAACTGCTGGTAGTAAAAGCACCGCCGCACCTAGCCTGCCTGCCATAGTAGCTACTGGGGGCCCGCCACCCAAACCCCTCACCTAAAAACCAACCATGCCAACCACCACCGAACCCCTCACCTCCAAAGCTGCCGCTAACTCAGTCGCCCAAATCGCAGGAAGCCTAAGGCTAAAGGTTCTCAACCACATCCGAACCAAACCTGATGGTGCCACTTGCGACGAGATCGAACAAGACCTTTCAATGTTGCACCAAACTGCTTCTGCCCGGTGTCGGGAATTAGTGCAAATGGGTCAATTAGAGAAGCGAACCGACCCCTCAACTGGCAAGGAAACTCAGCGACCCACACGTTCAGGCCGGTCAGCGTCGGTGCTATACGTTAAGAAGCCGGTACTTGCATCGGTGTCTCCATCCATAACACCGTCGCTAAGCCCCATCGCCAAAGCCTTGCTTGATGCTTTTATTGATGCGGCATGTGGCTCAGACTCAGACCCAACATACGAACCCCGCAAAGGTCTCGCTGCCGCCCTCCGTGTCCTTGCTGACCTCACGGAATATCCATGGGCCGTTGATTGCGAGACTCTCTACATTCATCCAGAAGAAGTTCGCGCTATTGCCTTAGGATTGGATAGTTACAATGGCTGACTCAAGCCACCGCCGCATCCTTGCCGCTTTGCAATTATGGAGAGCGCCCCGTTTCGAAGCCTCAGGCAGCTACCAATACATGAAGGAACTCCCCTTGGATAACACCGAAAAGGACCAACCAGTACCCTTGTCCTCCACCGCTCAGACCGTATTCGATGCTGCGTGGACTTTGCCTATAACTCTCGGCGATACCGAAACAACACGTCGCCGCCAAATTGCCGCGTCCCTCCGCGCCGCCGCTGATCTACTTGTTCCAGACCCGGAAATTAGCTCTCAAGGCGGAATGCTACTTTCCTGCAAAGATCAACTTTGCGATATTGCCAACGAATTGGATAAACACGATGACTGACAATATCTTAGAAAGATTCAAAGTTGAAGATTTCGTAAAATGTCGATCTCAAGACACATGGATCTGCGATAATTGCACTAAATGTGGGGATAAAAGATGTTGCCCTGGCCCCCACATTCTATACCGTATTCCTAAAACTGACTACGCTCTTTGTTCGGATTGCTTAAAACAAGACGGGAGGCTAGGGGTCGGTTAGCCGTCCTTTCTTTCGCAAAGAGGGGGCGCTATACTTGGTTGCTTAACCACCCCCAAACCATGACCAAACCCACGAAGCTAACATTTGACATTGACCCATACACAGGTGCCGCCGTCTCTCTGGTAGGGTTGCAGATTGAGGGAATGAGACTTGTTGACATGAAAAGAAAGGGAACAAAGGCTATTTGCACATATCTCCCCCTTGATGTCACAACCCCAGAGGAATAAATGACTCAGTCACAACGCGACATCCACAACGGCAACGATTACTTAGAACTGGTAAACCCCTTCCTCGGCGGTGGAACATTCAGTCGGATCGAAGTATATCAGTACGACGACTACGAATGGTTCTGGCGAGACTACATGGACCACTACATGGGGCCATACCCCTCGCGCAAAATTGCTGAAGCGGATGCCCGTGACACTTATGAACAAGGATGGAAACGATGACTGAATTCACTCCCACCACACAAGCGGTGCTGGGTGCTGCTTACGAGTCAAGGGGATTATGGGACGACCCGGTGCCGGTCATCGTCGCTGCAGCCCCCCGCGCAGTTGTGAGTAACGCGAAATTTAGAGACACAGTTGGCCTAACTGCTTACGGTGGTTTCTGTCTATTGCGGGACCAACTAGAAGAGATTGCTACCGAACTTGAATCCCGACCCTAACCCTATGCCAAACCTCTCACCAACAACCCAATCCGCATGGGATGCTTACAACGACGTTCTCGAACGGGTCGGAGTATTCGAAGATCATGGCAATGCCCTCGCTGCGTTTCTCAGGGCTATTATGAATTCAGTGGTCCCCGAAGCCAACTACCCCGTAGAAACACCTTGGGAAGTCGGCTTTGTTGACCGCGATGCTCAGCTGCGCGGGGATCTCCTTGCAATCGCAACCGAACTTGAAACCCCCCCCCAATAACAACAACCAATGACCAACAAACTTGAATTCACCATTGAACCCGAAATAATTGAAGTTCTTTGGCTAACTACGGCAAAAATATCAAACCAGTGGGCAGACGCACTCACAAAATTCATTGACGAAATTGGAGGTGACGGCCCTTCTCTTTGGGAATGGAAAGGAATTACCCCGACTCCAGAAAAGATTGTAGAATATCTCCGAGAGTATATCCAGTACCTTGAGCAAAGTGCTGCCGATGGTGAACTGAATGCCTGTTGTAACGTTATGGAAATAAATGGAGCGTATGTATCTGGGAATGTTCTTCGCGCTATTCGGCGCCCAAAGTCCCCAACTCTAGACGAGTTAGCTCTACAATTCCTGGGCACCATCGAAAATGACGGCAGGTACTTGCCAGAAATCACAGATACGATTCGCAAGGCTTTAACTGCCAACTTAAACTCACCGGAATCACAATGACTATCTACGACTTCTTTCTGACGATTGGCCTACTGGTCACCATGGTTACAGTCTACCTATTATATTGCCGACAATTACAAATCATCAAAAAACTGCGAACCTTGCATCCAACAATCGCCCCGGATTCCCAAGCCCCCAAGGAACGAAGATTTTCCGAGTCCTTAAAGGAAATCTGGGAAGTACGAAAAATGCCCGACCCAGAAAGAAAACTCAGAGAGGCTGACGCCAGGATCGAAGCTAGTATGGCAAGGATTCGGGAGCTTAAAGGAGAAACACGAACAACCTTAGACAGCTTGAGAAGTGGTGGGCAACCAGCCCCAACACGCCAACAAGCACTAACCGCCCTACACGCAATCGCATCCGGTGCAAATGACATCCGAGAACAGCACCAAGACATTGGGACAATCAAGGCAGCTATCATGGCGGACGTTCGAGTAGACCCGGTATCTGTACTTGACCGCCTCCCACTCCTTATTGATGCAGACAAAGATGGGCTATGTTGGTGGTGGAGAACTGATGGTACAGGCGTCGAAGGACTTTGGGAGAAATTACAGCATGACACCGACATTAAAAATTACAATCTTTCAGACGGAATCTATAAATACACTCACTGGTTGCCGCATTGGGCTATTGTTGACCCAGAATCCCCTTAGATTGCCCCCACCGGCCTTCGGTTATCCGCCCTTTACTTGCCGTCTGAGTGAACCTATAATAGGGGCATGATAAGACCTATACAAAGCGGCATCGTTGATGTACTACCTGCCACCAACCTAAGCCAATTCCTATCACAACCGAGACGCATCAAGCTTGGATTCGATCCGACTTCAGACTTTTTGCACCTGGGGCATTCTGTACTTCTGAGAAAGCTCCGTGCCTTCCAGCAAGAGGGTCATACTCCGGTTGTAATTATCGGTGATTTCACTGCTAGGATCGGAGATCCTACAGGCAAAAACACAACTCGCCCGCAACTTGACCCAGAGATGGTAAGCGCCAATGGGCAGTCCTTTCTGGATACTATGGGAAAATTCCTTGATATGGAAAAATGCGAAATCATATTTAATTCCACCCACTTAGCATCCCTGCAACTCAACGACATCATCAAGCTCCAGTCTCTAGTGACTGTGCAGCAGCTGCTGGCTAAGCAAGATTTTTCCAGCCGTCTAAAAAACGAAACACCAATTAGCCTACACGAGTTTATGTACCCGTTGTTGCAAGGTTACGACAGCTTTGTTGTCCAATCAGATGTAGAACTCGGCGGCATTGACCAAAAGTTCAACATCAGTATCGGACGAACCATCCAAAGGGGACTAGGCTCTGAAGTGCAACAAATAGGACTGCTAATGCCCATTCTTGTGGGTACCGACGGCCACCATAAGATGTCAAAAAGCCTTGGGAATACCATCGGAATCAACGAGCACCCTCTCCACATGTTTTCCAAACTGGAGAAAATTCCCGATAGTGCCGTCAATGAGTTCATCACTTTGCTTACTGATTGTGATCTGGGGGATTTCCCTAGCGACCCACGCGAAAGGCAGCGGCAAATGGCAATCGAAGTTACAGCGACCTTTCACGGCATGGACAAAGCCTTAGAGGCCAAACAGAGTGCTGAGGCCATCGTCTTTTCTGGCCTGGCAGGCTCTACCGATAGCAACGTGCCAACCGCCACTCTCAACGGCATTGTATTTCCCATACCATTAACCAACCTGCTTAAAATACTCAACTTGGTAAAAAGCACAAGCGATGCTAGGCGTAAAATCAGAGCCGGGTCTGTCTTTTTGTCCGGAATTAAGGTATCGGATGACACCACGATCATCCCTTCAGTGGAAACCCTAAACAATCAAATCATTAGGCTCTCCAAAAAAGAAATTTATAAATTCACCCTACAATGAAATACCTAACCTGGCGAGAGCGGGCCGCTCCGATAATCGCCCATGTCATATCCGAAGTTGGAACCACCGACCTGAAAATCCTCCGCAGCAAACTTCGAGAGGCTTATCCATTTGGGTTGAGGGAGTATTATCCGTATAAAACATGGTGTGATGAGATTAACCGGCAACTGATTTCGGAAAAAGTAAAAGCACCGAAGGCCATGCCTGCTGACCCTAACCAAATCACCCTATTTGAATCTTAAGTTGTACAAATGACACTTTCTGAAACTGACCTTAACCAAATCACCGAATCAATCTGCAACGCAGTTACCAAAGCCCAGTGCCTCTGGGAATGGGACAATGTCAACGATCCACCTTGCCACCCGTCTGATGAAGATTGGAAAGGGTGTAGTTCGTGCTATGCTAATCGAGAAATCCTAGCCGTTGCCTTCCGGGTCGCTGCGAACCACCTGCGCCCTGAAATTCTCGAAATTGGACAGTCTTTTATGGACCGATACGATCAAGCACTGAAACAACTGGCTGGAGTGATCGTTGAGGAACTAGAGCAAATTGCCAAACACTTGAAATCTTTTGATTATGACTCATCAGAACCTTGATATGCTAACCAAAATTAAAGACTTTGCAGAGGATAACAGAGAACCTCTAATCGCGTTCGGTTTAGTTGGTACTCTAATTGCCGGGTGTTCGTTTCTTCTGCTTCAACAGGAAAAAGCTTGGCAACAATTTGTAATTGACCATAATTGCGTAATTGTTGAACGTATCTTAGGGTCACCTACAATCGGTCATGGTTATGGAATGACTACCTCAGGTCAATTTGGTTATGGGATGGTTATAGGTAACGGATCGGATAAGACATCCTATGACTGTAACGATGGAATTAGGTATACCAGATGATTTCACCCACCCCCTTCACTACACGGCTACCCGACCCTGAAAACGATTGCATGTCCCCCTTCATGGAAATCTGGGTGTTTTGTGATGATGGGTTTTGCGAGTTTGGGTGTTGGAGTTTATGGAAGTACGACCAACTCCTAGATTACCTCGACGACTGCAACGACCTCACTCACTGGTTACCATACGACAAAATTCCACACCCAACAGAACAATGACTGACAAAACCCCGCTATAACAACTTACCGAGTGGCAAGAGCTTTCTGATTACTACCTGTCTCTATACACAAAAGACTTAGTCGCACCGGAAAATTCCCTGTCTGTGGCTGTAGACCATTGGATGGATCCTATGGCCTTTGACAAAAGTTTCACACTACGGGCGAGGTGGAAATTAAATGAAAAAGAAACCACTCGTGATATTACTTTTTCAAGGTTCGAGTCTGAAATGAGTAATGGAACTCCGGTAGTCAAAGACGTAAAGAAACTTGCAGCGTCTATTGCTGAGGATGTAACTAAGGGCTTAGAAGAGGAAATGTTACGTTTCCTGGTCCAGAATGACCACTACAATACTGTCCGCCCATTGATTATGTCTGAACTTTACAGGCAATGATTACAACATTTCTTTTTCTCCTGGTATACACGGGCATTGCCGGTGCTACCGGATTCTTAATGGGGAGGGTGTTCTACCGTAATGAAAAGCAACTCCGAAAGATTGAGACTCGGCTCAGGACACATCCAGAGGAAGGTTTTGCAAAAGACGCAGAGAATTTGCGTAGAGACTGGGAACGAGCGACCGGAATTGTCTCAAGGAGTTTCAACAATCAAGGGAGATGAGCAAAAGTTGCGGATCCTGCATTAGCTTCATAAAGTATAAAAACCCAACTTCATCGGGACTATGCGAAAAGTTAGACTGGTCCACCAAGTCAGATTGGGGACGTACCTGCCCCCACTGGGCCCGCAAACGCTACGACCGAAATCAATCAAAGCATTTAGCCAACAACGAAATAAACAACGAAGTCAAAACAAATGACCCCAACACGACCCTCATACATCCGCTGCATACGACACCCTCACGAGGATCTCTCAAAGCTGTCATGGTGCGGCCTTCCCTTGAGTAACTTTGACCTTCCTTTCGTAGACATCGACCACGCTGCCCATACTGTCAGGGACGAAGGTCGCCTTGTCCCCTGCCCAGACTGCATCAATGTGATTGCCTCGCTCCTATTTACTGTAATGGGCTACGCAATTATTGACCCAAAAGCAAAATGACCGAGCTTGACAAATTGGCTCACCGAACCCGAACCCTATAGCATCCCCTACTCTGTGGACCCTGCTCAATTTGAGCCCTACGTAAAATGACAAAATTTGATGAAATTGCTAATCGCCCAGATCATTCCTGGAACTGGTTTGCTCCAGACGGGTTAAACTCACTCGCATTAGACGGGGGCTTCACAAAAGAGCAACTTTTGGAATTGATACAGGCCATGGAAAACCCCGATGGCGATCCCGTGGTTTACACCGAAGAAATGGCAGCAGAGGACGACGAGTTACTGGCAAATGTGCCCACTCCACTAAGCACTTCAACGGGTGGAGACCCTGATGATCCTTCAAGAAATGGGGCAAGTTGATGAACAATGACCCAGACAATGTCTGAAGCACCTACCCCAATTTCCCTGGCCGACCGTTTGCCTAGTGACCAAGACTGTGACATTGTTGAATGCTCTGCTTGGAAGATGAGACGCTGCTGGCTAGGAAAACCGCTTTACCATGCCGGAAACAAACTATGGATCTGGGAGTGGGCGATTGCTCCAGAGACCCTGAAACTAGCGCCCTGGCCCCATACTCATTGGCTTCCTGCCGATACCGAAACCTTACCTGCCCGCAATGACTGACACAGAAAGAGCCTTAAAATTGCTTCAATTGCTTGAATCAACGTACCCGTCCACAGACTGGACATCCGTACCTGGGTTCACCCCGGAGCAAACCCAACTTGTGACAGTATTAATCAAACAACAAGTTTTGGAGGCTATGGATGAGGGGGTGTCCCTTGCGGTTGAAATGATCCGTTTGAGCCCTCCACATCTTACCAAAGATGAAATTGCTAATCTAATTGAAGGTAGTATGCACGACCCCCAATGATTGAAGCTGAACCTTGCGGAATTCTGTTGGCCATCCGAACTGGGGGGGGCTATTATTTTCTGAAACCGTTAAAATTCCCGAAGCGCTAATGACTGAACCATACACAAAAGAAGAAATGCGCCAGATGTTTCTGGATAACTGCAAATCGATCGCATCTTATTGGTCCCAGCTAGGGGACATAACCCCAAGAGAAATGTGTGACGGTGTCGTATTTTCCATCTTGGGCGCCATCGATGGTTGCTCCGGTGGATTTCCTTGTGCTATCGACCTAGTAATGAAACCACATATGGAAGACAAAGACTACCACACCCCAAATGGCGAAAACTGGGTAGAACCGGGCCAAGTAATTAATGATGATGTAATGCTACATGAGCTATTTGTTAAACCTTTAAGGAAAATGAACGAATCAACCCCTAAACCAACGGACAACCTCTCCCTTGCCGCGCAGGCGGTTTTGCAAGAGTTTTGGAATGCGCCAGTCTCCCCCGCGAGGAACGTTCAAATTGCCGCCGCTCTTCGTGCTCTTGCACAAGAACTTAAGTATGTAGGTATTACTGAAAAGAACATTCTCTCCATCGCCGACGAACTGGAGGGCCCCATTTAATGTCACCTTGTTCATCCTGCATTCACTACCGGGTGGCCATAGGCAGCCTTCACCCCATTGAAAGATGGTGCGCTATTTCTGGAGACTGGCTAAGTGCCAGAGACGTATGGCACAACAATCCTGAGGCGTATACCCGAGTCTGGGGAGTCAAAACAAACGACATCCCCGAGTGCAAGTTTACTATGTCTGCCCGAGAAGTTGGCGAATACGACGAATGGTATGCCTCAAAGATTACTATGTACTACCGGGAGAATCGTGGAGGATACAAAGGCTTCCACAACGATTTGCGCAATGACCACTGGATAGATGCTTTCAACGAAGAGCGAGAAGTGGCATTAAACAACAGTCAGAGGTTCTGGCCCGGTGGTGATCTTCACCACTTTGTACAACGAAAACCCCGAGCCATTGCCACCGAGCTGGATGGCCCCAATGTCTGACTTATCTCCTGCCGCGCAGGCAGTGCTGAATGCGTTCAACGATGAAGCGAAACCAGAGCCACACCATCAACACAAAGCCATCGCCGCCGCTATCCGAGCCGTGGCAGATCAGGTGGTCCCCCTTGAGCTGAGCCTCCCAGAGCAAGCGCCGATGGACGGCCACACCAGGCAAGACCAGCGCAGCAAGACTCGACGCGAACTCCTTGCCATTGCCACCGAGCTGGAGGGCCCCAATGTCTGAGAGAAACTTTCCAATCCGAGTCGTCGGCGTTGAATACATATGCGACAAGTTCGGGATCGGGACCATGGAACCCCATGGTAAAGTATCATGGTTGACGGACCCCGCGCAGTACCCGCACCGTTGCTCCCACTGTGGCGCGACCGCAGTTCTTACCAAGAGATATCCCACTGTGCGCCATTTGCGCGTTGAGACGTAGGAAAATGACCGACAAGCAACCCTACTCCCTATGCGCTGTGCTTCCTAGCGTCGTGTTTCTTTTTTTGGGTCCTTCCTCGAATAAGTAACCTTGATCATCGCAACAGAACTTGACTCCAACATCTAACTACACCTCCTTCACCCCAAACCCACAATGGCTGACTTATCACCTGTCTCCCAAAACCTGGTAAATGCACTATGTCGATGCCGGTACCCTGCGTCTGCAGGCCCTTGCGTGAAGCCGTGTGAAGAATGCCGTGGGCATGTTGCGTTTATTATCCGGGTATTAACAGAACAGGAACTCCTATGGGAGCATTCCAGACCGAATGATTTTTATGATGACGCTACCGGCGAATTTAATCTGACAGAAATAGCACAAAGTCTCCAGCGTCATACCACGCGAAGTAAACTCATGGACATCGCAACAGAACTTGATCTTGACATCAAACTAGATTACCCTATGTCAAGCCATTGACTTTGGCTGGATCTTTCCCTATAATACTTTCGGTAACTGCAACCGGAATAATTCCAATTCTAATTAGCTAATCCTGCCATAAACATCCCACCATAAACACCCCCCACAAGCATGGACACCCTACACATTTACGGCCAAGACGCTTGGCATGATTCTGCTTATATCGTCGGTGACCGACGGTCTCTGGCTGCATTACTCGACTGTTTGGCCGAAGCATTAGAATCCAGTGAAGTAACAAAATTCAACTCATTTACAAACGACGGCGAAGGTTACACCATTGAGGTGATTCTCCTGGGTGAGTCACAGATGGATACGATGCGGTTACCTTACCATGGGGACATTGCTATTGATAATAACCCCGAGAGGATCTGGCCCCACGTTTTAGTTGCGGCTAACGGGATATTGGGTGAAAGAATTACAAAAAGGGAACAGCTAGTGCCGGGACCACCCGCACCAGAAAAACCCGAATTCCTGGAAGTTTCCGCCAAAGTCAGGTATTGGGAAGATGCCCATGTTAATGGCGACAGGGACATTGATGGTACAATGATTCCTTTCAGGAATGGTGAATCATGGGCCCCTACAATCCGACTCAACGATGGTAAAGTCATGGACTGGCCTGAAGGGATGACTGCACGGGTGTATTACAAAGTTTGCGACGAAGGGGAGTATTGGTTGCGTAGTGCATCCCGCAGATTATTTAAGTGTAGGGACTATTACGTCCCCGACCCTTATCTTTGCCATGGGGACAGGGGGTTTGGGGATTACATCATTCTGAACATTGGCCCCGATGGCATAATCAAAGATTGGCGCGAGCCCCGATTCGAACCAGATTATTGGGAGCCTGTGCTTCCCTGATTAGTGCCCACCCTGACTTGTTCCAGGACTTTTATGAATACGACTGTACGGAATACACCTATCATTTCCTATGGTGTTGTTGGGCCCTAAGGTGGGGCATCGCTTTGTATGACGACGCCAAGGGGTTAACCAATGGTTAAGAACTGCAAGATGTTGTTGATCGGTTGTTGGCATAGGTAACCATCTAATGACAGCACTCGAAAATTTCGGGAGGGGGCGAAGCCCCCGACCAGGGACGGGCGCCGCAGGCGATACCCGGCCCACACTACCCCCCACAACCAACCTGCAAAATGATCGCCCCCGTATTAGTCAACTTTGATTAGGGTAGTGAATATAGTAATGATCAATGCGGCGATTAAGGCTGTGATTGATTAAACCCAAGGTCGGTAAACCGCCCGGAAGCCCTCGGCTTCTCCCCTTGTTTCTGCGTTGCAGAGCTGCTATCATCGACATGTGAACTCAAAATCTACAGAAGGAATTCAATGACACACGACGAACAACTGCTTGAGGATTTCAATAAAGAAATCTATGCTGAAAATGGAGCTGGCCCAGTTACGGTGGAACACCTTATTGATACTCTCCGTACTATTAGAAAACATAATAAGGAAGATGTCCCGAAATATCGATTAGGGTACCGGGAGGGTTACGCCTCCGGTTATAAAATGGGAGTAGAAGGAGCCGAAGCCGATACGATCATGTACGAAGACCTCCGTAAAATGACTATACAGGAACTTGCTAATTTAATCGGAGATGAAAATTCTTACTAAACCCATGAACACCAAATCACTCAAGACAGTAATTCTGACGCTCACGGTTGCGATGCTATTGACGGCGTCCCCCGCTTTTGCTGCATCTGCTGGTCGCATCGGCGGTAGTAGCTTTCGCAGCCGCTCTAGTTCTCCGAGCTATAGTCGGCCGAGCTATAGTCGTCCTAGCTCTCCTAGCTATAGCCGTCGTAGTCCTTCCCCCAGCTATAGTCGTCCTAGCTCCCCAAGTATCAGCCCCATCCATAGTTACTCGGCTCCGTCTTCCCCTAGCTATAACCGCCCCCCAAGTATCAGTAGTCCCAGCCATAGTTACTCGGCTCCGTCTTCCCCTAGCTATAACCGCCCCAGCTCCCCAAGTATCAGCCCCAGCCACAGTTACTCAACACCGCGAGCCTACACTCCTTCACCTGTCCCCAGACCCTCTTACAGCCCCCCAAGTCATTCAAGCACTAACATCATCGTCATGCCAGACTTGACCCCAAATGTTGCACCGGTTACCCCATACTCCTTGCCTTCGCGGGTGACCACAGTCAGTCAACAACCTGCCAATCCGGTGGTTCTTTTGACTCTGCTTGCTTCGATGGGTGTAGTAATTATTGCAGGCATTCTTTTGTGCGGAGGGTGGGAAGACTTTGTAGACCCGTGGTTAAGCACCCAAAAAGAAAAATTCAAGAAACTCACAGTAGTGCGTCAACGGGTAGCCCTACTCGCGTCAGCCAAAGACATTCAATCTGACCTAATTCGGATGGCCGAACAAGGAGATACCGACAGTTCATACGGCCTTGCCAAGATCCTACAAGAAACAACCCTTGCTCTTCTCCGGCACCCTGATAAGGTCATCTACGCTTGGAGTGACAAAAATAGGGAGTCCCTTGATGGTGCGGAAGACCTATTTAACCAGTTCTCCATGGAAGAGCGTTCCCGAGCGTCGGAAGAAACTTTGACGAACGTTGACGGTCGTGTCTCCGCAAGTAAAACGAAAACCCACAAGAAAACCCAAGACAACGAATACATCCTTGTGAATGTCCTGGTAGTTACGAACGAGGATCTTAACCTAAGGCCATCTGACTCACATGAGGGCCTAAAGTCAAATCTGGTAGCCCTAGGATCTATTACACCTGATGACCTAGTCGCCCTTGAGATTATCTGGCAACCGGAAGATGAGTATGATGTTCTTTCGAAGGAGGAGCTTTTGAGTTTGTATCCTGATTTGAATATTTTGGGGTAACCTATTGTAAATACGAGCTTATGTAGACAACCTTGAGAATTACCTCAATCCGAACCAACCCTAAACCAACCCTAAACTCAATTCAAAATGGAAAAGACTACTCCCCCTGATTTTCGCGCCCTGAGCGCTGAGCTTGTTGGCGAATTATACCAGGCACGAAACGCTCTTTGGAACTATGACTTTAAAGCCGCTTACAGGGCTGCTAAGTCTGCAGATCTCGCTAGCGCTGCTCTGAAAGAGAAAAAATAGGAGATAATATGCAAATTAGATTCATTGGAGATGTCCATGCGAAATGGGGGAAATATAAGGATATCATAAAGGGGTGCGACCGTTCCTTGCAAGTTGGGGATTTTGGAGTCGGATTCATCAACCCCCGTACCAACAAACCCTATAGCAACCCGCCCTATGACCACATGGCCAAGGGGGAGCACTTCTTCATTCGTGGAAACCACGATAGTCCCGGGGCTTGCAAGAGAAACCCCTTCTGGATCAAAGACGGTGGGTCTGCCTTTGGCCGCGATGACATCTTTTGTGTTGGCGGGGCTTTTTCTATTGACAGGGATAGGCGGACCGAAAACTACGATTGGTGGCACGATGAGGAGTTGTCCTATGGTGAATTGTCCAATATAATGGATGCCTACGAGTTAATAAAACCGAAAATTGTCGTCACCCATGAGTGTCCAGATTCGGTCATAACCCGTATTTGCCATGAAAAAGGAATACATAAGTATGATATTCCTTCGGTAACTCGCAGATGCTTCGACAATATGCTTGAAATTCATAAGCCGGACCTATGGGTGCATGGCCATTGGCACCTATCTTCTCGTAAAAATTACAACGGTGTCGAGATTATTAGCCTTGGTGAATTAGAATACGTTGACATTGATGTTTGATGCTGAGGGATTGGTCTAAATAGCCCCATACTTACCCTACTAACTCCATTAACCAAACCAATGCCATACCCCACTATCCTACACTGCAAGCAATGCCCCCACTGCAGCACCAACTTGGTGGCGGCCGAAATGCTTTTGCCGGATACGTGTGGACCGGGTGCATTCCATTCGCGCTTACTTGGGGTTTTGGTTGATGGTAAAGTAGTCGGCTGGAAATGTCCCGATTGCCTGCAGGATGTTTACCTAAAGCATTCATAACCTCCGACCCCCATTGACTTTTGACTTCCGGCTAATACAATACCCCGGATTGCCATTATTTCCACAAACTAAACCAACAATGCAAACTACTGTAATTAATCTATTTGGTGGCCCAGGTACGGGTAAATCCACTGCTGCACCCGACATCTACAGCGAACTCAAGAAACAAGGCGAAAGCGCAGAACTTGTCCGCGAATATGTCAAACACTGGGCTTACACAAAGAGAAAAATCGGGAAGTACGACCAATTGTACCTACTAGGTAAACAATCCCATTATGAGTCTTTCCTGTATGGCACCGTGAGGTACATTGTCACTGACTCCCCGGTATTGCTTGCCGGGTTTTATGCCACCTATTATCACGGTGTGATATCTGGATATGTTGATGAGGCGGCTAAGGGGTTTGTAAACCACTCTACTAATGACGGTGTGGTGCATTTGAATTTCCTATTAAGTAGAGATTTCCCATATGATCCCCAAGGCAGATATGAATCTGAAGAAGACGCTTTACGTTTGGATGGGCACCTTGAGGAGTATCTTAATTCGTTTTCAACTGAGTACGGCAAAAGTTTTACTCCTGTTCGGGTAAAAGCATCGGAAGCCAAGGAAACAATCCTTGACTATCTGGATTTTTACCTAGACTAATGCTAAAATGACGCCGACTCAGGAGCAATTTGTAAGATGGTGCGAGGACTATTACTTTGACAATCGGCTGGAACCTGGTAATCCTTGCCATGGGGATTGGGAGTCTTGTCATTATCCTGTCCCAAAATGCTTGGGGGGAAGTAATACTGTTCTTCTGCTCAAAGAGCACCATGCTATTCAAGGTGTTTTGCAGTCAGAGGAGTGTAACCACCCTTGTATTTGGGGTTGGGAGAAGTCTTACCTTAAGGCGGAGATTTTATCTCTTTGGCGAAAGTGGATGGGGGTAAAAGCACGTCCATTTACATTCGATAGTGGGAGAAAAGCTCAAAGCCTACGCAGTAAGGAAAGTTTAAGGAGAGGTTGGGAAAAAATGGTAAGCAAAGACCCTGAGATCCTTAGTAATAGTGGTAAAAAAATGGCTAAAAAAATCAATTCTAGGCGCGTACGCTGCTTAGTAACTGGAAAAATATCAACACCTGGCCCTCTCACTCTATATCAAACTGCTAGGGGCATTGATCCCTCGCTAAGGGAAGAAATTACTAATGACTAAAACTAGGCCAAAAATCACAGAAGTCAATCTCGTCGATCAGCTCAAGGAAGACTATTTGAGCTATAGTATGGCCGTGCTTATCGGGAGGTCGATACCAGACATCTACGATGGGCTAAAGGCAGTCCAAAGACGCATCCTTCAGACGATGATTGAAGAGGGATTGCTTCCGAATAAACCGTATGTAAAGTGTGCCCGAACTACGGGCCTAACTAGTGCCTATTACCATCCCCATGGCTCTGCATACGGGGCCCTCATCAACATGGCTACTCCTTGGAACAATAATGTCCCTTGGATTGATTGTCATGGAAATATTGGGAGCACAGTTGACTCCCCCTCAGCAGAAAGGTACCTAGAAAATAGACTACGAATTTCCGCAGTGGAACTTCTTTTACAAGACCGGGAAGTGTGGGAAACTAAATCAAACTATGATGGGAGTAAGCGGGAGGCCATCAGGTTTAATACTTCTTTGCCAACCGTTTTGCTAAACGGTGACTCAGGAATTGCCGTGGGTTTTGCTACTCGTTTGGCTCCCCACAGCTTACGTTCTATCGTAGAAGCCATTAAGTTAATTTGCAAGGATGCCCCCACCGAAAAGGCCCACCTTGATAATATAAAAAAAGCCAGCCTATCTCTAATTCCTGACTTCCCAACTGGCACCCAAATCGTTCAAGACGAGCAACTAGATGCCTATACCCGAACTGGTATCGGGGGCATACGCTGCGTGGCCCGTGTTGAGTCTGGTATTCAGAGAAGGGGCGGAAAAGCCAGGGATCGATCCACCTTGACTTTTACTTGTTTGCCACCTGGCACCAATCCAGAGAAACTTGGTGAGCAGATCAAGAGTGAGTTAGAAAAAGGACGTATTGAAGGGATCGCTGAAATCACAGATGAAAGTGATATTAGCGGAGATCGCCTAGTGGTTGTCACCAAGTCTGGTTCCGATATTAATTTGGTAAAGCAGTTGCTATACACATATACGGACCTAGATTGCAAATACTCAGCTAAAACCTTGGTTATCGATGGGTTTAAGCCCGTTGAGTTATCACCGGTACAAATCATCCAACGATGGGTCCAATGGAGATTGGATCGGCTTGATGTTAAATTTGAACATGAACTGGAGGCAAAAAACAAAAGATTACACATTGTTGATGGTCTCCTAAAGGCTATTGACCGTATGGACCTAGTCATTAAGCGCATTCGTGCCGCAAATGACAAATCTGAAGCCAAGCAGTCCCTAATGTCAGCACCGCTTAAATTCACCGAGCAACAAGCTGATGCCATTTTAGAAATGAGGTTGAGGCAATTAACGGGCCTAGACTTTGATTTGATGTCTTGTGAGAAAAATGAGCTATTGGCTGACATTGAAAGGCTGGAGTCCATGGTGGGGGACAAAGCCAATAATGTCAGTGCCCGAAAGTCATACATGTTGGAGGAACTTGCTAGGATCAACAAGCAATATGGGGTCCCCCGCAGGAGCCCTTTGATTGATGTTCCGGTTGCCGTAGGGGTCCGGTCCAAAGTAGACAACGCAGGGTCTCTTCCTCCGGCCACTACCCCCTCAGGCACCACCCCAATAGCAAAACCACGTTTCTTAAAAATCGACATGAAGAAAGGCGTGGTTGAACAGTCTAAGGGTCCCAAGGGTTGCCTGGCCATGGGTTCCACCGACAAGCTAATCCTGATGTGCGAAGACGGAACGCTAAAGAAGGTGCCTGCTTCCTATAAGGGGGTAATTTCCACAGGGTATTCACCTGTGGTGCTTGCAAAACCGGAAGCATACGTCTCGGGACGCAAGTATTTGGCCGTATTCATGGTTGATGGTCAACTAAGGGCTATGGCCATGGACGGGGAAACCCTGTGTAGAACCACAAGTACAGGCAAACAATGGTTGCCGGAAGGGGCCACCCTGACATATTTTGGAGAGAAACCATTTACCATCGAATGGGTATCTACAAAGAAAAAACCAACAAAAATTGACCTTTCCATAAAGCTAGGGAAACCTGGTGCGAAGGGGGCTAAAATTGCGAACTTAACTGAAATTAAACTATCATGATTGAGCCTTACGTTTCCGAAGACCGCTATCAACTGTACCATGGCAATTGCCTTGATGTATTAAGAGAAATGCCTGATAGCAGTATCGATGCTATTTGTACGGATCCGCCCTATGGCCTGGCATTTATGGGTAAAAAGTGGGATTATGACGTGCCAAGTGTGGAAATTTGGCAAGAGTGTTTACGGGTCTTGAAGCCTGGCGGCCATTTACTGTCATTTGCTGGCACGCGCACGCAGCACCGGATGGCGGTACGGATTGAGGATGCGGGGTTTGAGATTCGTGATATGATTGCGTGGGTGTACGGAAGTGGATTCAACAAGGTGGGCTACATCAAGGACAGCAACGGTGAGACTGTGCGTGATGGTTGGGGAGGCTCCTTAAAGCCCGCCCTAGAGCCGATCACCGTGGCCCGCAAGCCCATCTCAGAGGGCACCGTGGCCGCGAACGTGCTGAAACACGGCACCGGGGCGCTGAATGTGGATGGGTGCAGGGTGGGGTGCGGAGGTGGCAGACCGCTGATCATCAGCCACGGCGATGGCTTTGGCTCTGGCGAGAAAGTTACGGCCTACGGCAATGGTCTCTCTGGCTCACGCCACGGCGGCAGCACCAACCTCGGCCGCTGGCCAGCCAACCTGATCCATTCAGGTGAAGGCGAAGTGGTGGGGTTGTTTCCGCAATCAAAAGATGGCGTTGCTGTCGGCGGAAAAGGTAGAAGTGCAAGCATCTACGGCAGCAAGACCGGGGGAGACAAGGGCGTTGATCAGGGCTACGGAGGCGGAGGCAGCGCCGCCCGGTTCTTCTACTGCGCCAAAGCTAATAAAAAAGACAGAAACGAAGGTCTCAATGGAGAAACCAACAATCACCCCACAGTCAAACCGACAGATTTAATGCGATACTTGTGCCGCTTAATTACGCCTCCCGGTGGTACCGTACTTGACCCATTCTTAGGCTCTGGAACAACTGGAAAGGCTTCCCTACTAGAGGGATTCAACTTTATTGGCATTGAAATGGAGGAATCGTACCTCGACATCGCCCAGCAAAGGATCCAACAAGTTAGAGAAAACCAAGAGTGAAACAGGGTAAAACACAAGGGGGGTTTACTTACGGGGCCTCCCTGCTATACTAAGAGTAGATGGACCGAACTATGTCAATTGTATACCCTGTCTCCAGATTGTTAGCAAACCCCAAAATCTTCTATGCCATAGCCAACTATCTTGGTGGCCCAGACGGTGACACACTTAAAGAAGCTTTCTACTCGCTTCTGGAGTTTGATTTCACAGATCAAGAGCCCGAAGACTGTGAATTTGAACCCGAGGAAGTCATGTTTGAGTCGGAAAATGACGGAGCTATCTTCACCATCCAGCTTGACACTGGTCTAGAATCTCGCTTAGAGGCCGTACAGGATGAAGTCAGGGCTGAAATAACCACTGATGAGGATCTGGCTAAGACTTCCGCCATTTACAGGGAATTAGTAATAGCCATCGAAGAGGCTGACCCCGATTTAGAAGGTGACATTGCCTTGTGTTCTCCGCCGACACCGGGTAATTCATTTTTGTTATCTTCTGAAGGCAAACATTTTATGGGTGATTTTCATCTGCTATCAGACCCTGAAAAGAAATTCAGCTTCATAATCCGGCCATCAGATACAACTGAACCCGGAGAACCAGAAAACAAACTAAAAGCAACCATCAAACCAATTTAACGTGAACGATTCGATCCTCAAATTAAAAACCAGCGTTCTCTCCAGTATCCGCAGTGTTGAAAAAGACTTTAATGCTCGCACCCAACTAGATAATAAGACGGTATTATCTCTTGATTATCTAAAAGAAAAAGTTACAAACCTATTCTACGAAGTGGAGGCTTACAAGGCACGGCTAGAAAGAGAAATGGGCAGGGAAAACAAGAAGCTAAAGCTTGATATTGAGGGGTTGATGAGTGAAATTCGTGAACTTAGAAGTGAAAGAGGACTGCCAGACCGGGAAGAAGAGCACGAGCCAGATATGGAAAAGCAAATCGCAACGTCAATATCAATCTTTGAGACTATCTTAGATTTAATTTGTGGGGATTCTGACGACTATAAGCTAATGTGCTACTCGGTTTTGTTCCCCAGTGTGTATGAACGCATCAATGAGTGCCGCTCTGAGTACCTATTTGGTGTGCTCCCTGAAGCTACCATGGATGTCATAAACGACGGTAAAAAAGAACTTGAGTCAATCCGTAAAGATTGTGATACTTATTTGACTGACGAAACTGCATGGGAGTATTATATCGACAGGGTAAGCAATTGGTGGAAGAGGGACGCCCTTATTAGACTTTTCGAAGGCAAAGATAAATCATGGGAAATCGATGAGCCATTTTCATTCTTCGAAATGAGAAAGTGGCAGCAGCACCCGGAATGCCGCCCCCATGAATTTTCAAAAATTGATGATGTATTTGACATCTACAAGAGAAATAGAAAAGATGTATACATAAGTTCAGGTCTTCAGGATTTTGAAGTAAGCTTTCAAAAACTAAACCAATCAATTAATTTCCAACTAGATGCCGACCTAGAGGATACGGAATCAACTTGGGTAAGGGGTAAAATTGAAGAAATTGAAAGAGAGGAAGAATGGTACCACTTACAGTAGTAATGGCAAAAGCCGTAGCTGACATTATTGGGGAGGAGTCAGTAAGTGAATACGGCAACATCATAGCCAAGCCTTACATGGGGTGGAGCAACATTTACTCTGCTTACTTCTTAGGCTCCCCAGGCAATGCCCCCAGTGACACTCTAGGCAGGCCCGTAACATTCAGCTATTACGTCCATAGTTGGCTAGGAAACCAACCACGATGGGCGCAGCCTTCAAAACGTATATTTGGCAATGGTTTTAGTGCAATCCTTTCCCCAGTCGCCGACAGCCTAGTGCCACCACCTTTGGACTCCGTGTCCTAATGGCTAAATAGTCAAACGGTCAAATAGCCCACAGTCAAATCAACCTAACACCGATGAAAACTACTGCCCTTAACTACCCGGTCTTGTCCGATGACTTGCACCTAAAGATTTTCGGATCTGACTATAGGCCCGAAATGAATAGCAAGCAAAAGGACCAGGCCGTTTCCCTTTTGAGGAAATTTGGGATTGAGACCCCCGTTGATTATCCCGAAAGCATCTATGATGGGCCAGTCCCCCTGCCTAGCCTAAAGGCCAACAATATTCGCGACCACTTTGAAAAGATTGCAGAAAATCAAGTTGGACGCTACAAGGAATTGGGCAATAAATTTGCCAAATGTACCCTACCAAAGATCCCGTCAATCAACGATTTAGTATTTCAACCGGGGTGGACACGGTATGAGCTTATCGGGGATGGCCCCAACAAGCAATGGCAAACTAGAAAAGTACCCCACCCCGAGGAAGAAGTATTTACATTCGACACGGAAACTTTCGTTAAAGGTGGAGCCTTTCCCATTATTGGAACTGCTCTAAGTGACAGGGCCGCCTATATTTGGTTAGCCGCCGAGCTGATTGACCTTGATATTCCCCAAAATGATTGGGATCAATTTAAACTTATTCCAATTGGGACTGACAGGCTTGTTATTGGCCACAATATATCCTATGACCGTGTGAGGGCCCAAGAGGGTTATTCGCTAGATTTTACCAAACCGGAGAATTTCTACTTTGATACCCTGTCAGCGCACGTTGGCGTATCAGGCTTAGCATCAGGCCAAAGGTGGCTCTATGCACTGGCTGAAAAAGACTTTGATCTGCTTGATGATGATGAGAAGCGGAAACTCAAGTACTCCCCAGAATGGCTTGACAGGGGGAGCACAAACTCCCTAGTTAAAACATACAACTTCCATGTTCAACGGGCAAAAGAATTTTTCTTTGACGATGGGGATGTAAAGCTATTATCAGATTCCGACAAGGAAATTAGGAACATTTTTGTTACCGCTGATACGCTTTCCGAAATCAATAAGGTACTAGCTGAAACAGTCGATTATGCCATTAAGGACGCTTATTATACTTCGGAATTATTCCAGGCGCTATGGCCAAAATACCTTGATAGCACACCATCGATGGTAGGTCTTTGCGGGCATTACCACCTGAATGGGTCTGTGGTGCCATTGGTTGATAATTGGTTCGAATGGGTGCAAGGGGCTGAAGAAGTCTATAACAGCCATAGCCAGGAAATGACCGGTCTTTGTAAGACTTTGCTATGGGATACTTTCAATTCATGGAAGGAAATAGTAGATAGCCACGAAACAAAGGAAATCGGGGTCAAAGAAGCAAGTAAATGGGTATCAAAAGACCCGTGGATTCGTCAATTAGATTGGGAAGTGAAGTCTATTAAGGGTGTCTACGCATGGATCCCCACTTGGATGAGGCCCTATAAGAAGGACCCTGATAAGAAGATTGGCGTTAAAAGCAAACTATCGCATTTCCTACTGAAACTAAAATGGGAAGGCACCCCTATCGTTTGGGAAGATGGACAAGGTTGGTGTTTTACTACGGGGGAAGGCACCCTGGATAGAATCCCACACCCTGAGAAACCCGGCGAAAACGTAGGCGGCCTATTCTCAAAAGAGTTCGTTACTCACATGGAAGTTGGAAGACTAAGTAGTGACTTACCAGAGGCAAAAAGGGCACTGGAAATTGCCAATGCCATTAGTTTTTGGACATCAGTTCGTAGCCGGGTTAAAAGCCGTATTGTCATGGGGGCCACCAACCCCTTAGGGAAACCTAACCTCGTTACCCTCCCAGAGATCGTCTGCCACGGAACCGTCACCCGGAGGGTCGTAGAGAGCCTTATGGCCACCATGTGCTCTACTAAGAGCTGGCGTATCGGAACCGAGCTTAAGACCCGTGTACAGGCCCCTGAGGGGTGGAAAATCATTAGTGCGGACTATGACGGCCAAGAGATGCAGATTGCGTCTATCTATAGTGATAAATGGGAAGGTGGTTTCATTGGGTGTTCGCCCATGGGGTACAATGTGCTTTCGGGTTCTAAAGAGAATGGCACTGATCCTCACACTGCATTGGCTAGAGCGATCTTCCCGGAATTGTATGGGGGTCTAATTTGGGATAAATCCCTGGGGATCTGCTATAAATATGAGCAAAAACCTGAAGACAGCGATGATTGCCGCTCCCGTGATGGCTACTGGGTGTCCCCAATCGACAAGGAAAAAGATACCTTGCTTAAAATAGCTAGAGACCTGGCCAAGATTGTAGGATTTGCTACTTTGTACGGCGGGAGCGTCAGAGCCCTTAGCAACCCAATCCGAATGACTTTCCCCGATAAAGACGAGGATGCAGTCAAGACTTTTGCCCTTAAAGCTATTGCGTCTAAGAAGGGGGTCTTAAGGTTTGGTAAATACGAAGGTGGATCAGACTCAGGTGCTTTCAATATGATGGAAAGAATTTCCATGGGGCCGGGTACACCCCGGTTGCCGTGTTTGGGGACAAAAATATCAACGGCCATGATGCCATCTGCAGTCGGCAATGATTTTAAAACAGGTAGGACAAATTGGGCAATTCAAGCTTCAGGGTCCGAAATCCTGTCTATCACCCTAACTGCCGTGGCATGGCTGGCCGAAGAGTTTAAGATCCCCTACCGATTCATAATTAGCATCCATGATGAACTGCATTTCATGACACCGGAAAAATACGCAGAGCAGTTTGCCGTGTTATTCCAGATTGCCCACCTTTTCACTTGGGGACTATTCCACTACGCGATGGAAATACCCGAATTACCACTGAGCCGTGCGTTTTTCTCCTCGGTTGCCATTGATGATAGGCTCCGGAAGTCCCCGAAGGAAAATACGGTAACTCCATCTAATCAGCCCGGGGGTGATGAACCACCCGGGGTTGAATACTCAATGACTCAACTATTTGAATTGGGTGCTGTCAATAAGTTGACTTTCCGGTATGATTCAATTCAGAAAGGACTCATTTAGCTTTTAACTTACCTTTAACCAAAACTAATCACCAAAACACCATGTCAACACAACCAAAACTGAAAAAGAATCGCGCTGTTTCTGCCATCGTTATTGCGCATCCCGGCTCCCTAGGTACCTTCTATATGCCGCAACCTTTCGATAAAAAGGATAAATTTATCCCTTCTTCAGTCGATTGCGCATATAATGCTCTTTACTACTCCGAAGATCAAGTTGTCCAAATGCTTAAAGCCCTCTGACTATTGGGCACTAAGCCCGTGGGAATTACTACATCTCAACCCAAACAGCAACATGCCATTTCCGCTACCCTTAGACCCACAGTTTCGCAAAGAAGTTATCCGTAGTTGGATCGATGATGTTGATGACCGGGTCAATATGGGGGATTTAGACGGGGCTGAAAAAAGCTGGCAGACAGCCAATCACCTATATCTCAAACTCCCTGCTGGAAAAGGTGATGCAGAATTGGAAAGGCATCTGGTGGCAAGTAGGGTAAAACTCACTGAGTATCCCTCAATAAAAACCAAATGCGAACCGTATCCAACGAAACCACCACAGTAAAGGCTACACCAGCCACTGGGCTTGAGACTTATAGTGAAACTTTGTCTGACGGCCGAACCCTCACAATTAGGGAAATGACCGGCAGGGATTTAATTTACCTAGAAGAAGAACTTGGTGAATTCAAACAAGCCAAGCAAAGCTTTCTATTGGCCGAACGATTAACAATCGGTGAGGATAAAATTTCCTTTGACGAAATTGCTGATCTCCGTCTTTCAGACATCAAAAAAATCAGTGAGTTAGTCGGCAAGGCAATGGGAGAAGTTGTAGTTGACCCAAAATCTTAATTGAGGATCAAGACGACTTTTCGTATCTTGTAACTATAGACGGGTGGGGGCCATTTCACCTCAGGGAGATAACCCCGAAAGACTTCTATAGGGCACAAATCCTCAGGAATGGTGAGAAGAGCTTCCTACCGCTACTTCTAAGGGTGATCTTAAATACCGAAGCTATCGATGAAACCCCGTCTAAAGTTTTCAAAGTACTAATTGACTGGGCAGTGACAACTATCTTTCAAGAAAATATTCTGTCAGTGGAAAATTGGCTTGAAGTAGCGTTTCACTTATGCAAACAACGGTGGGATTCATCCATCGATTGGTTGGAAACTCAACCTATGAGTAAAATTAGAGCCATGATTGAAGTCAATAAAAAATATGCCGAAGAACAAGAGAACTTAATGAAAAAGAAATAATAAATGAAAATTAAAGTCACCCTAAAGGAACCAGGTTCTATGCAACCCTTTAAATTAGGGTGGTGGGGTCCGGCCAAAGTGGAATGGGCCCCTGCCCTTCTAGATGATAACAAGGTTAACTGGCCGTCTCAAGTAGATCCCGAAGGGAGACCCTGGATTAAATTAAGCCCCAACACTATAAAGAAAAGAATTTCTAGTGGGTTTGGAGCTGGCCCCATTTTGAGGCAAACCGGCGAAATGCAAGACTCAGCCACTATTAAACCTTGGGGTAATAGATTCTTAGTCGATACGACTCCGTGGGGGGTGTTCAACCAATTTGGGACTGAAAAAATGCCCGCCCGCCCATGGATGGGAGTACCAGATAGCTCCCTTGACAAACTATCTGACATTGCCTGGAAACACATTCTTAAATAACCATGACAAGACAACGCGCTAAAGACCCCGTCGGTAAATTTGTTGGCGATGACCCAACTACCCCCAATGTAAATGAAGCCTGGGACGAAAATCCAGCTGCTGAAATTGCACCCAATCCAGAAACCCCTGAGCCCCCCGTAGCCATGGTGCCAGGGCCCACAGAACCCCCTGGTTTAGAGTCCGAATCACACGAATCACACGAACCCGCTGTCATCGATCTGAAAACAGCAGAGAGCACTGCCATTAAGGATAAACCCACTAAGGAGTCCATCGAGGCGTCTATTCAAGAGAAACTTTCCAATAGGTTAAACTCCCCGGAAGTAGACCCATTTGTACCTTCGAGTCAACTTAATAACGAAGTTAAGGAAGTTTCTAGGGATAATGGCTTCCCCCTAACTCGTGGTACTGAAGTTGGTGCTCGCCTGATGGCAAAAGCAAAAAGAGGAACCTGATAGATGGCAAACCTAGTTTTTCAATCTGGTTCAACCTGGAGAAGACTGGGTTTTGCTCTATACTCAAACTCCCTTTCATACAGGGAAGTTCTAGATAATAATCCCACATGGTCTGTAGTAAAAAATCCCCCTTTAGGGACAATTCTTAACCCGGGTAGTGTTACTGGGTCAGTTACGTCTGTGGGGTTAACCCAACAATCCCCCGTACTGTCCCCCGTTACAAACTCTGTGGGAGACTTCTTCCCTTTCACTTCTCAAGAGTCTTACGCTGAGTCATTATCGAGATACACCAGATTGTCTTTAAGTGATGTAGAAAGAAACAACGGTTGGTCAGCCGCTAGTGTTCATTCCGATACTGGCAACCAATAGGATAAAACCTCCAATCTTTGGCTAGGGGGTATCACTATCCAGGTCAGAAAGGATGTCAATTTAGTGGTGGGTAAATATTAATTGTCCATAAACAATCCTTGGCCTACGGGCACCACCACCGGAGTTATCCCCGCCGGTACGAGGATTAGGTAAAGGGGGAATACTAAATATAAAATGGCAACTTTCTCTTTTGGCACCACCCCTGGGGCCCCTGGTACATTCATAAACGAAGTCGCTGGCAATATTACAGCCGCGCCAATCGCAACATTTAACACTGCCTATATGTTGGTGGAGGCTGAGGACTCTGTCCCAGTAAGTCGCTTTCCGTTTAACACCCCGGTCGTCATCACTTCTTTAAATGACTATAGGGCCCTAGTAGGCGGAGTACCCACCGAGAAAATCCCCCTCCTTAGCTATAATTGTGTAAATGAACTTTTCCTAAATGCTCAACAAGTTGGGGACGTTCGTGTTGTCAGAGTAGGAACACCAACCCAGATTGCTGAAATTGAGTTTCTACCTTCTGGCACCAAAATCAATTCCACTGGACTGCCCTCCCAGCTTGAAGCTGGTGACCGGGTATACATCCAAATGATCCTCAATGGCCAAAAGCTAGTGGCTGGGGATGGTTCCACTGGTTATACTGCCGATGGCGAGTGGCTCGGTGTCCCTGTTACTATCCCCGTTGGTTATATTGTTGGGGACGAAGTAAATAACCGCAAAATTTCATCTGCAATCGTCAACGCATTTGCTGCTGCAATTGAGTCTAATCCTAGCATTAGTAGCTCTGCGTATGTCAGGGAGTCGGGCTTAGTAAATACCCTTTGCCCTGAGACAAATTCAGAAAGCGGATTTGCAGTTCTAGCAGCTACAACTTTTGATGGGACCATTCAAGTAGTACCTGAACAATTCATTGTAGGCGCTGCTAAAATCTTAATGACCGATTGCTATGTGGTTGGAACCATTGATTGTGCCCAGACTAGCCTAGAAAGGGTTCCTCAAGACTATGTTCAGTGCATCAGAACTGCATTTGACGGACAACAAGACCAGGGGTATCTGCTATCGCCCACTGCATATGCGCAGTTTGATGCTGCAGGTAGAACTGCCGTGGGAGCTGCTGCTGCGGCCCATTGTGAAGATGGTAACTTTAAGTGGCTGGCTTTGGCAGATAGTGGCTCGTTCTTAGTCACAGATATCAATAAGTATAAAAACTATATTCCACACCAGCCTGCCGAAGATTTGGTAATGGGCTTGAAGTATTTGGTTGATAATACCATCTACGAATGGACCGGCAATGACGTTACTTACAGACGTTTGCCATACCAATCCATGATCCCTGGCCATAGCCCAAAGGTCGCAGTACTGCAATCTACAGCAACTGTAGCCGCTGGCGAGAAGGTCGGCATTTTAGACCCCGCTGTCTTTGCACTGGAGTCCGTTTCTGGTTTGGCCCAGAATGGCATTTTCGTCGTTGATGGTGCTGTTTGGCCAGTCGGGAAAGAGATTCAAGAGGTGACCATCAGCAACGCTGGTGCGGACTTCGGCGGATTGTTTGGCATGGGTGAGACTTCAGCTACTGTCTATATCGTAGCACCCCCTTATGATGAGAATCTGTTCTGTGCTTATCCTTCTAATAGTAGCACTCAGTATGTCTACATTACAGAAACAGCATCTGAAGCTACTGCAGTATTGACAGCGGTTATGGCTGCTGGGGGCACTGACCTTGTAGCTAACGGTGTAGCTGCAGCAAATGGAGCTTATGTAGTTAGCACCCCAACCGGATCTACAGCGGTCGTCACCTATGGCACACCAGACTGGAATTGGCCTGTTGAAATCCAGGGGCAAACCTCTGACCTGATTCAAAATATCACAGGGGAAACAAAGGGCGTTAATACATTGCACCTTCCTGCAACCCTTCAGGATTCAACCAGAGACTATAGACTGAATTTCGTCTCAAGGACTTTATTTGACCCTTCTGAGGGTATCAATTCTTATACCATGGCCGGTAGTACTACTGCTCATGTGTCACTAGACATCAATAAGCACGGTCTAGTCAATGGTCAAAAAGTCTTCTTCACGCAAGCTGTTTTGGCTGGCACCACGACTTTGCTAAAGGCAACTACTGCTAACTCCATTAATCCCTACTTTGTTAAGGTCATTGATAATGACATCATCCTGCTAGCATCTAGCTATACGGGGTATTTGTCTGGCTCATATATTACTTTCCCATCTGGCTCTATTTCCACAAAGCCCACCATTTTGTACTCTGGAGTATTAGGTGGTAACTTAACCTCTGTTAATTTGGCCGAACTAACCACCATCCCCCTAATTAGGGCTCGGAAATATGGTTTAAACAGTGGTATTATCGCAAGCCAGGCTGCTGACGCATCGGTGGCACCAGCCCCCGGAGCTGGCAACCCAACTGTGTCCATGTACCTTAATAGGAGTTCCAAGATCCTTGGTGAAGAGTTGATTTTCCCCTATGGTGAAACCACATCTGCTGGATGGCTGCCTACCTTGGCTTTAGTTAACCCTGGTGCAACGCAGAGTTCAACTCAAAACTATATTTGCACCCCGACTACAACTCAAAACTTTACCTCCCAGGCCTTCATAGTACCAGCTATTGACGCCATTTACGGTGGCGACTACGAGGCTAATACTACTGCTAGCACAGGACTTCTTGATGTAGCTTCCCCTTATGCAGTAGCTAGCGGACTGGCTGTTTCTAGCACAGGCATCAATATTCAGTCTTCTATCAGCCATTTAGGTGGTGTCTACTTCCAAGTGACCTCGGCACCAACAAACTCTGTGGCACCAGACGGTACTACTGCAGTTAAAGTGGGCGACAGGATCGCCGCAGTGCTTAATGGGGGCAGTTACGACTGGGTTGTGGTCCCTGCTAATAACCTTGGTGGTGATCTTACATCGGTTGGCCATGTGTGCCATGGCTCACAAGTCGAACTTGTATTAACCGAAGAGCAAACACCATTAACCAATTTGTGGAACTTTGATGCCATTACATCCACTGAGATTATCGATGATGCTTTACGTGGGGTGGGAAATTCAGGAGAACCAGAGGCGGTATTCATAGAGGCAGGTGTCGATAATGTAGCACGCTTGCTAGAGGATAGCCAACGCTACTTTAACGCTTTTGGATTTATTGCCTACTATGGCCCACACATCCTTAATTCAGCGGGTCAGTACATTCCTCTCTCCCCATATGTGGCCGGTGTTGCACTAAGGCGGTATCGTTCTGAGGGGTTCCAATTCCCTCCAGCTGGCACTAAGTATCAACTTGTCGATGCCGTTAGTGTTCAACTTTCTGTCAACTCAGCTCAACAGAACCTGTTGAATCCCAGAGGTTGCAACGTTGCTAGGACTTTACCTGGTTATGCTTCTTCTGCGATTTTCATCTGGGGCGGAAGAACTAGGGTTAACCCTGCTGTCCCCGAACAACGTAAGTTCCAATTTGTCAACACCCGCGTCATCCAGAACGTTGTTTATGGTTCGCTCCGCAGGGTATTTGATAATCAAATCTTCTCAGTAATTGATGGCTTTGGAGTTATCTTCAACCAGATTGTCACCATTGGCAACAGCGTCATGGGTCAACTTTACAACGAAGGTGCTCTTTATGGTGCTAAGCCTTCGGATGCTTTCCAGGTCATCTGCGACGAAAGGATCAACAGGGTCGAAGATCTGGAAAACGGAATCGTCAATGTCCAAGTCTATGATGTCCCTGTCCCAACAATGGAAAGAATCGATGTTGGATTGATTAGAGTTTCCATTGGTCAAATGAGCAATGAACTTCAATCAAGGGGCTTAGGTTAATCTACAAGAGGGTTAATGAACAAGGAATTAAAGCTACAGATTCCTGACTCTCTTTTTTCTAAGCTAGAGCAAGAAGCTAAGGGGCAGGGTGTTTCATTAGAAGCATTCTGCCTCTATATGCTAGAAAGCGACAATCAAAGAGTTTCAGAACAACTGACAGATCCATCACTGTACGGGTCTTTACCGAATGGTCAAATTAGGTTAGAAATGAAGAAAGTCATGGGAAGTGACTTACCTACAGAGGAGATAAAAAGAAGGGTAAGACAATTAGAGCTTCAAATTCTAAGGTGTTATAGATGAGTGTGCCGCAACCGACATACCCCACTGTAAGGGGCATAGCTTACCCCTTAAGAATTGAAAATGGCAATCTAGCTACAAGTACTGATTTCGAATTGAAATCTCAGGAGATCAGAAGTGTAGTAGAGACGAGATTTTTCGAAAGGGTGATGAGAGCTGATTACGGGGTTGGTGACCATACTCTAGATGTAATGGACCCTGGGCAAATTAATTCAGAATTTCAAACTTCAATATCATCACAGGTTTCAGGTTTAACTTCTCTCTCTGTTAATGGGGACTGGGTAACCAGGGGGGACGACGGTGTTTATTTAGTGGCCATTACTTACGCCGTCAACAACATACCTCAACCCCCTGTTCAATTCTCCCTTGGAAACTGAGTTTCCATGGGGTAAAACCTCTACAGCATAATATTTAGTAGCTTGGTCAAACATCATATCAACAAAAGGGAAGGAAATGGCTAAAAGATTTAAGACATCGCCTGTCCCAACCGGTGAAATAAGCTCGTACATCAGTAACCCGTATGCGCTTAGTTCCATTTACATGTTTGGTTCTAGCTCTCCTTTTACGGGGACTGGTTCCAGCATTGTTCGCCCTAATGACGATCTACTAATCCAAAAGGGAGGTAATCGCGCATTATTAACTTACCAAAGGTTGCTATTGGATGAACAAGTCCAGGGTTCTTACTCTAAGTTGCTCCAGGAAGTTACGTCTAGGCCATGGTATGTTCGGGAATACAGCGATAAACCTGGGGATTTAGCCGTCAGGGACTTTGTAGCAGAAGTTTTAGAGGAGTTGCCAATAGACGATATTTTCAAGGGCTTAGCCGAAGCCTTAATTGTTGGTTTCAGTGTTGCGGAAGTAATGTGGAAGAAAACCAAGCGGGGTGTCATCCCATTTGATGTTCGAGTTAGAGATCAGCGCCGATTCGTCTTCCAAGAAGCTGAGGATTCTCAAACAGGTTTTACAATGCGTTGCTTGACATTCAATAGGATGTTTGAAGGTATCGAGCTACCTGCGCGTAAATTCATCATCAATAGGTACTGGACTCAGCATAATGGGGATCCCTATGGTTCTTCGATTGGTCGTATTTTATATCCCCTGGTAAAGTTTAGGAGGAGGGCATTAGAGTCTTATGTGCTCTATGGTGATAGATACGCAACCCCGACTACCGTAGCAACCGCCCCCCTAAGTGCATCAACGGCCGAAATCGATAATATTTACGGGATGATCTCTAATTTGTCCCAAGAGACCGCGATGGTTTTACCTGAAGGGTTCGTATTGGATTTTATTAACCCTGAAGGTAGCCCCGATGTGTTTAAAGGCTTGATTGACTACCTAGATAAAGTCATTAGCCTTCTGATTTGCGGTGAAAATGAAGCTGGGCAGGCTGAGTCTGGTTCCAGGGCTTCGTCAATGGTTGCTAACGTAGTTCGAGTGGTGAGGGCATCTGAGATATCAGAAATGATCTGCCATCAACTAACTCAAACTTTGGTAAGGTGGATTGTAGATTTAAATTTTGGTGCTGATGTTGCATCTCCGACTTTAACTAGGGAGTTCAGAATTGAGGAGTCCCAACTGACACCCGCTGATGTTTCCCTATTGATTCAAAATGGTTTCAAACCCCGTAGAGAATGGATTGAGAGACACTTTAGAGTTGATCTGGAAGATGAGGCTAAATCCGCTGAGGGCCAACAGGGTAGCGAAGGTGAAACTACGTTTGACCCTGAAAAGGATAAGAACCTGTATGAGTCGATTTTCGGTCCAGAAGATGGTTCGGGTGGGGATGCTGAAGGGGCCCCAGGATCTACCACTGAGATGACTCCGGATGATGTGGCCCCAGATGAAGGGGCCTCGGATGAGGGAATTCAGGGTGAAGAAACCCCGGATGAAGAGGCTCCGCCTGAGATGACCCCAACTGAAGAAACCCCGGATGAGACGACTCCGAATGAAGAAGCTCCAACAAAGCAACCCCCTGTAGAAAAGAAACCAAAAATAAATAGCAAAGCCAACAAAGAGTTAGACTCTTTACTATCCGATTTAGACTCCGCATTGGCTGAAAAACCAGGGGAATCAGAACTGGGAGAAATCCCCAAGGAAGGGTCAAATGAGACCGAATCCACAAGTGAAATTTCCGGTAAGGAAATAGACTCTATAATATCAGAGATGGAAAACAAGGTCAAGGGTAAAAAATAAGCATGAGTAAATCCGATAAAAAAGTGTTCTCAAAAAAAGTCCACGTATTTAAAGCTGGCCCCCAAACTAGCGCACAGGGTGTGCAGAGAAACTTCTCTGCTGACGACCTTAAGGAAGTTGCAAACTCATATGACCCCAAAGTCCATTCAGCCCCCCTTGTAATTGGCCACTCTGGAGATAACGACAGCGTACCTGCTTACGGGTGGATTAAAGGATTCTCTCAAAAGGGTGATGACTTATATGCAGATGTAGAATTTACGGACGTAGCTAAGGACTTGGTTAGAGGTGGTCATTATAGGAAAGTTTCCATTTCCTTCTATTCCCCCGATTCCCCCATTAACCCACACAAAGGCAAGTGGAGTGCAAGGCATTTGGCATTGCTCGGAGCTGCACCCCCAGCTGTGAAAGGCTTGGAGCCATTCTCTTTTAGCGAAGAAGAGGGAGTTTTCGACTTTGCAGTAGCCCTGTCCCCTGACCAACTTTTTGATAAGGACTTAGGACCGACGCTGCTTATAGAAAAAAGTCCCCTAGAAATGCTAAAAGAAAGACTAGATGAAGTCAAAAGTGAAGTCAATCAGTCCCTACAGCAATTAGAACAAAACCAGGACCAACAAACAGAATCGGATGTCGGCCAAGGCCAACAACCTGAAACTACAAATTCGGCGGATCAAAACGCCAACCCCGATAACCCTAATCAGCAATTCTCTGAAATGAAAAAGAACTTGGGGCGCGAAGGCGCTGAAATCACTGAGTCTACTCAAGAAGTAGCCAATCTAGAAACCAAAGCACCAGAAAACAAGCCAAAAATGCCCAAATCAAAAGTTTCTCCCAAAGCCAAACTTGATGATACCGAAGAAGACGGGGAGTTCAAGGAAGTTACCAAAGGTGGCAAAAAGTCCAAAATGATGGAAGAATCACCTGAGGAAGAAGCCATGGAATCTCCTGAAGAAGAAATGGAAGAAGATTCCAAATACGCCGAAAAAGTCAAAGGCAAAATGACCAAAATGCCTATGGAATCTCCTGAAGATGAATCAGAAGACGAAGGCACCGAATTCGAGGAAGGCATTAAGCGCCGTGTCTCTAAAGGAGCTGGTGGCCAGGAAGTTCAGGTTGTTGAGCAAGTATTTGAGGAAGGTATTGATTCTCAGCATAAGGAAGTTTCCAAGTCCAAGAAAAAGAAAGCCCCCAGTCAACCTGTGGACGAAACGGACATGGACGAAGAGGAAATGGATGACGAGGATTCAGAGTACAATGAACTAGAGTACGACGAAGTTAGTCACAAAACCGCATCTAATGGGAAAGTATCCTTTGGTACCCACAAAGGTGAAACCGGAGATAAAGTTACTGGCCGCTCAGTTACTGCCCGATCCAAAGATGATAGCTACGGAGCCCGTCAAAAGGCTGGTAAAGCCCCAGAGGAAGACCGCGATGGTGTAACCAGCGATGGTGAACAAGACGAGGACCGTCTCAAAACTGCAAAAAATAGCGAACAAGACGAAGACCGCCTAAAAACTGCCAGAGAGGAAGATGGTGACAATAGTCAGGAAGGTCGTTGGGCTGGTCAAGATACTATGGCCAAAGATAGAAACAACGATCAGTACGACGATGCCAGCACCAAGTACCCAGAGAAGCAACGTCCTGGAACTTCTGATGGGGAAGATCCCCATGGCCGCAGCGAAGGGCCCACCCCAGTTTCTAACCTTTCTGAGGAAGACCCCGACAATCTCGATATGGCAGTAGATGTCAAATCAGTTAAAGGTAACAAAACTTCCCGCGTCATTCACCAATCATCTAGCGACAAAAGACCCCCACTCAAAGGTGGCCCAATTGCCGACCATGCCGAAGGTGGTGAGCCTGATGAAGAGGGAGTCGGCCGAGAACCGAAATCCGCCAAGACTTCCAGTGGTAAAGCCCCCCGTGGCCGCGAGGGTGGCCCGACTGATTTCCCAACTCGCTCTGAGGAAGATCCTGATGACCTCGATATGGCAGTTGACCTAAAGGATGCTACCCAAAGTGATAAGGTCCGGATTGTTCGTCAGAAGTCCGGTGAGAAGGCATCCGTCAATCATGCTGAAGGTGAAATGTCCCGCCGTAAAAAGGCAGCAGAAGAGGGAGACCCGATGACCGTAACAGGCAAGGGTTCGACTTATAAGGAGCCTAAGGGTCCCATGGGAGCTTGTTCTGACGGGGAAGAAGAAGTTAAGTATAGCGGAATGGGTTCTGCCGGTCAAGCCCGTCCTACAGGGTTCCCAGCCCAAATCTACAAGGAGATCGAAGCCCTTAAGAAAGAAAACGATAGGCTCAAGAAGGAATTCGAAGAGCAGAAAGTCCATGCCCATAAACAAAGGATTTCCCACTACGTTGAGAATCTTTATAGCGACGGCAAACTGACCAATGCCATCATTCAGCAAGATGATTTGCAAAGTTTCTGCGAAGGTTTAGAATTTGGAACCTTGGAATTCTCCGAAGGTGAAACACCAACGTCTAAACTCTTTGGAATCTTAAATCGCCTGCCAAGCATGGTGCATTTTGGAGAAATTGTTGGACCGGAAGACAAAGCATTTGAAGCAACCTTAGAAAACATGGACCCCCATGAAAGGGCCCTTGAAATGGTAAAACGCGGTGAAGCCTCCGACTACTTGGAAGCCATCAAAACTTGCCTTTGGACTTCTAACTGAGCTAAATGGATCTCCTTTCCTTAATTGGCTCTGTCACTAAAAGGAGGGGAGATTTTTTCTCTAATGCCGAATCGCTAGCCAAAAAAGCTAAAACCATCGGGAACCTAGAGAGCATGATGCTCAGGGATTCTAAGCTTTTAGTTAAGTCTCTTAAGGACAAAGACATAAAGTGGGACGAGTTTTCTCGTGCCATGGTTGACAAAACCTTAGAGGCATCTTTGGCAGGAGTCTACCTTGGGTCAGCATCATCGAAGCCTAAAGCAAAATTGGAAAAAGCATGGCCAACAGTTGTCGGACAATTGGTGCCACCATTACTTAAATTCCTCGATGTGACAAAGGCCCGATTTGAAAATAATGCAATCTCTATAGTCGGTGACGAAATGGATTTTGCCTCCAAAGGTCCATCTGGCGACTATGATTGGGACATCCTTGATGATCCTGATTACGATTCGGAAGATCCTGAGGTTCAGGATGCCATACAGAATTCGATTGATTCCGGTGTGGGGCAAACCTGGCAAGGGGTTTTTTCTAGGGTTTCTCGCTACCTTGTTACCCCAGCTTACGCATTTTTTCAACTGGGTGATTACCTAGTGAAGGAAGAACAGGGCCACAAGGAAATGATGCGAGTTGCCAAAAAGGACAAAAAAACTTGCAAAGAATGCAAAGAATACGAGAAGCTAGGTTGGCAGCCAATCGGTTCCCTACCACTTCCTGGGCAGAGATGCAGATGCTATGGCAGATGTAGATGTCTGGTCAATTACCGGTAGCCCATCAGCAACCCCACGTAAGTGGGGGTAAAACCAATTATCACATCAGCTAGGTGAAAAACAAGTCCTAGAGTAAACCAAAAGTCAACACATATTAAGAAAAAGATCATGAGTCTAAACATTGCACCCGTTTACGCAAAACAGTACATCAGATATGCTTCCACCTGGCAAGCCGCTACCGACAACCAAGCTGGTAGTATTGGCGTAGTCGAAATCCCCGAATTTTCGGTTGTCGCTCAAGCAACCTATGCCGGGGCTAATAAGGTTTGCTCCCCTGGTAATTTAACATCCTTTACCGGGGCTATCGTAGGTGTTAGCCAGTCTTACATCCCGACTGCACTATCTCAACCTCAAACTGCCCGTCAAGTTAGTGTCGCCAGTAGCGGCTCTTTGATCGTCGAAGTTAGCGCTTCGGCTGTCGCTGCTTTTACCATTGGTAGCCGCCTTTCGGTTGGCACCGACGGTAAAGCGCTCCCAACCGCCAACAGCGGTGTGAACGTTACCTTAGATGGTACCACTCCACTTATTCGTGAGATTGTTACGATCGGTCGTCGTACCTTGGTTGTTGCGACTTTCAACTGATTGCTGATTGAATTTTTACTATGGGGCTCCGAAAGGGGCTCCTTTTTTATAGTTAGGCTTCCATTAGCAAAGTGTGGGTATAACTACAGTGACCCCGAAGTTTTCGGACTTTTGGGTTAGATTGCCAACGCAATCTTTGAAGTCAACCTAGAAAAGGAAATCATCTATTATGATGAATCATGGCGGTTCCGCTCAAGGGTAACCTTGGGATGAAAATTGGGTGAATTGCTGGGAAGCCTACGGCTTCAAACGAAAGTTTGATGCTATGGTAATCAGCAGCGAAGCGTTTTCGGGAGAAAACGAACGTTCAACGACTAACAGCATACTACTAGAACAGTAATGAAGCTGACACGAGCGCCCGACTCTTTGCTTAGGTAAAGATGATGATATAGTCTGAACTTTGTAGAAATACAAAGATGTGAAGGATAAAGAGCCTTTACGATAACATAATGCTACAACAGACCTACGCAGGGGTCGATCCCATTTTTTAGAGTGGCTTTGTTTTTAACAAAGAAAATCCGGTGAATTGCTGGGAAGCCTACGGCTTCAAACGAAAGTTTGATGCTATGGTAATCAGCAGCCAAGGCTTTTAGGGATAAAAGCAAGGTTCAACGACTAGATTAAGTAGCCTAGAACAGGTGAACAATCCACGAGCGCCGGGCGTTTTGTTTACAAAACGATGATATAGTCTGAACTCTTTGGAAACAAAGAGAGGTAGGGGATAAAGAGCCTCTACGTTAACAAATGTCTCACCACCCTCGCGCAAGGTTTCATGCTACCGTCTACCAACATTGCGAATCAATGAGGTTCCTTCAGGGGGTGACCCCTGTCGAATAATCGGGTGAACTGCTGGGACACCTTACTTTTGCTATGCAAAAGAGGCAATCAGCAGCCAAGTTTACTTCGGGTCTCTTGTTGCTATAATAAGAGTGAAGTAAGAAGGTTCAACGACTAGAAAGTGACTGACCCAAGAATAATCTTTCCACGAGCGCCCGACTCTTTGCTTAGGCAAAGATGATGATATAGTCTAAACTGCATGGAAACATGCAGAGCAAAACGTTAAGTTTTGTATATTATTCATAGCACCGGTGGTAGACACGCCAACTCGTGCAGGACGTATCCTGCGCTTCGGTATTCCATATGCCGCTTAACTCCGTGAGGGGTTATGAAAAATTGGGTGAATTGCTGGGAAGCCTACGGCTTCAAACGAGAGTTTGAAAGCTATGGTAATCAGCAGCGAAGCCGTCAAGGGATTGACGGAACGTTCAACGACTAGAGTTAGTAATCTAGAACAGATGAAAACTCCACGAGCGCCTGACGTTTTGTTTACAAAACGATGATATAGTCTGAACTCTTTGGAAACAAAGAGAGGTAGGGGATAAAGAGCCCCTGCGATAACATAATTGAAGGAACAGTAAATAGCTTGCTGTTGTAAAATTGGGTGAATTGCTGGGAACCCCTAACGTAAAGGCGAGGGAAATCAGCAGCCAAGTCTACTGCGTCGAGGAATCACTATGATTTCTGTAGTGGAAAGGTTCAACGACTAGACGATGAGTTTCGACAACAATAACTCGTCCACGAGCGCCCGACGTTTTGTTTACAAAACGATGATATAGTCTGATCTGCATAGAAACATGCAGAGGTAGGGAATAAAGAGTCTCTACGATAACATGGTGTTGCTATCAACGACTTCCGTCGTGCTTACGGTAATTAGTTTGTGCCGTAAATAAATTGGGTGAATTGCTGGGAAGCCTACGGTTTCAAACGAGAGTTTGACGCTATGGTAATCAGCAGCGAAGCCGTCAAGGGATTGACGGAACGTTCAACGACTAGATTAAGTAGCCTAGAACAGGTGAACAATCCACGAGCGCCCAATGCCCTACATAGTAATGTAAGGCAAAGATATAGTCTGACCTACATGGAAACATGTAGAAGCAAGGGATAAAGAACCTTTGCGATAACAAATGACAAACATCCCCTACGTCCAAAGCCGTTACGACTCCGAGCCTTATGCTCTGGAGCAGGAAGTGGTCGCATGGGAATTGCCTAAATCTTTGGGCCTTGCCGTTGCCTAGTTAGCGCGGTAAGAATAATAGGGTGAATTGCTGGAAAGCCCCCAACTTAATGGCCAATCAGCAGCGAAGCGTTTTCGGGAGAAAACGAACGTTCAACGACTAGATTAAGTAGCCTAGAACAGGTGAACAATCCACGAGCGCCTTACGTCTGACTAACCTTTATAGGGGGGTATAGACGGTGATATAGTCTGAACTGTAAAGATGGTAAATTTACAGAAACAAAGGATAAAGAGCCTTTGTGATAACAACCTTGGAAGAGGTTAGATCGATAGCCTCCGTCAGTTGAAAAACTGATAGAAAAAACTGGGTGAATTGCTGGGAAGCCTACGGCTTCAAACGAAAGTTTGATGCTATGGTAATCAGCAGCCAAGGCTTTTAGGGATAAAAGCAAGGTCCAACGACTAACAGCATACTACTAGAACAGTAATGAAGCTGACACGAGCGCCCAGCACCCTGATAAGGGTGAAGATATAGTCTGAACTTTCTGGAAACAGAGAGAAGTAAAGGATAAAGAGCCTTTGCGATAACATTATTGAATCGAGAACGCAGGGGAAGGTTGTAAGGGCCTTCCTTGTGACAAAGGTCACTAAAAATCGGGTGAATTGCTGGGACACCTTACTTTTGCTACGCAAAAGAGGCAATCAGCAGCCAAGGCTTTTAGGGATAAAAGCAAGGTTCAACGACTAGAGTTAGTAATCTAGAACAGATGAAAACTCCACGAGCGCCTGATGTCTTACCGTGCTTAACGGTGGGGCAAAGATATAGTCTGAACTCCATGGAAACATGGAGAAGTATGGGATAAAGAGCCCGTACGGTAACAACATTTTGCCTGCACAAGTGGATTATTTTTTACGAACGATTTCGATCGCAGCGTAGGTCCACTATAAATTGGGTGAATTGCTGGAACCCCCGAGTGGGCAATCAGCAGCGAAGCCGTCAAGGGATTGACGGAACGTTCAACGACTAACAGCATACTACTAGAACAGTAATGAAGCTGACACGAGCGCCCAATGTCTTACAAAGTACAGTAATCGTGTACATAGTGGGGCAATAATATAGTCTGAACATTACCAACAACAAGGTAATGAATCGGCGGATAAAGAGCCGCTGAGTTAACAAATGCTACGCGCCATCGAGACTCGCAATGCGATGTCTAGGCTAAACACATTGGCCCTATGAGATTAGTCTCATTTAGAAAATTGGGTGAATTGCTGGGAAGCCTACGGCTTCAAACGAAAGTTTGATGCTATGGTAATCAGCAGCGAAGCCGTCAAGGGATTGACGGAACGTTCAACGACTAACAGCATACTACTAGAACAGTAATGAAGCTGACACGAGCGCCCGACGTTTTGTTTACAAAACGATGATATAGTCTGAACTGCATAGAAACATGCAGAAGCAAGGGATAAAGAGCCCTCGCGATAACATAATGAATGAACAGCTACGAGTACACCGTTGCTCAAGCTGTTTCAGTGACTGGCAGCTACAATCCATACGAGCCCTACAATGGGACTCCTGGCTCACAAACTGGTCTTGGTTTTACAACCTGGACTACCTTCAACACCGCTTATGGCACAGCCACTGGCCCTGCCGCATGGTCTGGTGCAACCTCTAATCCCATTGAGGACATCCTGACCCTGAAGCGTGCTGTTGCCAACCAGATCGGCATTCGTCCGAACTCTGCTGTTCTTGGAACTTCAGTTTTCGACCTCTTGCTGACCAACGAAGCGATCCTTGATCGTATCAAGTACACCTCCGCCGATAGCATCGACACAGATGTCATCGCTCGCTACTTCGGTCTTGAGCGTGGCCTGCGCGTAGCTGAAGGGCGTTATTTGGCCAACGACGGCTCCTTGCAGCCTGTCTTCCCCGCCAATGGCATCCTCCTGTTCTACAGCCCCAACGGTCCTTCTGATTCGATCATGCCTGCGGGTGGTGCTAATGCTGCGACTCCGGCCTTCAGTTATACTTATCAGTTGACAGGTACCCCAGCCGTCCGTCCCGAGTACTACATTCGCGAACGCCGTGTCGTGCGTGCTGAAATCACCATCGAACGTGTGGTTAACTTGGTTGGCCTCGGTGCATCTGGTCTTATCGGTTCTGGCGCTATGATCACCAACATCTTGTCCTGATAAGGATAGGAAATAAAGAGGTGATCCCATGGCAATTCTCAGACCTTTAACAAAGTCGCAATACGAGGTATCGTTCGTAGCTCCCAACGGGGTGTCTTTAATCGCTGTTTTTACAAAATTCAGTGGTATCAAAGATTCTTCAGAAAAGAGCGAATACGCCAATGGCACTGGAAACCGAAAGTACCATGTCGTTGGCCCACGAACTGCAGATAATGTTACTCTTACTGCTCCGTATGATCCTACGATCTTCAAGCAACTAGAGAACTTCTGGTTAAACTACAATTGTCAAGATGTTACCGTTACAGTAACCCCTAGGGACTGTACTGGTACAGGATCTGCTCCAGCCGGTGGCGCGTACACCTGCTACGGTTGTAAATTCCTATCAATCACTACTGCCAACGTTGATCGCGACAGCGGAAACGTCCAGGAAATTGAAGTGGAACTGACCGTCAATATTTGGGACAGAACTTGATTTTGTGGTTCAGTAATTGCCCCCGAAAGGGGGCTTTTTTGTAGGCAGGGTAAAACATACATAACAGGATTACCAACGGATAATGGCAAAGACAACTTACAGTTCCGCTGTCATTGTAACCAGTGCATGGTTGAACGGAGCAAAACAAATATTTTTCGATGGCCAAGATTTAGATTGGCACTATGACCCCCTCGGATTGAACTCTCTGGTTACGGCTGGTCCGAATGGATTGGATAGTCGGTACATGACTTTAGGTACCAACCAGCCTACGCTATCTAGCTTAAATGAATTCATTTCTGGGGCCCCTATCACCGGCAATAAAGTTACCCTAGGTAAATGGTGGTTTGGTTTCCCTACTTTGTTGGATGAAAATAATAATAATGTCAACCCTGAAAATATCAAAGAAAATGCCCCTAGAAGTTATACGACAAACAATAAATATAATTACGCTAATGGGACACCTACCCCGTCAGTAGCTCAAAAGTTCGGGTCATTGGATGATGCTGACTTAATCACCAAGAAAATCTCAGCCGATTTGCTAAACAATTTAGTCATTGACAACGGCGAATACTGATTAGAGGATTAAATGCCAAGATATGCTCCCCTCCCCCCGGTTTCAATAGACCCAAGGAACGAGGCACAATTAGTTCAAGATGCAGCGCAAAAAGTATACGAGGCGTCTAACAAAACCCTCAATGACTTCAGTGCAGGGAATCCCCTTGCGGTTCTGTTAGAGGGGCAGGCTTTTTCTCAAGGTGAATTTTTATTTTGGGCGAATCAACTACCAAATAAGATCCTTATCGAATGGATAGGCCCATTTTTAGGCGCCCTAAGGAGACTAGGTACCCCTGCGACAGCTTTGGTTAGGTTGTCAATAGCACCAAGAAATTCAGACTTATCGGTACCATCCGGGTCTGTATTTACATCCAACCCCCAATTATCCGGCGGCCAAGGATTTGAATATGTAAGCTCATATAGTGTTACAATACCTGCCGGTAAGACCGAAGTTGAAATCCCTGTTTATTCTAAATTTGTAGGTAACATCTATAATGTCCCGGCTAATTCAATTACTGGCCCCCCGGACCTCGGGGAAGCTAGCACTGTAGTAACCAATCCTGAACCTGCGGTAGGAGGCAGTGATGTAGAAACATATGCTCAAGTCCAAGAAAGGTTTTTCTCCCTAATCAGACGCAGGAATCCCGTTAGCCAGGCAGACTGGGAGAACTTCTTCATAGATATGTTTGGTTTAGGGACTCTGACTTCTGTTCAACCTAATAGAAGTAGCAGATTTGGTTATAATTATTTGTCTGACTTCACAAAGCCTAATGGACAAGTTTCTTTCTTTGTGCTTGGACCCAATGGTATAGAATTAACCGATGACCAAATAAGAAGGGGTCAAAATGTAATTAACTTCTCGATCCCCATTGAAAATCAAGCCCACCTGTACCCTATTACTCTAAGTCAAACTCAATATAACATAACTCTTGAAGTTGATGCCAATGGTATCTATGGCTCTAATTATCAGCCTGTAACTTTGAATTTTAGGGATAGGCTCTCCACAGTATTGACCCCTGGAAATGTTTTTCCAACTGATACGAACCCGACCGTAAGTGATGTTGATGCCGCTTTTTATAATACTTTTGATTCTATCAGCAGGTTCAAAGACCCCCAAATTAACTACTCTGCAGCTTACAATACCCCTGTCCTTCTGAGTAAAGACGCTGCTATTTATACTAATGTATATGATTTTGAACCCGTAAATACTATTTTAAATAGTGATGATCTCATTGTAGTTAATAACCCTAACCTATCATACTACCCAGTAGAAGTAGCATATAGCCCCTATTCAACGAACAAATTCGACCAAACTGTGTACGGTAATCTTGCTTTAAAGCAAATAAAGTTACTCACTGCCGGTAGATACAGTTTGGGGGACATTGTGTTCTTCAATAATCAATTATTCGTAGTCCTTGAAAATATAGTAATTGGATCTTCAGCAGATATCCCCAGTGCTTTTGTAGCTGGAAAAATTTCTTCAGCAAAGACTTATTCTGCATGGGTCGTAAATAACTCTTACCAATATTCACTGGGGACAACAATAGACCCAGAAATCGTTGAGTATGACTACTCAGACGGTGAGTTCCTACCTACCACTACTGTCGGAAGATTGGCTTGGCTGGTAGCTCAGAATTTTATCTTATTCCCTTCTACTAATGACATTACCGGGGCCCAGACTGAAAATAAAATAGGACCAGCTTTAAATTCTAGCTTGCCAAATAATTATAATCAACTAGTTGAAGGTCAGTCCTACTTAGCAGGAACTTGGGTTTACACACCACAGGTTGGGAGCGGTCCGGATGCTGTTTCTGACCCCCATTATAACTATGTGGACGTAACGAAAGGGGCCGTCAATAAGTACGCCTATGTAATTGCACCTTTTACTTACGAACCCAATGGAGCACTAACCGTAGATTACTTTAGCGAATTAATAAAGCAAGGCATTATAAGAGAAGTGTCCGTACTAGATGGCAATGGCGGGCTACCCATTTACAAATACAAACCTAGATTCAAATGTGGGCAGTATTTAGAATACAGGGAAGTTTCAGGTGGGACTCCTACCTATTGTATTGCCGCCAAGTACTTCACACCAAGCAGCACATCTATTCAGGACTTAATCAATGATGGCTCAGTGATCAACCTTGCACCTTCATTCGAGCTAAGGTCACAATTAGATAATCTAATAGATAATAGCGTATCTGGCAGAATAAAGACGACCAACTTGGTAAACGGGGGGTCAGGTTACCGAAACGGTGCCTATACTAACCTACCTTTAATATATAGCAACCCAATCAATGGGGTTGGGGTCAACGGGTCTATTAACTTGGTAGTCTCAGGGAATACAATTATTTCCTACGAGTTATCAGATTTTGGAAGGGGGTTCTCAATTGGCGATGTCCTGACTATAGATAATAGTTACTTGGGCGGTACTGGTAGTGGTTTCCAAATCCAAATAACCTCTCTTTACCCCCGGCTGACGGAAATAAATACATTTGTCAGGATGTTTACTTTCTACAGAGGGGACAGAACCTACTTTAGAAATGGTAATTCGGTAAAATCCTACACAGCTACATCTAGCGTAAGCCCCTTATTTGACTTTCCAATTTACTACAAAAATGGTATTTTCATAGACTCCTCAGAAGCTGGAACAAATGAATTTGACCCCCGGGCATACGTCCCATATTTTAATCCAGATTATGTCAAATACGCAGAGGACACCCTTGTAGCAAAGGATGGCAGGAATATCTACAGGGTAATGAGAGCATTCACACCTCAAACAACGGTAACCAACTGGACAAACATGACAGTCACCAATACGGCCAGATTTGAAGAATTTGCCGATAACCTACTGAGGTACGTCTCTTTTTACAGGTGTGAAGAGGAAATTATCTCTCAATTTGGATTGGAGACATCCTCGATTAAATTAGGCGCAGCTCAAATAACATTAGTGCCACGTAATACAGGAAGATTTACCAACTCCAACCAGGAAATCACTTATGTATGGGAGAACCCTAGTTCCAATACAGATGTTCCCCAACTCTCTTGGTATACTGGGACTACTTTCCCCTACCAACCGCCTGACTATAAAGAAGGGACCTTAAGTCTATGAGCCAGATTATCACGCCTTTAAATGGGGGCAGGGGGGAAATTCAAACATCTTCTAATCCTACATTTGGTACTATATTATCCGTCCAGTTTCAAGAGGCTAATAACCTGTTTGAGACACCCACTGAATGGGTACCAGGTGGTAGACCTATTTATGGTAGGTTACCTGCTGCATCGGAACGATACTATATTGACTTTGGACTAGATAGAAAGTCTGCCTATGTGTATCTACCGCCTGGAGAAAGTCCGTTTGGCCCTAATTCCCTAGAAGTTGTTGCTTCAGGGGGTGATAAATTTTTAGTCATCAAGCCTGGAACCGTAGTTTGGGGGCACGGTAATCTTTCCATAGGTCCAGTCATTATAAATTTAGAATTGGTGGGGATGGCTGATTCCCAATATTTGATAGCTTATAGATTGACCTATGACGATTCCCCCTTCTATGCTTTGTATTCTGTAGAGAATTATTCCTTATCTGGTCACGAAATGAATGTCGTCAGTGGCACAGATTTTGAGGTAGGGTGGAGGTTCGTACCTAAATATGCTTTTTGCGATGATACGACCTTAGAATGGAGAAATTACGATGGAGTATTTCCATATTATTATGGAGCGCCGTACCTATACTGGCAATTCCCCAGGGCGGCTTCTTTTTCTGAGATAACTTTCCGTTGTCCACCTAACACTGTAATTACAGGTAGCGCCACCCTATCTATAACCAACTGTTTTAACGAAGATCCTGATAACCCTGGACAACCGGACCCTAATAGCCCATACTGTCCTGATCCAGATTGGATTTTTGTGGAAACAGTGGAAGTTAGTAGGGATAGTATAGGTCAATTCTTTACGTTTCAAATTGCAATACCTACTTTTAATACTGGTTGGAAGATCGAGTGGTCTGACCCCGAAATTTCCATACAATCTGTTTCTGTTTCAGGGACTATCTCCCTCCTGAGGAAACCATCTACGGGTAAATCAGAAGTGTCTCTTGTTGCTCACCCACTGGGTAGTCTGCCATCTACAGTAATTAATAGTGCGGGGGAAGAAGTTCCGGTCACCTACTGTAAACTTGCTCAAGTTGATATTTCCCCGAGTTATGAAGTAAAGAAAATTTTTGACATCAGAGAGTCTGTAAATGCAGATTACCAACCCATTGCAGAATGGCTTACAAGGCCATGGGATGACAACTTGATTAACCTATACGAGCAAGTGGATAATTATTCGGCCCTTTGGATGACCCCTGATACTTGCATGAATCAAGAATACTTAGCACTATCTGATGATCTAATCATTGTAGAATAAAATGACCAAAATTTACCCAAATTTTAACATAGGTGACTACGAACTCTATGGGTATTCCAACCCATTCCTATCAGAAAGTCAAGCTGCATCTGTCCAACAAGTTGGAACCAGAGTTAGTAACCAATTAGATTGGTTGGCTCAGCTATTAGGTTGGAGCGGTGATGAATACTGGTTTAGTCTTGTTTCAAACATAGACCAAAAACGACAACTCTTGGGTGGTACTTTCGGTGTTTACAATAGCTCTGTATTCCCCGCCGTCAAAGAAATTAGGAACTGGGAAGGTTCCATTGTAGTTGAATCTGATAACAGAATTCAAATCGGTCAAATTTTGACATTGGGTGAGTATTCATACGAAATAAAGGATGTCCAAAAAAATAGCCAATCCTCATCGTTGTTTATTAGCGAGTTTAATGATCAATTCATACTTGATTATTCTATTGGTAGTCAAATTAAAATTGATATAGAAAGTTCTCGACCAGCCCCATTCTACAGGCCGACTCCAGGCACCTCTGCTGATGCTTCATTTTTGGTTAGCCTAGTGGATGAGACTGGTTCCATAGTCCTCCACCCAGATTTCGATAACCAATACTCTTTACCGTATGTATTCAACATATTTTATGTGGGGTCCAGACTATACTTTGATAAACCCGTACAGCTTATCTTTTCTGAAGAAGTTACCATAGATCCAACCTATAGTTTTGAAACAAAGTCATGGTTCCTAGACATCCCCCTAAATCTAAAATTAGAAGGTCTTGGAATTAATGCCCTATTAAAGTATGATGAGTACAGCTCTACTTTCCTGGTACTGCCTTGGTCATTCAATAGCGACTGGAATTGCAAATCCGTCTTAGATAATTTTACAGGGGTCTGGGGAAATAAGGGCGGATTTTTACCATTTAATTTCGTATTTGATAGCCTTAGCTTACATGGTTTCGATGAAAGAAACTCTCTGTATTTGGCGCCAGTGGATAGAAAGATACCTTTTAATGACATTTTAAATTTCATTTACTACCAGAAGGCAACAGTAAGCCCTACTGCCCCGTCTCCAAAACAAAATCAAATCTGGTGGAATAGCCAGACAGGATCATTTTCGGTTTACGACGGGGGTGGCTTCAACTGTGGCCCATGGGTGGAGATAGAGTATCCGGAGGATGGTAATTTCCCCTTAATTCCTGATTTCTTATTCCCTGATTATAATAGTTTCTCTAGCTATACGGACCCAATTACAGTCGGGGCAGTCGTTAGGATCTTAGACGCCACTGGGCTATCAGAAGCTGATGGAGTTATAGGTATGTCTGGGGCCATATCTGGTACTTGCCAAATCGACCTGTTCAAACCATCTGATGAGGGGCACTGGCAGCTGCAGTCTGTAGTATACCCTGATGAGGCAAACTTTTCCATAGACGCCCCCATTTTACCTGCAAGGGTAATTATCAAACTAGAAAATTCGGTATCCCTTAGCCCATCCACTAGTAGCTATGTGATTGCCAATCTATTGGCAAACCTGGGGGGCCCTTACCCCCTGATATTATCAAGGTGGGACAATCAACCCAGGAGTCCATGGTATATTTCACCCCCGTCCAAATTAAAGTACATCGGAAATACCCGTCTCTTTGGCGATGAGCTACAAAATGGGGAATTATCTTGGGATTACAGTAACCCCGACCCACAGGTAAGGGGGGCATCTATCTTCTATTATAATCGGTGGGAGTTAGTAGGCACCCAGTGGGAACTACAAGGAGACTGGGTAGACATCAATAGTTTAACCCCTGCTGTCCCATCATCAGCTGTCAATTTTGATGCTGTTAAGGTATTTTGTAACGATGTACCACTGGAGCCATCCATTCCGTATCAAACTGAAGACTTCCAAATAATTTTTACAGTTGACAGCCTAAATGGGACTTTTAATTTTTCCTACAATACAATGACTTTCGAGGGAAAAGTTAAACTCCCGACAGTAATAATAACGGATTCGCTGACTTACACATTTAGACACGACATCTCCAACTTGGTATTCAGTGGGTTACAAATCTACATGTCCCCCAACGTAATGGACGCTTCTACTTCTTTGAGAATTTGGAAGACGAAGCCCCTGTATGTGGTTAATTCCGTACCAGAGTTGGATATGCGCGACAATGCCCTCGTGGCGGATTTAAATTCAGGAGTAGGTGATGATAACTGGGAGAATTATTTCCTAAGGTTGCCGCCGGCCTACCAAAGGAACGGGCCGGAGTGGCAAAAAGTAAACCTGATTTGCCAAGATTTTGGCTTATGGGGGTCTCCTCTATCTCCAGAAGACATGGAGTGTCCCCCTCAGCAGGAACAACCAAGGATTTACGACGATGTGTTTCTATACGGTCTAGAACCATCGAGTCCCACTTATCTGTATTCTGAATCTTACTTATATTCCAATGTACGGTACGGCTTAGGTCTGGAAGAGGACTACCTAAATGCCGCCATATTGCCGGGTGCGGATATTGACTTTGATGATTTCTCAGGGTCCAAAATAGTGGAATATGCCCCCCTCCACGACCGTAGAGCGACCACTGAAGCCACATTAGATAAAGTCTATGGGGATTGGGAAGGGGATTACTACAGAGCTGACGAATGCGGAAGACTATCTGGCCACTTGGCTAATGACTTGGAAGATTCAATTATCGAAAGAATAGACGCCCCACTCTGGGATTCCAGTATCTATAAGATTCCAACTACTTGCGTCATAAACGAAGAATCTTACAGAGTAGACGCCAACCACTATAAGGTCGGCTATGCGTATTTTGCTGCTGATTTGTCGGCCGCTGATGAAACTTTCTTCGATCCATTTAATCCCACGTCTTGGAAAAAATGTACGCAAAGGACTTCCCTCTATTTGACCCCGTGCCCTGATTGCCCATAATTGATCTGTAACAATAAAGTCAGGGTAAAAATCTAACATACAAACAAATTATTATGACCACCAAAAGAAAAAACTTGGATGAGACTCAGGATTTGACTCCCGATAGCGCCGAGGGCGCTGAGAGCCTTGGGAGCCTTGGGAACTTTGGGAGCCCCGAGATCCCTGAAGGCCCTGAACCAATTTTGGAAGTAAGCCCCAAGCAACTAAGCCCAATTCTTAAAGCCCTCTCTAAACCAAAAGTGCCTGAGGAAACTGCAGAGTTAGACAAAAATGAATTAACTCAATTTCCGATTAGTGACACACAAGTGGCACAAGAAGTAGTTAAAACCCGTCCCCAACCAAAGCGCACCCAACTTAGAAATACCCCTAGATTCTCAGCGCATAAGTAATGGCACAAAGTCTCAGTTGCATACCGCTAACTCACAATTTAGCCAGGTTGATGCTATTTGCAGAATCCAATGCTAAGTATGCTGGTTTACCTAGGGGGATGGTCAGGGGAAAAATAGTCGATGTCGATGACCCTGAGAATCTCGGTAGGGTTAGGGTACTATTTGATGCTATGAACCCGGAGGATATCCCTGAAATTGAGGGGGCCGGTTTATTTTCGGGTCCAAGGGACGGCAAAGGAAATTCATATTCCCATTGGATTGACGCCTCCCCTGCATTTGTCGGTAAGCAGCCCCCTGACTTGGTAGGGTCCAGAGTAAATGTCATACTAAGTAATGGCCAATATCACTATGCCATCTTGAGTGATACCCTTTACGACCCACAAAACCTAACAGAACAAGCGGCAGGGGGGTTGACAATTCCTAACAACTCTTCCATGACCCGCCTCCCGGCTTACCCCTCAGGGAGCCTGCCACCACCTTGCAAGGAGAACCGTGGTTGCTCTGTCATAGAAGAGGATGGCCCCATGAGTTCTGACTGGGTATGCGTCTGTCTGAAAAGAAACGGTGAGTATATCTGGGTAAGGCATTGTGACTTGCAACATGGACACGCAGGGGCTAATGATTCCATTCAACCACCAGACTCTTCTGGAAATAGGCAAAACCCCATTCAAGCCGGGACGGTAGGCGACTGTACTTTTCCAACATCCAATGGCCAGTGCAAAAGATACTCAGCTTTCGGGACTGCGCCCACTGGTAACCCATTTGGGGTCGATGCTAATTGGAATCCTCCACCGATGAGCGATAAACAACCATTCCCTTTCGAAGACCCTAAGCTCCTAGACATGGGTGCTGCAATGGATTTTGTGAGGAAGGATGCTGGGTACATAGAAGGCCAAATTAAAGGCTCTTTTACTACTGCATGGACCCCACAAATTCCAGCGACTCTACCGGCAATACCTGGCATAAACTTTGCGGAGACCGCTTTAAAAACAGCACAAAAAGCCCTTTCTATCGCCGAGGCTGCAAGGAACATCATATCAGATCCCACGATATTTATTCAGTCAACTGCATTGGCAGCCCTACAATCGTATTCCCCTCAAACTAATTTCATACTAAAAACGCTACAAAATCCCCAAGGCACTATAAACACTGTTTACTCATCTTTGACTTCCGCACTAAACCCCTTCAAATAATGGCATTCGAAAGTAACTACAACGCTGATTATGACCCAGGGTTCCCAATCTATCAAGGGTTCGGTCAAAGTGCCACAAACCCGTTGGCTCCAGTTTTTTATCAGTCCCTGGGCGTAGTTAATAATCTGTCGGTTTACGATTCAATTTATGCGTCTCGAAGCATATTTGCTGATGTATCATTTTCCGTAGGTGACAGCTTGCTTAGTAAAGACTTGTTTAGCGTCGGGGTCCCAACTAACTTTCTTAAGGCAGTAAATTGCGAGCAACCTGTAAACTGCGAACAAACCCTCAGGGTAAATGACATTACAAATACCGACCGCTTGATTGTCGCTGGTATAGAGTTTAGGCCGACTAGAATTGTAACCCAGAATGGCACATTCACAGTACTCGCTGCGATTTAACAATGGCTATCCGCCGACCTTCAATTTATCGTCAAGATCTATTTGCCTTTCAAGATTTTCTATACTATGAAAATGGCCCAGAACAAGGAAGATACATCCTCGGTAAATACGACGGAGAACCCTATGAATCATTGCAGCAAACTTTTGACTATCCTGCACCTGATTTCGGGGGCGGCTATATTGTGTCCAGAATCGATTACACTCTTGTGGGTAATCTTATTACAGTAGAGCATTGGGAGATTAACTGGAGAGACGAATGGCCCCTGAGACTTGCTGCCCAGGTATTGGTCAATTGCTTGTACCCTGAGGGGAAAGGCTTCCTGGTCAGGGTCAATAGAGATGCCTATCCATTTTGGGTATCAGAGAATTTCTTCCCCGTAACCAATGAACCTGACGATTTCTTAATCCATAGATAATCATGGCAATACCCAAATTAAAGGAATCCACTTTAACGACCCCAAATAATGTTGTCCTATTCTTTGATGGGCCATTAGACATTACCATACCGGTTCCCGTCTCTAGCTTCACAGTATGCTTCGGTCAATATGGGGTTAACACCATAGTGTACTCCTCAGATACGATGATTTCGCTAGGGTTAGATTCTGCATTGTCCCCTTGGGATGAAGTCTTTGTTTCGTATGAACCACCACTAGACCTAAATGTATGCCTCAGGGGGCCCATACCGCCGGGTTCAAATGATGTAATCAAAAAGAGGAATGCCGTCAGGGCCTTTTATAGGTTTGCGGTTAAAAATACGTTAGCCCCTGACGAAAAGACCGATGGCACCCAAAAAGGGTCTAACCTAGGGCAAACCATCGGCGGCTATGGCTTCCCCCATCAGGATCGCTCAGGAGTTTTAACGCCCAACCGCTCAGACCCACGTAGCGCATCTCCTGGAGATTTTGTCACAGCCTTCGGCCTTAAAGAAGCCGTTCAACTGACAAATATCGATGATGCTTCTGCGACTAGCGTTAACATAGTTAAGCTCAGGATGGCCATTGAGGATGCTAATTCCCTAATTGACTCTTATATTGAGCAGTCTGGAAAGGCTGGCAAAGTACTAATTACCAGTAGTCGCAGAAGGACTGCATTAATTATTGCTAGATACTACCTTGATACAGTCCGTAAAAGAGATGATATCAAAAGTGATTATGTAGAGGCTCTTAAGCAACTAGATGCCGAACGGCAAATGACTGCCATCCGAGCAGGACACGGGGACTCTGCTATTGATACCAAACGCGGTATAATGCGAACATGGCGTATTCCGCAGAGGTATAATGGTGTATCCGGAAAGGGTTTCAGCGGTTGGAATAATGACCCAGCCGGGGATCAATCCCCAGATTACCGATTGGGTTATGGCGCCACAGGGCAAAATAATACCAACTCCAACTGGATAACAGATAGTAATTATGAAGACCTAGGTGGCACCCCACAAGTCATACAACCCAATGATGCGGGTGGTTACGACATCGGCGGGTCAAATACAATATTCCCATGATGTAAACAATGGCTGAACTTTCTACTATAACCCGCATAGAGCAGTACCTGTGCGATTCTTTGATAGCATCACCTTTAATTCCACTTAATGTCAATGTCCTACGGCTGGCAGATGCCATGGATAACGAGGGTGTGGTTAATCAGACTAATAACATTGTGGTTAGATTTGTGGGGGCATCGTCTAATGTGACAAATAAAATCCCCCTTATTTACGATAAGAGGATGCAATTTGAATTGAATTTCTCTTGCCAAAATTACCTAACCAGTTCTGGCCATGATTTTGCCACCCAGTTGTTAATGGGTTCAGAGATTACAATTTCAGGTGGGGTGCCGTCGGGTTCTTTCGTGCAAGTTACTGAGCCGTTCCACTGTGCATCGACCCAATTTACAGGAGTAACCAATCAATCTCAATACACATACACCCAACTATATACAGTAACAGTACAGGAAGTCTACCCATACGTCGCATTAGACCCTTGCGTCCAAAGGGGAGATTGCAGGCAGTTATTCCCAGGACTTAATGTAGCTACCACATTGCCCCTGGGCGGAGTAGTAGACGAAGCTTCCGGTAGTATTTATGTCCCATGGTACCCTGGCGCTAATCCGTCAGGATATGAGTTTTCCAGCCAGTCTGGCATCAGGTGGAGTAATGAAGTAACTCAAAGTGGAGACTGGGTCTTTATCTGCGATCCTACTGAAGTATACATAGAAGACCCCTTGGGGCAACCTATTTATTTGCTAAGTAACAATAACTATACCGAAGATGGTCGCCTAGTGGTTACCGTTTGGGACGCTCAAACTAAGCAGCCACTGAGGGAAGTTTTCTATGTAGATTCTGGAAAAAAACTGGCTAGATACGCCGTTGAATTATGGAGGAATACACTGGAAGGGGCAACCGATGGCAATAGCGGCATTGCATCCGATTCTGTCAAAGAGGCTATTTTCTTCCAAGGAATGAATACCGGTGAATTTGCAGTTGTTAAAGGGGCTTTTCAAATTTTCTACTCTGACCCCTTAAACCCAGAGGCAAAAACCCAAACCCTGGCGGGAGGTTCATTAATTGGGGTAAAACCAGATATATTCATTCAAGCGCCTAAGGGAAGATTTTACTTCGTGGGTCAATCCCCTCAAGGGAAAGGTTGGTTACTAGAAGGTACATTTGAACTTGCTTCCATGAATTCCCTGTGGAAACTTGGGTGCGGGGTTTGCCAGGGTGGGCCAGAACCTACGGCCCTGTGTTGAAGATTGCCATGATTGCCTCCGTAAAAAATGGGGTCCAAGTGGCAACTCCCAATCTGATGTGCAGGCAAGAAACTCTACACCTTGTCAACTTTGCTAATTGTTAAATGGAAACTCCAAGATCCCTATGGGCTCAGTACCATACGGCAGTTAAATCCGGCGATAACAAACTAGCTGAAACCCTGCTAAGAAGATTGCACTCTTACAAATCTACCCCTAAACCACAGGGTTGCTCAAGTTGTAATAGGAGATTCAGATGATGAATCAAAATGAAAAAATTCTACGTCAAAAGGAAAAGCTAGCTCTCAGGACTTTACAAGTAGCTGAGGATTCCTTGACTATTATCCAGGCTTCTTTGGAGGAGTGTAGTACTGATGATTTAGTGAAAATTTTTAACTCTTCCGTTAAAGCCCATAGGGATTTCATTTCCGATACGGCTGCTTTGACAGAGGGTGAAAGTAAGTCTGAGAAGGAACTCACTAAGGAATACATCGGGACTGCGGCTGAACTCATTAAGAAGTTTAAACCTCAAGTATGACACTCCCACGGCCGATAATAAACCACGCTAGTCAACTAGATGAGCACAGCTCATGGCGCCATTACATTAGGGGCCTGCATCAACTTAATGTCTTAGAAGCACCAAACTCTGTCATTCAGAGCTACATGTTTGAGTCTTCTAGGTATTGTTTCCTGGCTTTTGCAGACTTGATGAAGGGTGGTGCGTTAAAGGTCGCGGATTTCCATGAAATTATTGCCAGTGGTTTTGAGGATCTAGCAAATAAACGTTACCATAACTTGATCGTATCCTGTCCCCCCCGGTCCGGTAAATCAATGCTGGCATCAATGTTTGTGGCGTGGTTACTGGGGAGAGATCAAGAAACTCAACACGTTATTGCCTCTTATGGCTTATCATTGTCCAATAAGTTCCATAAGGAAGTTATCGGCATGTTGAAGACACCTGTCTTTAAGAAAATCTTCCCTGATTGGAAAGGTTTTGCCAGGGACTCTAAATTTGAGATGCTTAGTGGTGGATACATCCTGCCTACTTCTGTCGGTGGTGTGTTGACTGGCCATACGGCAGGGTCTGTAAACATTATTAGCCCAGGTGTGGGGGCCATGGTAATCGACGACCCACTGAAAAGCTCAGCTTCTGCCAGGGCTTTTGAGAGCCTCCAAACGTGGTGGCAAGAAGAGGCATCGACACGTAAAACTAACAATTATTGCCGTCTAATTATTGCGACCAGGTTTCATGCCAATGATTTGCATGGCCAGGTTTTAGAATCGGACGGCAGCTATGATGAGGAAGAAAACCCAGAAGGTTGGAGATGGGTGAATATTGCGGGCCTGTGTGAAGACCCCGTCGATGACCCCTTAGGTAGGCAAATCGGTGAGTCCCATTGGCCTGATAACCCCGCATTCTCGATTGATATGCTGGAGGCCCAAAAGAAAACTATGGGCAGTTCCAAATTTGCGGCCCTTTATCAAGGAACTCCAACTGCAGCAGAAGGTCAAATTGTAAAGGCCGGATGGATCGCCATGGTAGAAGAAGAAAAATGCCCACCACTAGATGTAGTATGGCTGGGTGTAGACTGTGCGTTTTCTGAAAAAGAAGGTGCAGACGAAACTGCGGTCTGTGTGGCTGGTATCTCAACTAGGGACCCCCGAACTGTTTACATTAGGGAAATCGTTAAAGGGAGATGGGGTTTCCCTGATTTGATTGCGTCTATTAAGCAACTACATTCCTTCTACAAACCAAAAGTAATCTGTATCGAAAAGGCAGCATCCGGCCAATCTTTGATACAAATGTTGAGACGGGAAACAAAAATACCTGTAGAAGAAATGAGACCCCTTAGGTCAAAAACGGTTAGACTCGAAGCTGTTAGCCCACTCTTAGAGAATGACAGGGTTAAACTTGTTGAGGGGTTATGGGTAGATAGTTTTATTAAGGAGCTAACAGGATTCCCCTTCGTTAAGCACGATGACTCGGTGGATGCGTTTGTGTGGTCCCTGACGTACTATGCGATGAAGCTAGACACCATTGACCGTGGGGTACAAGATGCTATAATACAAGCGAGGAGGTGGAGCGGAGGAAACAGAAGGCCATTCTTAGGTGATTCGAATTTACCTACTGGTAGAGTAGGGAGAAATTTACCCTCGGCTGGACTTTACAATAATTTAGACTCTGGTTCTGGTTTTATCGGTCCAGACTCTTTTTCCAGACCTCGCCTCAACAGGGATGACACTGGCTATGGGCTATCGCTCTGACCCCCAGGTAAAAAAATCATCACAAGCCAACACAAGCCAACAAAATTTTAATTAAAATGACACCAAAACACCCAAAAATAACACACGCTTCCCAGCTATCGGAACATTCAAGCTGGAGGATGTATAAAAGGGGACTTCTTGAACTTGAAATGAGAGGCGCGACTAAGGAAATAATCACCGACTACACTAAAGAGTGTGCCCAATATAGTTTTCCTGCCTATTTGTCTCGTTCCGCTCAAGTAGAGTTTGGCTACCTGCTGAACTGGGAAACTTATGAAGTCTTAGGGTCCGCCTTTGAAGACATTGCCGAAGGTAGGTACCCAATCCTCTTAGTATCGATGCCTCCTCGTACTGGGAAGTCTTCATTGGGATCCCTCCTCCTGTCTTGGCTCCTGGGTAAAGATCCTTATATTAATAATTTCGTAACTTCTTACAACCAAAGTCTTGCAAAGGTGGCGGCAAATAGGGTGAAGCAAGAGGTTAATAATCCACTTTTTGAGGGAATTTTTTCTAAAATTGACCTGGATCCTCACCATGTCGTGCCGTCTGCTCCTGGGGGCTCTGTATGTGGGTTTGCTTATGGGAACATCAATACCGACGGTGAGGTGCCTGGAGTTTGGTTGATCGATGACTATCACAAGTCCTCGGATATAACAGTGAATAAATACTGGATAGAAAAGGAAATTATGACCCGGCGCCACCAAAACAGTGCCATTGTTGTTCTCGGGTCAAGATGGGGTGATGAAGACATTTTCGGCTACTTCTTGGATAAATTCGGTGTTTTTGACCCTGTATCAAACCCGAAAGGAGCCGTCCACATTAATCTGTCAGCAATTATCGAAAGTAAAGAAGAGGCAGAGGCTGACATTCTGGGCAGGCCCATCGGGGGGACCTTAGGAAATACCAACCAATACCTATCCCCAGAAAATTTGAAAGACCTCAAAAGAAACCTAGGAGATGAAAAGTTCTCCTGGCTGTACAAGGGGTGTTCACCGACACCGAAAATCCCTCCATTAGATAAAGTAATTATTTCTGTTGATCCTACTTTCCGTGCCGATAGCATTGATAAAGTAGGTATTTGCATCGCGGGGGTTACAAAAGAAAGAGAATACATGTATGTCCTTGACACTTACGAAGGCAATTGGGACTTGAAAACTGTCGGAGTAATCCTAAGCCTAGCAGTTAAGGCATACGGAGCGGAAGAAATTGTACTTGAACCTGCTATGGGGAGTGCGGCTTGGGCCGTATACCTGCAGGACTTAGGGTTAGAGGTTTGCGTAGGTAGCAAGTTGCAACAAACCAAATTAAATGCCTTCACTCAAATGTTAAGCTCAGGAAAAGTAAAATTCTCTAGTTCAGATACTCTCAGTGCGTTGGATGGCTGTGATAACTTCCAGATTTCATTATCCGACACCCTATGTGCAATCTTAGTTAGCTACAGTCAGCTACTACCCATCATTACCTGACGGCAAATTGCGATTCGCAACCGCATAAAAAGTTGCTGTTGTTACCAACAGTATCAAAATGGCTATTTCACCAACTGACAAAAACCCTGCTATCATGCAGGAGCTTCACGGCACTCGTTGCCTCATTACAGACCTTGCCTCGGATAAGTACCTTGATCAAGCGAAAAAAAGACCCCAATACACAATCCCGAAAGACTCCTACTCCCGATGGTGTGGTGGCGCTAATGGATTCGACTTATTCGTCGAAAGGGCCCATGAATGAGTACATAGAGTGGTTACTCAACCATGATAAATGGTGGTCTCTCTGATGCATTAGCCCCCTAACGGGGGCTTTTTGCCAGGGGCAGGGTAAAATAAGGTCGTAGAGTTCCCTTTCACAAATGACTCTGCCTATTAGTTTCGAAGGGGGTCAGGATCATGTAATCCAAATTAGCAACGAAGCATACACGTTATCCACAGTTGTCATTAACCCTCTTTACCAAATGTTGAAATCAAGAGAAAAGCGCAAATCGCGCCGCGCAGAGTCTGCCCAAATGGTTGAACGCTCCTATAACAGGGGCATGGATATTTTACCTTTCTATTCTAAAACAGATAGTCAGGAGGATCTTTGGAAATCCTTAAACTCCAATGTAGTTACAATTGCCGTTGGTCCATCGGGAGTTGGAAAAACCCTAGTAGCGCTATGGTGGGGGCTTGAAGCAATCAAAGAAGGTAAACTCGATAAGATTTACTACCTAAGGAGTGATGTCGGTTGTGCTCACCAAAGGGGGAGAGGAGCATTGCCCGGAACTTTAGATGAAAAAATGGCCCCACTTGTTGGCCCCGTTTATGACAACCTTGCGGTTATGACTCGGTCCTTAGGTGCAGCGGAGTACTTACTCTCAAAGAAAATTATAGAGCCCATGATGCTTGAAGATGTGAGGGGACGCTCATTTAATGAAAGTCTAATCATTTTCGATGAAGCTCAAAATTCTATGCCAGAAAATGTGAAAACTGTAATTAGCAGAGTGGGGGAAAACTCCAAAGTAGTAATTACAGGTGACACCAAGCAAATTGACTTAGAAGTTTTCAGGCATGATAGCGGCCTATTAGATAGTTATCGCCGTTTAGCTAATATATCAGGAGTAGGTAGAGTACAATTCAGTAAATCAGATATTGTCCGGAACGGCATTATTGCCGACATTTTAAGCGCCTATGAGGACTAATGATCGAAATAGATAACCCTAAAGAATTTGATTTTGCAATTGCTGGAACTATTCAGCACCTAGGCGCACCCCAGAGATGGGGGGGTCCGGGAAGAAAAGATGTTCTTTAGGGAAATCTTGTCGCTCAACTTGCATTCAACGGGGTTTAGTTTGCAGAGTTGAATTAAGCCCATACATCGCAGATTCCCTCGGGAAATTCATCAAAGCTAATGAGAAGTGGCGAAGTAAAAGCTCACCCTGACTTAAAGATAGACTTTAACAGGAACTCCATCATGAGCGCCATCCGGGATTTAAAAACCCTGGACCCAGACGCCCCCCGCAGAGTAGAAGTTCTCCAGAGGATTTTCAATAAGACTAAGACCCTATTCATGGACTGGAAGGACATTGCAGGCAACAAAGAAGCCTTCAGAAGCGCATTTTCAGGGTACTTCAAAAACCCAGATTTCACCATCTCGCAGAAAATCTACAATAAGACTTGGGGCGGGTTAGCGTATAAAGAGGGGGTCACAGTTATTCGGTCAGCTCAGGGGTTTACCCCACAAGTAAAGAAAATCAAGGCCACTGCCGAAAAGCATTTATCCAGTGCCGCCCAAGGTAAAGAACTGCCACATACTATGGGTAAAGCTCCAGGGTCAGCCAGCAATAATACACTGGTGACATTAGTTCACGAACTAGGGCACCACGCTCACTTCAAAGCGAAAGAAGTTGGAATTCCAGATAGCTTCAAAAGAGTTAGCACATACAGTAAAACAAATCAACTAGAACACTATGCTGAGCTATTTTCAAGTTACATATTCGCTGGACCCAAAATGAAAAAACTTTTTCCAGCAGAATATGAACTGGTGGAGTCTGTTCTAAGGGAAGGGAACTTACTGAGGTAAACTATGGATAGCATCGAAAAAGCCCAGGTCTTAATTCGTAAGGCACCTTCCGATAAAGAAAACTTCGATAAATATGCAAAAGCCTTGTCTGCCTTGTCTGATTTAGAAAGAAAAAGAGGAGACATGGAATCATCTGAGTTTATCAAAAATGAACTAATGGAAGCCCTACTGGTAGCTACCCAATGAGAAGAGACACAAGATTTAATAGGCCCTCCCGTGAAGACCTGGAAGGTAGATTACCAGTGGGTACGCTAACCGGTAGCCAAGAAATGGGGATCTGGAACATGATGTTGCAATCTGATGACCCCTCAGAAGTTTGTAAATGGTACAGAAGCTATAGGGACAGCCCGCATTGTGAAGTGCCGAAGGAAAAACTTAGGGCAATGAGGGACACCATGGTAAACGGTATGAGGGAAGCCAACAAGAAAGACCCTGCCAGAAGATTAGAAAAAAGAAAAGGCGTCCACTACATGGATTACGAAAATGAATGGATTTTAAAACCTAGAGAAGGGGCTTGACATGGACAAAACTGAGGCTAAAATTAGAGACTTATATAGGATTCCTTGCGGCCCCATGGAAATTTCTGCCGATTCCGTATGTAGGAAAGGATTGAAAGAATCTATGGATAAACTCCTTGATAGGTTAACTCATGAGATTCACCCCGTGGTTATTGATGATGCCGACGGTGCCGACGGTAACCATGATGCTGACGGAAATCATGCTGAAAGGGAACTCCAGGGCAATAGCAAACTATTGCAAGATATTTCTGGTAAAATTGAAAAGTGGTGACCCCTACCGCCAGCATGATGGGTAATAATCATTGGTCTAAGTAGGTCTCGGGGCACACTTTCAACATTTGCTGAAACAGGCCTAAAAACTGAAAGCTGAATGGACCAGGGCCCAACACCCAAACACCCCAAACACCTCAACACCTCAACACTTAAACTTCCCAATACCGACCCCTTAAACAAATGACGAATAGAATCAACGGCGATTTTGAACAGGGTGCTATTGAAGCTTTCCGCGCAGCCTATGCAGCTCAATTGTCAAACCCTGAAGATCACGAAATTGACCCCATTAATGGGTTGCCAACTAACGTAGTCCATAATACATCTCCCTGGATTCAGCATACCGGGCTCTGGAAAGCCAATGATGGTATGTCCCGTGACTTTAAACCCAACCAGCCATTCAATCCAGACGATTATTTTCCGGCTGTCTTAGGCGATAGTGTCGATGAAGTTGATGACGATTCCGAAGATGCCGAAGATATTCAAGATTCAGATGGAAACTCAACATTCCTAACCGATGAGGAATTTGAACGTCTTTCTGAAGAGATTTGGGGTTCGGATGGCGGCGATTCTGACGGTAATACAGAAAGTGACTCTGACGACAACGACAACAGCAACGACAACGAAACTCAATACGAAGAAGACCCCTATGTGGAGTCCGAAGTCGAAGGTGAAGAAGAACTAAATGAGGATGAAATTGACACCCTAATCGATGAGATCCTTAGCGAAGGTAGCGATGAAGACGGTAATGATGATGAAGACGGGGAATACAACGACAAAGAGCAAATTGGGTAAATTTAAAGCATAATTACCTTGAATTCAATGGCACCCCTGGGAAAAACGGAAGCTGAAATTAATACCGCAAAAAGAGGCCAAATAGCCAGACTTGGCGGCCTCAATTTACCCAAATTAAAAAGAAAAAGGTGCAAGAAAGGAAAATCTTGCGGAGCATCCTGCATCCCGGGCTACCATGTTTGCATGGTTGATATCCCTTGGTCCTTAAACATGGGCCTAAATAAAGCTGTTGAAGCAATTAAGAAAGTTCGAGGAGAGCCCATGGTTAAGAAACCCGCCGCGAAGACCCTAGCAAAACCCTAAGAAATAAATTGACACCCTATACGATGGGGTCTGATGGCAAGCAAAATGTCTGAATCCGATAAAAAATACCAAAAATTAATGGGGGCTTATAAAGTCGCCCGCAGAGACCCTGCTGATTTAGAAAAGGCCCAAACCCTCCTTAAGGCAGCCCAAGAATTAAAGAGTTCAGGTAAAGTATCACCCGAAGAAATCGAAGGGATGCGCTATCTTTGAGAATTAACCAGTCAGCAAAGGGTAAATCTAAGTAGATTCGCTGTAGGGCAATGAAAGAATTCAACGAGAGGGCATTTTTAATTAGAGCTTTAGTGGCTATTTTTGTAGCGCAAATTGCTATGATCGGTTATGATAATTTTTCATGTCGTAATAACCTGAGGAAATCACCAAATGACTCCTACTCAGCTTTTTGCTTAAAAATATCCGATAGTTTCTCCGAAACTGCCAAATCCGCAGCCAATGTCTTCTTAGCGTTGCTAGTACCCGCTGCTGCTTTGAGAATGGCTGCCAAGGGGAGTTCTGATAAGTCAAACAATAAGGACAATAGTTTAGATAGCAACTCAGATACGAATACCGAAGGCAAAGGGTAAAAGAAATAAGTTTCTAACTACTCTTATGCCTTACGGAGAACACATGGATTTCTCCTCTGTACTCTTGCCGGGTGTTGGGGGACAGTTAAATGCCAGTAATGCCATTTCTACTGATCAGTTGATGAAAAGGAACAAAATCGGCCGTAAATGGTCCCCTACCCCTGAAGGTGGCTTGTCGATGCACAAGGAGGCTATTCTAAAGGGCAATAAGGCCATCAGAGAACGGGGGGCCAACCTAGTCAATAGGGACTATGATAGCCACGCGGATGGGGCAGATGCCATGAAAGAAATCATGAGTCGCCGCAAAGCTAGAATGGATTCTTTCAAAGAACTTAAAAGAAAAGAATATAACTTTGCAGACGATACTGAACTGATGTCAATTCCCCAACCGTTCAAAGAAGGTGGATGCAAGTCTTGCCGGACAGGTAATTGTAAATGTAGCTCATGTAACGCGAAATCAGGCAATTCAGCAAAATTCAGGGAATGGGATGCTGAGGCCAGGGAAAAACTAAAAGAAGGAAAAACAAAGGGGGAATTCGCAGGCCCCGGAATGTCTTTCCCAATTGCCAGTCCCCAAGATGTCGCTGCTGCATGGTCATCCGTAGGTCGCACCGCTGATCCACGTAAGGTTATGGCTGCCATCATCCGCATCGCAATCAAAAACAAATGGGAATCTGGTTTACCGGAAACTGTCAGGCAAAGGCTTGAAAATGGTGGTAGTGGTTTACCGGATGGTAATTGATGGAATACGACTGGAACCGCCTACAAGGTCTTGGCTTTGATTTGCAGTTTGTAGAGAGGGCCCTACCTGCTAGGTATAAAAAAGGATTGACCCCTAAGGAGCAAACTATAGCCAAGGGAGAAGCTGAAGAAACGATGCAAAAGGCCAAAGACCCTGGGGTATCACCCAAAGACCTATACAAAGATTGGGAATCTGACGATAAGTTCAGAAAAAGAAACGAAAAAATCCCTCAATCCCCCGCAACTAAAGCCTTCTATGACAGATATTCTGAGGGGTCTAGCAAGGCACTAAAAGCAAAATCGGAAAAGTCTGGCATTTCTACTAGTATTCTGGGAGAGGTATACAGTAGGGGAATCGCAGCATGGCGCTCCGGCCACCGACCCGGAATTTCCCCGCAGCAATGGGCATTAGCCAGAGTGAATTCATTTATTACAGGAGTTGGTAAGGCTCGCCAGGCTGATAACGACCTTTGGAAAAAGCACTCTAAAACCAAATAATTTACCAAATTCTATGACCACTCTAACCAATATCAAACAAGGAGCCCCTGCTCCGCAACCTACTCCCCAAGCCCCAGTCAATTTCACTTTTACCGGCGATTCTGTGTTGGTCCTTGGGTTTGCCCTTTGGGCCCTTGTTACTAAGGTGATTGCCCCTAGGACTATAAATAAACTAGATGTCTTTCTAAATCACATCGAGAAAGAAAAGGAAATCAACACTCGTTTGGCTCAAATTGGTATCATAACTAATGCTTCTAGGGTTATTTTGTGTTCTTTCCATAATGGACAAGTTGATTTTACTGGGTACCACCTCCAAAAAATGTCCACCACCAATACCTATACAGCTAAAGATAGTTCTGCTATGGCTTCCCCGGTAAAGGATATTCAAATAGGCAGTTTCATAAGGGAAATTGAAGCCATGCTTAAGGAAAATGATTGGTTGACTGTGAAATTTAGTGAGGAGTTGCCTCAAGCTTGTAAGGACTATTTGTCTAGGAATGGGATTGACTGTTTCTATAATAGGATGGTTAAAGTGGGTAATTTGCCAATTGGAATCTTGTCAGTTCAATATGGTACTGAAGAGAGGAATAAATTTGATTTAACAATAAAAAGCAATAAGGACACATTGGAAGGTCTATACTTAGAGATTTCTGAAATTATGAGGACACGATTCATTCAGCCATCACCGCTCCGGAAATTATTTAAATGGTGGCCTCGCTAGATGCCGTAGGGGTTGAATTCCCCAGTATTATACTCTCGTCGCTCATAGGGTAACATTAATTACTTCCTAAGATAAAATGACTATCTCTGAGTACGATTGGAAACGTCTCCAAGGTTTGGGCTTTGACTTGAATTTTGTGGAGAATGCTGCCAAAGGTGCTAAAGGTGTCAAGGTTTCTAGTCCCGGTAAAGGTTCTGGGAAGCAAAACCCTGATCTCATGCCAATGGACAAGATGGCGATTGCTCCTGGCCTTGAGAAAGAACCGGCCACCAAACCTTCGACATTTATTATGGGGGAAGGGGTGGGAGATGGGGATTTTGAACCTAATGGGGGGATGCTAATCACCCAATTAAAATCAATGCAAGATAATATCGCCACTTCCCTGAAGATGATTATCCCCGACAGTAATCTAGATCCCTGGATTGCGTCAAAAATCTCAGAGGGTTCCCACGGTTTAACTGCAATTGCTGATTATTTAAAGTACGGAGAGAAAGAGTAATGCTTTACGGTAATGCAAATTTTAGCGATGAAGCCCTAGAGGCTTTCTATAACATGTTTGCTGAGGAGTTTGGGGAGACTTACGATAAGTCTAAAATGGCTTGTAATAAACCACGCCCTACTAAACCAGGTGATGAGAAAAGCCATGTAGTAAAATGGTGCCATGACGGTAAGGAAGAATTGAAAAAATTTGGTCAAAAGGGCGCAGAAACTGCTGGACCACCTAAGGAGGGTGAATCTGAACGCATGAAGATGGAGCGTAAAAAATTCAAAGCCCGTCACGCAAAAAATATTGCTAAAGGACCATCATCGTCTTCCTGGTGGTCGAATCGATTTAAATGGAATGAAGCCATGGATATTATGGCCAGAAAAAACATCGACTTCAATTAGGGTAAAAGAAAACATAATGGACTCTTAAAATGAGAAAAGATAAAATCTCAAAAGAAGCATACGATAAGGCGATCCAAGCTTATTCCCATAAGCCTACAGATTATGCCAAAGGTACTGTAATGGAGCCTACAGTAGTCCTGGGCCTTCGACCTAGTTATAGCGAGTATGGAGACCTTGGGAAAAAGCATACGGATTTAACCAGCCAAATAGAGTCCCTAAATGAGAAAATGAAAATCTCCCGTCAAAGGGGGGCGTTTCAATCCTTGCAAGAACAAATGAAGCAAGTTAAGGAGCTAGTCAAGAAGCGCGAAGACATTGATGCCAAGATGGCTACCCTAGACCTAGCTAGAAAGAATACCGATGACCACCGAATTGCCACAGGTGAAGAATTGTCATATTCCGAAAAGATAGACACAGTATCAAACCGAATCGCCAGACTAGAGACTTTACTAAACGGGGGCTGACTCCGTGTTTGGTAAAGGGGATAGGTGTGATATAGGAAAATCATGCGGGTCAACATGTATAGCCCGACTAAAGGTTTGTAGGGTTGATTTTGGGGATAACATATCTGAATCTATTGACCGTATATCCGGGTCTATTGATGCTAGTTTCATCGATGATGCCAAGGAAAGTTTAAAAGACTACCTGGCGAGGGTGGAACCAAACACAAAAGCAAGCACAAAATCTGTACCCAAAGTAAATCAAGAGTCAATCAAGAAGCCAGGAAAAATAATTACTGGTAACACACAGTGGGCTAGAGATGATGCTTCTGATTTTGACTCTAGTTTCAAGGTAGGCAGGGCCATCAATGGCACTAAGGATCAATTTGACTGGCCTGGGTCCCTAAGTAAAGGAACCAAATTAGGGGAAGGTGGATTTGGTACTGTGCTCTTGATAAAAGGAAACCCGAGCTATGCCGTTAAACGTGGCCAGGTAAGTACAACGGAAGCGGAAATAACTCAAATCTTAGGGAAAGCCGGCTTAGGCCCTAAACTGATATATGGGGAAATAGCCAAAGGCAAACCAAAGGCAGAGGGTGGTGTCTATATAATAAATGGCCGCATAGTTATGAGCCGGGTCCCGGGTAAAGATTATGATAATTTCAGTAAGTCTTCGGACATAGTTGGGAAAACCACCATTGGAGATGCTTACTGGTTCTTGAGATCACAGGTTCATAGACTCGGAATAGCCCATAACGATGCCCACAGTGGTAATGTTCTGATTGATAAAAACGGTAAGTCCAGGTTTGTTGACATGGGGTTATCACAACAAAATATCAAAGCAGCGTTATCCGAGGCATTAGGGGTTTTTACAAACAGGGGTTTTTTACCAAAGGGTTCAACTTTCGACCCTAGTAAAATTAATTCTATGACTTCTGGAGACTACAATTCAAAATTTGACCCCCAAATGGGAGTACATAAAGGGACAATCAAGGGGGATGCCCCTCAAAATCTATTAAAAATGAGAGATAATTTACCCAAAGTCTACGACGCACTCAGGGGTCACGGCGTCTCTGACAACGAAATTACCCAGATGATTGTGTCCAGGGTTGGGGAGCCCCTGAAGTCATACGAGAAGGGCCCATGGGCCAAGCTATCAAACAAGGACGCTGCCAAAGTTATCGACATTTTGTATGACGGAGTCAAAGACTATTCTAAGGATTAAGGGTAAGAATAAAGGCGCCTTTGCGCTCAAATAGAAAGCTCTTTAGCAATGACCAGAGAACAATCAGCAAACAAAATTATTTTCGCAAAATCCAGTCTCCTGGGTAAGCGTCCTACCAACCAACTACAACCCGGCGAAATCGGTTTGAACACCAATAGCCAAGAACCGGGATTATTCTTTGGAACAACAGATGGAAGAGTAATTAAAGTTGGTCCTACGGCAGTTCTACCAGATGCCCCTACAAGCACCCCAGAGAGGGGTGAATCCTGGTTGAATACCATTGACGGTACTTTGAATGTAGGCGATGCTGTAAGGTCATGGAGGTCTATCGCAGCGCCTTTTCTTGGGGGTAATGGTAACGTAGTATTTGTAGCCCCTGAATTTCAGTTCTCCTCGGATGCCATTGCCAATGATGGACAAGCATTGCCCTACCAGACATTGTCAAGGGCTATACTGGAGCTGTCAAAAATTTATATTAGTAACGTACTGGCTGGTTTATCCCCGAGGAGTGAATCTAATAGGTATACAATCTTTTTAGCGTCATCAAGATTCACTGCTAATAATGGCCCTGGACAGAGCTTGTCGGACTTCTCTCTTGACTTATCAAATTATGGAACGGAGGATATTTCCACATCTGATTTAAGCAAATTTAACACTGAGAGCGGGTCCATTATAGTGCCATCTGGTATTTCTATCGTTGGTTTGGACCTGAAAAAGTGCGTAGTTTGCCCTTCGTATGTGCCATCATACCGTAACCACACTTTCCCTACCGCATTATCAGGGATTAATCAACCTATAACTTCTATTTTTAAACTATCAGGCAACTCATCCCTTTCTAACTTTTCCATCAACGATAAAGTAAACTACAACGAAGTAGTCGAAGTTACCAATCAGAATACCTACGCACTATTCAGAACTAGGAGGCCCCATGGGTTAGAGTTGAATGATTTAGTTAACATCCAGTACTCACCTGGCATCGATCAAAGCACTGGGACTTTCTCTGCTGGTGAATACTATGCCATCCCCGTAACAACATACACTTTCCAGTTATCTGCAGAAAAACAATTACCATTTAGTGGGGCACCTAGCGTTGCGTTTACATCAATTCCACTTAATGTCAACTCCAGGACTGTGAGTTTCAGCTGTTCCCTCACCTTGAGGTCAGCCCACAGACTAAGAGTAGTTGAAGAGGCATCTAAAAATGACTTAGCCGAGTATTACACTAAGGTTCAAAGAGCCTTCCCAGAATTCTTTGGGGGCAGAGTAACTGACGGTGATTCACTGGTTAATTCAGGTGATTTTGTCATCGTGGGCCCCACCGATACGGCATTTCCGAACAATATTAATTCAAATACTACAAAAAATTCATCATCCTATGTCAATCAGGTAAATCTAAAGTCTGATTATGGGATGTGTTTTACTGATTTTGACGGATCTAATGTCCTTGGATTTAAGTCCATTATTGCCAATTCTTGTACATCTGTCAGCCTACAAAATGACCCAACGGCATATGAGGTTTATACCACTCTAGGGTCTGAACAAAAATGGTGGTCATTGACTGAGTACACATACCTTTCTAAGCCTTTGTCCCAAAGGCCCGAATCTATAGTCGATATAACCGTTGAAGACCAGCTTCAAGAATTAAATTCAGTTCCCATCAATAACATACGTTATTACTACCAGAACTTAAAAACCGTTGATAATCTTAGTTTAGGCATAGTAGATATAGATAATGATTTTAGACATTTTGGGTTCAGAGTGAGGAACGGAGCCTATTCTCAACTACAATCTGTGTATACCATCGGTCCAGCAATTGGAGTATGGTCACTAAATGGGGGAATCACCAGCCTAACTAACAGCACAACTAACTTCGGGTCCATAGCTTTCAAAGCTGAAGGTTTTCTAGGAATAAATACAATAAGTGGGGCACAGAACAATACCCAAGGATTTGTCTTTGAAGGCATCCAGAGACCTTTGACTTTAACTATTGGTCAAGTTGAAAAGTCGGAAAACAAAAAGATCCTTTCCCTAGGGTCCAGAATAGTAAGCTCTTACATTGATCCGACTAATACTGAAATTCAACTAGTTGAATTAAGTGCAGATTTTGACCCACGGTATCTACTACCCTACTCCCTAAAGCCAGGGAGTGCAATTTGGGTAGAGACGGAAGAATGCACATACCGTGGCTTCCTTGCCACAGATGGCGGCCCCACAATCAACACTGGACAGGATGACCCGGCTAGATTTGCTCAGTTGAGAATTAGGTCTTCTGACAGCACTATACCAACTGACACCAATCTAATCCCAGTCCTAGGGGTACCGTACATCAGACGTTTCCATGACCCCCGTAGCGATATTGAAAAGTCCTATAGCATAGTACTAAGTAATACGTCATCGAATGCTATTTCACCTCAAATAGGAGATGTTTTACGTCTCAACCAAAGTAGTCAAATTCTCGGGTCATCGAGTTTAAGACCCAATGTCCAATTTGACCCTGGTATACTAGGGGGATGGGGCCGTGTGTTCACTGTTGATACAGTGGAGACGGGAATTTTGGGATCTTCACCTCAGTTTAACTATTTGATCGGGGATGGGAATCAAGACATAGAGTACTATGTTACCATAACGGCATCCGATTACGATAGGCCGTGGGTACAGAATTACGACCCTGGTAGTAATAGTTATTTGACTTTTGATAACCCGTCCGGAACCTACACTACATACGCCAATAGAAACTGGTATGCTGCGGAAAATAATTACTGGACTTCAGTTTATTATGGTGAAGCTAGTAACTTCCAGCCCACATCAGGACCAGAAAAGCTATCCCCAACTTCTACCAATTCCCCATTTGTCGATACTAGTACCTTAGAAAGACAGGACTTAGTCAGCCAGACTTTCCAGGGGTCTTATGCTGCAGATGAATATTTATCGGTTTATCCAAATTCTACCTACTTCCGTGGCTCTACCAACCCTTACACCACCTACCCGGTTAATAATCAGTACGACGATGATGATGGGTCTGAATCCCTTGGTATTTGCCTTAAGGATTTAGTTACTGGGCCGGAGACTTTCTTGGTGAGCCCACTTGCGGTTATTCAAACCGAGGTGTTGCCAGGGCCCACACAACGATACAAGCCAGAAGTAGTTGAGTTCTCTGTTCTATCTGCCAGTGTTCTACAGAACCCCAGGCAAACTGTTTCTATCGTCAGAATCGGAAATGACACCAATCATGAATTTGTCCGAATAATCGGCATCTCGGGCTCTATAGTTAGGGCCATCAGACTTAACTCTGGTAATGGTTTCTATTTTAATTCTGGTACTATACCAAATTCTTGGCCTATTCAAACTTCTGTCAAGGTTTGTGGAACTAATCCGATTCCTGAACCGGGGCTATATGACCCTAATTGGTCTAACACTAAGAGAGCAATACTGAGATTCTTCCAGATTATGGGATATTCTCCAGAGTCTCTACTTACTTACCTTAAACCTAAATACTGGGGGGAGAGGCTCTTGCCCATCGGTGCTTTACCATTAACCCCCGAAACCGGTGGCTATGCTCTAACTACCAGCAGGTGGCCCGTAGAGTTCAATCAACCGTCCATAGTCATTGCTAATACCCATACATGGGCATATGCAGGATACTATAACTATTCCCGTGGCTTACCTAAATTCCAAACAAATGATATTTCTAGAAAATTAGCGGCGGACTTCCAAGCAACTACTTTGTGGAGTGGTAGGCTAACAATTACTGGCGTCAATGATAAGGGTGAAATCATCATTTTTGGCCCCCAAAGACAAGCCCTTACAGCCAACTACTTCGAGCAAATCAACCCATTCGCAAACCTAGCTAATCAACAAATTTACGAACAGCAACCATTTGTAGAGTTCCCCGGGCAGGTTACCGCATATTCAACGGATTCGATTTCACCCTTATTCAACGGTATCACGACTATCTTCACCTTGACTAAAGGCGGGGTCCCCATACCTCCAACTCAGATTTCAGCTAACTCCATTTTTGCAATTCTAGGGGCCGTCACTCAGGTGCCCGGCAAGGACTACACAGTTAATGGCAATCAAATAACCTTCAATGAAGCTCCTCTGCAAGGGGCAGTAAGTGATATTAGAATCGTCACATCTGATGATGATAATAGGACTCTGCAAATGGTGCCCCTAAAGATCAAGGAAGGCCAGAGTATCAATGGCACCCGGTCTTCATTTACTCTGGTATCGAAAGATCCCACAATAAACTTGGCACCGTTCGACATTAACGCCAATAACACTTTTGTATTCTTAGGTGGTACTGGACAGTTGCCAATAACAACCCCTGGTCCATTAGATCCTTACTCTTACACCCTGACAAGGCTCTCTGGCTCGGAGTTGGAAATCACTTTTTCTGAAGCCCTTGCAGTTGGCACTGTGTTTGATGTTAGAACTGTTTGTACCTCTTCTTTCTGGGCCATTCAGTCGGTTTTTCCTGTTCAAGTATATTCTTTAAATTCCATCTCTAGCCAGTTTAATGGTGTAAAAACCGAATTTGATTTGACTTATGGGTACTTCGATGTAGCGGAAACTCTTCCAAGACCCGTTAATGCTGCTTCAGTTAGTTCTCAGAATATTTTAGTTAATTTGGGGGGCTCTATGCAGATTCCTTACTTCCAGGGTGCGTCTGCGAGCGACTATTCGTACAGGGTGGTAGGATCAAGAATAATTTTCACTGAGGGGCCTGCAGAGGGTGCCACGGTGAATATCAGGGTCATAACCAATGCCGAATTTATAACTTGCCCACCCGGGAAGTACGGCGCATCATCATTCTTGAAGTGGGGGCCTAGCATTGTCTTGGAACTTGCTGATGATGCGGATATTATACAATGAGTATAAAGTGCGGGTAAAATACCCATACTAGGTGAAGTAATCCAATGTTAACTAGAGCCCAATACATAGCTGGAGATGCAAACCAGGGTGATGTCCTTGAGGATCAGGTCCGGGGTGTTAAAGCCGGTACGGGCGTCGAGATTTTAACTGATGGCACAATAAATTTTAAAGCTAGTACATCTTCAGGGGTAATAAGGACAAACAATGCTGCGGCATTCAACTCCTATGCCTGGCCAGAATCCGTATTAACAAATGGCCAACTAATCTTCAGGGCAGGTAATAACCTAACGTGGGGTAGAATTCCTGGCTTTGGTCTAGTGGAGGACGGTACCAACGCCTCTAACCTCAAGGCAGCATTACCTATTTCCACTACTAACCCAGATATTGGAACAGAATTAGAAGAAGCTCCAGAAGGTGGTTTATATTGGAACAGTGACAGCGGAAATCTTTTTATAAATTTTGGTGGCTCATGGGTCCAAACTTCATACGGCCCTGCTGACCTTAACGGGGCCCTTCTCACGGGAACTTATACTCTATATGTTAACTCTCAAATTGGTAGCGACATTTATGTAACCGGGGTCTACGATAACACGGTAGTACCAGTTATCACCAACCAAATGACGAAGGCTGGCTACACTGCTCAAAAGCCCTTCAAAACCCTCCAAAGAGCTGCGTTAGAAGTAGCTAGAATTCAAAATGGCCTAGGTCAGGATTCTCAGTCATTTGACCGTTTTGTGATTAAGTGCGCTGCAGGGGTTGCATTGATTGATAATGCCATCGGTAGCGCGTCCGTTTCAGCCTGGGTAAACAATGCCGATCCGTCCGCCGCCCAATTAAGGGCCATGAATAGCGTGAATTACCCCGGTGTTATTCTTCCTAGGGGGGTATCAGTCATCGGTGAAGACTTAAGGAAGACTGTGATCAGGCCCCTATACGTCCCGCCAAAGACGGGAAATATTGATACCGATCGGGGATCTATACTAAGGATTACTGGTGGGGGATTTTTCTTTAACTTTACTTTTAAGGACAAGGAAGGTTTGTCGTCTAGCCACCACCTCCTAGACTGTTTTTCGTTCGTTTCTGACTCGGATTTGGACGATTACTATGCAAAAGTCCAGACAATTTTCGCTCAGTCCTACCCTGACGTTCCTGTCAACCCTGGGGAAACAGAGATTGTTGCACCTCAACCACCGGGCACTCCAGAACAAGATACGGATGGTATCATGGGAGCGTCCCCGTACATCTTCAACTGCTCTGTACGGTCGGCATATGGTCTTTGCGGTATCAATGCGGACGGTAATGATGTGACTGGGTTTAAGTCCATGGTTACAGCTCAGTTTACTGGGGTTAGTTTGCAGAGAGACTTAAGCTGTTGGCAGAAGTATAATTCAGGCCCTAAAACTTGGACCAACACAATTGCCAATTACGACTCATACATCGCGTTAGATCCCAATAATGTTAGGATGGATCCTACGAAGAGAAACTTCCACATTAAGGCCATCAATGAAGCGTTCATTCAGGAGGTTTCCGTATTTGCCATTGGCCAAGGCATACACCACTGGGTGAAATCTGGCGGTGAAATTTCTATTACAAACTCTAACAGTTCTTTTGGAGGATGTGCTGCTTTGGCAGAGGGTTATAAGGCAGACGTGTTCCCTCAAGATACAAACTGGAACGTTGCCACAATAAACCTGGCAACAAACCTGACGGATCAAACTACTGTAGTAAATAACATTTCTTTAGGGGTTGTAAGTGCTGGTGTAGCAAATAATGCCATCACTATCATTCTGACCCAACCGTTAATAGACTCGGAGGTGTACCCCGGTATTCCCCAAGTTCTTGCTAATCAAAACTATACTTTTGCAAGTGGAAGCTACCTATGGGTTGAAAACCAAAACGGGCCAGACTGGAGAGCGCCCCTATCATCGGTAGCTTGGAGTCCCGCAAATCCTACGAATATCCAAATTACAGTCCCTATGGTGAACCAAAATGGAGGTTCCCCAGGGGTTAGCGGTAATCCCAGCTTGGTAGGTAGCAAAGTCTATGTCCGACGCCTTGTTGACAACCGCTCTTTGACTCAAAGACGATATAGCATTAACATTACCAACACAGACAGCAACACTCGCACCCCCCTGAGAGACTATATAATTCAAACCACCGTGGGTACTGGCGGGGGGGTCGTAGGCTTGCTACCCGAATCGGATATGGTAATTGTAAATAAGTCTGGGCCCATTCCAATTGGAACAGATCCCGTCACTAAAAAGGCACAAATTGTCCTAGAAAGGGCTAATCCTTCTAATGTCTGGACCGCAGGTAATTACTACAGGCCAGGTGAAACAGTTAAATATCAAAATAAGCACTTCACCTGTGTAGTTAAGAACTCCGATGCAGTTTTTGATACTGGGAAGTGGAGCCAGTCCTATGTCCATATGCGATCTGACTATAATGCTTACGACTTTTTCATCAACACAGCTCCCGTAATTTATTTCGATAATGATACAGATGGGAATCAACCCACTACAAATTGTGGCTATAATTTAACTACTTGTTGGTCCACCGACCCTAAGATTATTTCCCAGTACACCACAGCAACCGACTATAGGGGTGTTTACCAATTTTTAATTGGCATCGGCTTCACTGCCCCGCAAGTTACTAGCATTTTGCTGCCGGTACCAACTGCCGCCAGGGAATTAAATCCAGCTTCCAATGTAGACATGAAGGGGTATACCCCCAATGGGGCAGCAAACTTGCTATCAAACTGGTCCATTGAGTTCAGGCGGCCATCAGTTTTACGCATGTTCGGCCATGCTTGGGAGTGGGCTGGTTTCTTAAACTATACGAAGGCTCTTCCCCGTTATCAAGGTGACTTGTCCCCACAAAACCAGTTCACATACTACTTCACTAATGAACTTGGTGGCCGAGTTTATGCGACCGGTTTCAACCAAGAAGGTTTCTTTGTAACACCTGCTGGACTGACTGACTTGAGCACGGGATCAACCATAGGAATTTCCGACATTGGAAATCCGTTCTCGGGGGTAGATTTGCCGACTTACTACCCGGCTTTGACCGTAGACTCTCTTAATGTGACAACCAACATGGAGTTTTCCTCTGGGTGTCAAATCGACGGGGCCCCAATTTTCTCACCAGAGTGGTATACGAATTTCAGATCTGCAACTGAAACCGATCAGGGCATTATCCGATTGTCCACTACCCAGGAAGCTCAACAACTCCTGTCTACCGACACGGCTATCACCCCTTATAGTTTATCATATGCGGTTAGTTCTGCTATCAAGAGCGTCGTTAACTTAAGACTTAGCTTATCTGGATCCTCCTCTGTTCCAAGTAGCAACCAGCTAAATAGTACCAACCTTTACATTCACCCTTATAACGGTAGTGAAATAGCCCTATACAACACTACCGAACAAGTTTGGCAAATCGTGTCTTTTTCTGGGGTATTAACGAGAAGTTTATCCCCTGCATCGTCTCCTGACACAGTTTACGATATCTATGTGTACAACGGAAATGCTTCTAATCCTTTGTTGGTCCCAAATCTTTTAGTCGATTTCGTGGCATGGGCGAACCCTCAATCCCCCCCTTCACGGTCCAGCCAAAACGGTATCACTTGTAAATTAGGTAATCCTTCCAGAAGATTTATCGGATTAGTCCGTACAACTACGGCTGGCACTTCGACGATGCGTCTCGGCGGGGCCATATACGGGGTGAATTCTGCTGAATACCCAAGATTATACTTGGCTAACTCTTATAATTTGTATGATGCTAGAGCTGTGTACTTTTTCGGCGACAGCTGGAACTCGCCAACAGGGCCATACTATGCTTGGGGGCTAGTACCCAGTAGTGTCTACCCTGTGGCTCCCCGTATTAGCTTTATTCAAGCAGGAAATACCCTTGTAACATGTTTCCTAGACATATACAATAATTTTCAGTCACCGCCGAACGTGGCTACGGCATACGTTGCACCAGGGTTGGATTTAAATTTGGCTAACACTATTTTTTCAGTAGATGATGCTTTTTACGGGGAGACCCAAGCTGATAACCAAACTACAGGATCCCAATGGGCAAGAGCACTAGACCCAGGTGCTCACGATCTATATTATTTATACAAACAAATAGGAAACTCCATCATAAATGAACACCTAAATCACGGTATGATCTTAATAGCGAAAGTATGATTATATGTTACTTTGGAATCACAAAAACATTTAGACAATAACACTGACCTCTTATAATGACCTTCACCCCTATTCAAATCCTCAGGAAGAGCACCCTCGGTGTTCGACCCAACCCAACCCTTCTACTGCAGGGACAACCTGCCGTTAATACAAACATAGGTCAACCTGGTTTATTTTTCGCGGACTCTGCTGGTACTGAACTTATAAAAATTGGCCCCACCGCAGTGGGTGAAAATCCCCCAACTCCGGACCCTTGCTTAGGTGAATCTTGGGTTCAACCAGACGGTGCTGATCCCGGAGTACCCATGCTCTGGTTGTTCGATGGAGAAGACTGGAGGGGCGTCCCCTTAACTGAGACTTATGTTGCCCCCGGCCCATGATTAAAAATCTAAGGACAAATCCTCAGGACCCTGCTTTGAAAATGAACCAATTAGGGATATGGGGGTGCAATAAGTCCCACACCCTTTGCTTCGGTTAGCACTAGCTAGGACTAAGGCGTATTTGGCAGCCCCCCTGTGAAACTCTTGCCAGTCTCTCCATAGTTGCTGGTCTTTAAACTTTTTAGCTGTGGGGGGGCCCACTAGGGGGACATCAGCATAAACCAAGTCCCTAGAAGCCATGAAAGAGTCTGCAATTTCAGAGAAACTCAACAGGACATGATCAACATCCGTTTTGACCCCCTTCCTTATGGTCTTTCCAGTTATCATGCAGATAATTGGAAGCGAGACAGACGACCTATATGTCTTTAGCTGATCATTGACCGCTAGTCTCATTGACGATCTAACGGCATTATAATGTTTTTCTTCCGGGGATGGGGCGGTTCCAATTTTTTTAGGTGGGTACAACATGTCTATCAGCTTTAGTTTGCCAACCGGCTGCTTGGTTGTCCCTCTTTCTAGGGAAATCATTTTGATTTTTCTTCCGCCAGCAATGTCGATGCTACGGATGTAAACTTCTACATCGTTCTCATTCGATAGCTTCATCCATTGTTCCGTCAGTCGGCATGAACGGAGGATAAAATCTTTCGGAGCCCCGATCAAGCGGCTATTGGCCCTATGGTTATCAATGATCCTAGTTATTTTATCGGAATACTCACCTTTATTGAGGCCAAAAGTGGTTTTACCTATCGTCATGGTTTTTTGGTTTGCTAACAATACTTTTACCCCCTGGTCGTATGTGCTATAATTACTGTAGCAAGTGGCATTATGATAAACTCCGTAATCCGGCAAAGAACTGACCTTGAATTTCTCGATGGAACCACCGTGGAATGCTCTGGTAGGGTGAAAGAATTTAAATGTCATGAGAAGAGAAAAGACCTTGATTCCGTCTTACTTGTTAATCTCATTGTCACCCCGGTGCCATTTGGGGAATCTATAGCTATTGACCATATGTGGATACTTAAAAAGCAATTACAGCAAATAGGTAAGTTACCTAGCCAAAACGAACGAATAAGATTCACCGGATTGGTCTACCCTTACAGAAGGATGGGGGGTAAATCAATTGATAGGGGATTATTTGGGTCAACTGATTACGGAATTCTACCAAAGATTGCATTATGAAAATCGAAATTAAAAACGGCTTCTCCAACGGCAAAGAATACTATGAGTTTGAGCTTTGGGATGGCCCCGAGGAAATAGAGCACGTAAGGGGTTTCTCTACGGATCTAATCAATGCTTTCACTAAGGTTTTAGAATGGAGAGAGCGAATCGGCAGGGAGTACGAGGAAGAGCATTGACTTTTCGTGGCAACTTGCTACAATAGCAATGAGTAAACCTCAAAAATGAAACCATCAGAAGAAAAACTAGCAGAGTTTAAGAAAAACTCAGAAAATTGGGCTAAAGAACGTCTAGGGGATAGAAAATCCCTAATCCTTGACGTTGAGACCACTGGCACCCTCAGCAAGGACCCCGATACGGAGGTCGTACAAATCTCTGTCATTAACATGCAGGGTCGCCCGACCTTTTCTATGCTTGTGAAGCCGAGTAAGCCACTATCACAAGAACTAATCGACATCCACGGAATCACCAATGAAATGGTTATGGATGCCCCGATTTTTCCGCAAATCGCCAAAATGCTGTCGTTTATCCTTGATGGAAAGCATCTTATTGCTTACAATGCGGATTTTGACTTGAAGCTTTTATGGCACCTGTACAAGAAGTACAATCTCGAACCCCCTAAGACTTCGGGAGTATCCTGTGCCATGGATAGATACTCGGAGTGGAGTGGTGAGTGGAGCGATAAGAAAGACGGGTTTAAGTGGCAAAGGTTGCCCAACCTGTCAGCGCTACCGTATCACGATGCCATGTCTGATTGCCTTTCTACTTTAAAGGTACTGGAGTTGATGTCAGGGTTGTACAACCCTGCTAAAGCCAGCGCAGATGAAATTGATTTGAATTTTTAAATTTACTAATGGAAAATAACAATCCCTGGTTTATTGAGGGGTCTAGCAAGTCCCGTCTCGTTACCGTTACCCCCAATGCTGAGGAGCACATTGCATACATTGCGAGGGTGACAAGCAAAGATCAAAGCAACCCTAAAATCTCGGGTCTACTAAAGCATTGCGCTAAACATGGACATTGGAGTGTATTTGAAAATGCCACAATGTCAGTCGAAGTTGTTACTCCTTTGGCAATCTCAATCCAGGCTTTGCGGCACCGGTCTTTTTGCTTTCAGCAATTTTCTGGGAGGTATGAGGACCAAGGTTTTATGGGAAACTACACCGACGGTCTTCCTGCCTACCAAGACCTATTCTACATGCCGGAAGAAGCGAGAGTTCAGGATACCAAGAACCGGCAAAATAGCCTCATAGCTGAGGATGCAAGCCTCACTGACTTCATGTGGGCAGAGTTTGAGTTTGCTTACAAAGCTGCGATTTCTTCCTATAATAACCTCCTTGGGCGCGGTATCGCCAAAGAATTAGCACGTTTTGTTCTCCCTGAAGGTGTATATACCCGTCTTTACATCACCGGTAACGTTCGTTCTTTCATCCATTACATCAACGTAAGGGACGATCAGGGGGTGGCTCAGTGGGAACATGTAGAACTTGCAAGAGCTGTACGCTCGGTGTTTGCGGCTCAATTTCCTACGATCTACGATTCGTTGTTTGACGCTCAAACAGGCAGCCTTCTTTACAAGGATAAGGAACATGATGAGCAAATTGCCAAGCTTAAGGGGGAGATTTCCATCCTGCACGAGGAAATTGAAGATCTCAAGTCCACAGTAACTATGCTTCAAAATCAACTCTCAAATCAATGAACAACCAAATTGTAAAAGGATTTTGGAAAATAGCCGAAGATTATCCCACAACAGACAAAGATTACCTTGTAGCATTCCCTGCCAATGATGGGACTTTCTCCATGGTCGATTGTGATGTGTGGGAATTCAGGTCCGGGGAATGGCTAAGCCTCCCAGACTCTAGATTCCAAGAGCAGGAAGTCGGACTTCCAACATACTACATTGACCTCCCTATGCCAAGATGACGGACAGGCCCAAACTCGAAAAAACCATCGTCTTAAAGACTTCCCCTAGCCCCCTTTTAGTCATTGACTTCAACGTCATGTGCTTTGCTGTTTTGGGTTGGTATGAATCAAAAATTGAAGGATCCTTCAGCAAAGAAGTCGAAAAGAAGCTGGTTCGTGGAGCTTGGGCACTTTTCGTAAATCGCGGTCCACAGTTCATGAAAAGGCATCCTTACCGTATTGTATTTGCTGCGGACTATCGCAATCCAGAAACAAATAACTACTGGAGGGATGATTTTATGAAGGAATCCGAAGTAGTTCAACAAGCATGGGTCGATTATGCGGCAGCTGGAGGAGTTGATGTCAAAGAACTTGCCACTCACTATAAAGGGACACGGAGTGAGAAATCAGATGCATTCTGGTTTGTTTACAATGAAGGTAGGAATTACTGCCAGATGTATTTTCCATGGTTTTGGCGTCTTGGTTATGAAGCCGATGACATAGCAGGTAGTATCTGTAGGGCATCCCACAAGGGGGAACCCGACGACGTTATTCACAAACGCCAAATCTTGCTTCACACGGTAGACAGGGACTGGACTCAGTTGTGCGATGATAAAAACCAAATTTACTTCTCAAACACACGGGCATGTCGCCCCAATGAAAAAATCCAAGAGCAACTTAACGGGGAAATTGGCGTTGCTGAGTGGGCTAAACACAGGATGAAAGTTGACATTAAGCACCCTAGTGAGCTAGCAAAGCACAAAGCTGCTGCCGGGGATATGTGTGACAATGCCGTAAAAGGTAGCCCCATCGAGTTGTTTGACTTGTGCGAACCAAACCCCAAATGGAACATTGATGAGTTGTTATGGGATGAAACCTTCTATTCTGAAGTTAATAACCATGAGCACAATACTAGGAACGACCATTACGACCAGGCAGTAAAGGCATTCGCTAAGATTTGTTTGGAAATTCCGGTTTCTACCTGATGGGGGTCTGGTATTTGACATTGGGTATTTGACTCTTGGTATTTTGTTCTGGTAACCAGGGGTAGGGCAAAGGGGGTAAAACTCCTTTAGATAAACATCAATGAATGAATCCCGATTCAGCATACCTCGCAAAAGCTCTCCCTATGGCTCGCCTTCTTTACGAAGCTAGTCGTGGGGATTTTGAATGCGTTCCTGAGACTTACTCTGAGCATTTCAGCCATTGCTTTCAGGATGGGGATGTATCGTTGCTGTCGGCTTTTTCTAAGTTTTCTATAGATGGTGAGTTAGAGAATTGGGAGCTAGACGAAGCCATCGAATTGCTAAGTAAGGTAGAGCCTGATTTTTGGCCTGATCCTGAATCCATAGAGCACCTTGACTTGGGTGGTATTTTTTCTAATGGGCAAGAGGAATCATTAGACTTTGTTGAAGATAATTTGAGTTCGTCTGAAAGAGCCCAGAAGGTTCTGTCAGTAGTTATTTATAGTGTGTTTGGTGAGAAGGTGGATACGATAAGAGATAGGTCCGGGAATTTTCCGTCTCCAAAGAATAATTTCCTACAGGACGAGGACGGAACCTTTTCTGGCACCTTTAAGTATGGGGATTATAAGTTTTTATTCGAAGTCTTACCTACTGAGCAGGGCTGGGTGTGTACCTATAGGATGGACGAGAAATCGTTGGACTCCCTAGAAAAGAACACCGACATAAAAAATAAGAAGAAGGCGCCCCAACACCGAAAAGTACGCAATAGGGGGTGGTCTTGATGGCTAATTTTTCTGGTGGGGTGATCCCTACATTCCCCATTACGGCTAATGGGGCCATTAATAGCTTAGGGAATAGCATAGTTCAAACTTTGGGCGGGTCTGTTATTAATGTTGCACTGAATCAAGTAACTCCGGAGGAATGGAGACAGGTTCTCGGGGTGGAGCCTACAGCATTCGATAATATTCTGCTATCAATCGAGAGGAGCGCTCTTTCTGCTGGGGGACAACTTTTCAATCAATTTTTGACTGATACCTTATCACCATCAGGGGCAGGGGGAGTTTTAGGGAATATTGGAATAAATTTAGCTCAGACTGCAGCTAGTAACGTATTTCAGAATCTATTGGGGGACATAAGTGGAGTAGCAGTAGGTAGCGGGAGATCCAGCAGGTGGTTTCCAGGTGCATCCAATGAGCCAGTAGCTAATTATGGATTGACAACTTTCACAAAGGGGTTAAATGGACCTGATGTAACTTTTTCTATTATACCAGCTCTTTCAGGGGCTGCTAGGGAATCTGCATCTTGGTTAGTTAATCCAAAATCAAAAGTAAGTTTAGATGCTAGGGAAGCCTTTGGTGATACGTCAGGAGTTTTTTCATCGGTCCCGCAATCTGACATAACTGCCGCTTTCTCCAAGGAGATGGATCTTGCCTTGTCTCTGCCTGACCTTAAAGGTGGGGTTTCCTCATTAGGTGGCCAGGAATTTTTTAAGTACTTGTCGGGTTCTGGGGGGTTACCTTTAGGGGACCTTTTTGCAAATTCCGACCTCAGTGTGTCCCTTGCTGAATCACTTTCTGGTAGTTGGAATTTTATTTGTGCCCCGGAAAGTATCTCATGGAACAGTGAAGCCCAAGTCGAGCGTGTCCCTATGTTTGGTACTAATCAGCCGCCCGTTATCTCGGGGTCAAAAAGCATGAGAGACCTTACACTGTCAGATGCCCTTGTGGAGGGTTTTTCAAGGGGCAGGTCAGTTGAGGATAAAATTGCTAGATTAGAAAATTTAATGAATTTCACCCTGGATACTAAAAACAAATACATTAAAGTTCCGGTCTATTACGTCCAGGCAAATAATAAACTATATGGAAATGGGTTGAACGGTGCTGATGGCGGGTACTTTGTGATTAAGAGCGTTAATGTAAAGGAATTGATGAGGGATCTATCGGGAAGTACAACGAGGGCTACGGTTGATGTTTCATTTGTCCAGGTACCTCCTTATCAGGTTACTAGTGGTAGGGACCTTGCCAATATTGCGTTGATTGGGCGAACGTCGGTTTTACCTGCTGTGGCTGATGCTGTCTCTAAATTACTTTCCAGTAATAATGAAACTGCCCGACAGGTTGCGGGCGTACAAACACGGGCGTCTAGCCCCAGTGTGTCTGGAAGTTTAGATTACCGGCCCGGGTCTAGAGCTGGAGTCGAGGAATTCTCAGGGCAATGAGTAATACACAAAGACAATTTACCTTAATCGGGAATTTTACTGATAATATTACTCCCGAGTTAAACCGGATTAACAGTGCCTTAAACCAACTACGGACAAACTTCCAAACCCTAGGCAAAGCTACGGCGCCACTGAACATGCAGATGGCCCAATTGACAATCAATAGTCGAGCCTTTAATAATTCTTTGTCCGCAAGAGCATCTAAACTGAGATCGTCCACTACAGCAATGAATAGCTATACCAGGGCTCTCAATGCTGCTAATGCTGCTGCCCAAAGATTGAATCAAACTCAACGTAGCGGTGGTGGTGGCTCTACCAGGGCTCTCAATGCTGCCAATGCCGCTGCCCGAAGATTAAATCAAACTCAACGTATCGGTGGTGGTGGATATGGTGGGGGTGGCAGTCGCTCTACCGGGGGCGGCGGTGACTATGGTAGAAGGGGATATGGCCGTGGTGGCTACGGTGGATATGGTGGGGGTGGTTTCGCCTCGCAGATCATGGCCTATCAGATTGCCAACACAATTTCCGGGGCCATACTAAGCGGCTTCCAAATGGGTGTCAACCTAATGGAAAAACCCTTCCAGTATTTTGCAAGCGCATTTGGGGAACGAATTAAAGATGAAATGTCAGACATCCAGGCTGCTGGGGGTTTGTTTGCCATCAGTCAACGTAAGGGGCTGAACTTGTTCCCAAACTTCTCTTCAGCAATGAGGGAACTGCAGAGAATTAACTACAAGCTCGCACAATCTGCTGCTGCTTTACCCGGTGCCACTGAAGATTACGTTAAGCAGGGGAAGTTGCTTTCTGACACGGTAATGACCGCAATGGGTAATGACCCAAAAGGGTTCACAAAATTAGGCCAGGAGTTTGGGGCTAAAGTTGGTGATAAGATGGATTCTTTAGGGGTCCTTATCCAGAAGCTAACAGAGAAGTCTGTTCTAATCGGTATGGGCAACCCAACTAAATCACCTTTGGGAACCCCCCAGCTCATCGAACAATTGATTAATGCCCCGGCTATTGGCCCAAAGATGTTCCAAAAATATGTGGCATTTAGGAACAACCCTATTTTTACCGGGGCATTCCAAGACCCGGAGATGCAGAAGAAACTAGCGGCCACAAAAGCAGGGGGGCCTGACCGGGTTAGAGTAGTCATGGAATTGCTTGACATGATCCTGCCTAATGAGGTCATTCAAGCATATAAAAACTCGACAAGTGGTTTCCTCGAAGCGTTTAGATCTTCTTTCCTAGACCCAGAGGTAGGCCTATTTGGCCTTGGTAGGAAGTTTGGTAAAATTGGCAAATCAATTGATGAGTATGGTAGATATCTAGATAAACAGGGCAGGTTGGCTAAAGGTTTTGCGGATGCTGCTGAGGAAGATTTCAGTTTATTTGAAATAATTTCCAGGATCATAAAAGGTTTCGGCCTACCACTTAGTGAGTTGACTGCGATACTCCCCCAAATTTGGGACCCATTAAGGGGAATTGCCGATCAATTAGTGCCACTAGCGAGGGTAGCCCAAGAGTTCTATGGAAACTTTAATGTATTTACTAAGGGATTCGAAAATCTTGCTAAAAGTATGGGCTTAAGTTCATCTGGAGGCCAAGCCATTAAGAAGACCGCGGGAGCTAGAGGGTTTCTACTGTCGTTAACTAATTTATTAACAGATTTAAATTTCTTTAACATTAGCGGATTCAATAAAGTTAGGGACCAGTTAAAAAATCCAGACGCTAAGTTAGCAGATATATTTAATCAACTACTTAAAGACCTATTTCAAACAGACTTCCCCAAATCAGTTGGTAGAGTCATTGGCGGTGCCATTGGATCAACCATCAAAATGCTAGGCGACATTATGTCCGGAGCTACAAACATTGTGGAAACAGGACCATTCGCCAAAGGTTTGGCTGAAGGTTGGAAAGCGACGAAAGGGTTTGAAGGAGTTAAGTTAGTATTTGAGTCCCTCTTTAAGGTAATTGGTAATACGATACAAACCTTATTCCAAGCTGCCCCGATGCAAATGTCCATATTGGCAGCATTAACTGTCGGTATGCCAATCATTCAGCAGATTATTACTTTCGGATTGTTGTCATTGTTTGGCAGGCTTGGGACCTTTATTGAAGGTGGCATGTCCGGGTTTAGTTTAAGGGAGTTAAACATTGGTGGTAGGGCTACATCCCGTTATGGTGCAGTTAGGCAAGGTATGACTGGAGTTTCCCGAGGGAATTGGCAAGGGCCTCTTGACATCCTGACATGGTTTAGACAGTTCCCTCAAAAAATTGGAGCCAGATTTGAAGCTGGTCTTAGAGCAGTTAGTGGCAGGTTATTGTTTTTGAGCGGCATAATTTCTGCTATATCCGCCTTTCTAAATGGCAAGAGCATTTTAGACGCTATCGCCACAGGTCTTGGAAATGCTGGTGGGACCGCTATTGGGGCTGCGATTGGTACCGTCATTTTACCTGGTATCGGAACTTGGATTGGTGCATACATTGGTGGGCAACTAGGGGGGGCGGAATCTGTAATAAGGCCAATTTCAGATGCGTTGAAGAACCTTTGGTATTCTCTCACAAGCACGACTGCTCTTTTAGTTCAAATCGGAAAAGATCTTACAGGGATAGGTAGGAGCATTTCAGGGAATAAAGACTTCAGTCTTTTGGGTACTCTGGTTTCAGCGCTAATGCTTCCTTTTACTATGCTTAGGCTTGGTATTTTAGGTTTGACAGAAGCTTACCTGGTCGCTAAAAAGAATATGCCATTTGGTGGGCTAAATAAGGAAGAAGGGAAGTATTTGAATGATACTACATTTGAGAGAAGGAAACTTACAGCAGAACTACAAATTGGAAAAGATAGGGTGACCGGTAGATCAACACGGGACCAGCTAAACGAAGCTTATAGGCTGCTCAGGAGGCCTGAAGGTGAGTCTGGGTTCCACAAGAGCGAAGACTATTTGGCCATCGTAGAGCTAAAAAAACAAATTTTATTAGGTAATATCTCAGCTTCCGGGAAGCCTAGTGGTTCGCCTACATCTGCCACTAAGGGGCCAACCCCTACCCAAGCATCTGCTGCCACAACATCTGATGTCAGAACGGCAACAAACATAGCCAAAATCAATCCTAATACCGCCAGAACCGCAACTGAAACCGCCAGAACCGCAAAAAACACCCAAACATCCGCAACCACCTTAGGGAACCTAAAATCAGCGCTATTCGTAATTAGCAACAAGATGGGTATTCTAAATAGTATGTTATTTGCTTTGGAGCAGATTAGCTTAACTACCAAAAGTTACACATCTGAATTAAATCAAATTAAATTTTCTCTTGGGGATGTTTCTCTTAAGAATCGGGGGGCAACCGCACCTTCAGGCTTACCACTACTAGTAGAAACTGGTGGAGAACCCATTGACCTGAGCGCGATGGGGTCTGTAGGGTTTAGTCCTACTCTATTGAAGTTGGGGAGTACAAAAAAATTAGCCTACAGACTTGGTAGCCTCTGTGTAACAGCAGTTCTAGAAACCATGGCCATGAACAGGATACCGAACCCTGATGCAACCGGGAAAGACGTGGGAAATAACCCCCGGGGCTTAGCTTCTCAGCTTATAAATAGTTTTGGATGGAAATCTTTACCCGGTTTAGGCGGATCACAACAAATTAGAAGCCCCTATGGTAATTTTAATGCAAACGTAATTAAAAATTCGGATTATTTATCAGCCGTTAAAGCAGGTAAAATACCGAGCGGGGCCTTAGTTTTCACCACTTCAAATCCCGGGGGATGGAATAGTGGGGCTTTAGGTTCCAGTGGGTTTGACGCGGCTATAGCACGAAATGGGGGTAAAAATCTGTTTAGGGGCGCAATGACTGGGGGCCCAAATGTATATGGTGGGGCAGACAAATTTAGAATGGTTTTGATACCCAATGATACCGTACCCCGAGATGTCAAACCTTACAGTGAAACTGCATCCCAAAGATACGGAGATTTGACCCTTAATGCCCCCATCTCCATACACCAACAACCGGGCCAAGACCCAGAAGAACTGGCAACTATTGTCGTAACGAGGCTTAGCATGGCAGTTGAACAAATGAGAAACCATTACGCATAACCAAGGAGAATAAAATGGGTGGAGATTTACTGATACCACGTTGCGAAGTTTATTGGGGAGACGAGAATATCACCTTCTTTAAAGGCGCAGAGAAATGGCCAGGGTCCGATGGGCCACAACCATTGGTTTACAATGTAAAAGTCAACATCCATGAGGAGGGCCAAACGCCATCAGGGTCCATGAGTTGGAACCCTAGCGCATTGGCCTATAGGGAATATGAGCGCCTAGTTAGGGATAAATATGATAAAACTATCGTCGTTAAGTATTACTATCCGAGTGGCCCTGCCATTGCGTTTTCCTTTGTGTGGGCTGGACAGACAGAGAGCTATGGGCGCAACATGGACATCACCGTTCGCCTTTACTCTGAGTTGGATGGCCTCTGTGAAGGTTACATAAAGAGCTTTGTCACTGTTGAAGATGGTATAACCCTCCTTAGGGCATTAGATGGCGTTGAACAACTTTTTGGCATAAAAGCAGCACTTAATCGTCTCTACCCTAATAATACAACTCCTAAAACCCTAATTTCTTTCGCAGACAAAGTGGGTGAGGAGCTAGGAAAAGTTAAAGTCCTGTCAAATTACTCCGAAGGGACCACATTCTCCCAGTCGGTTGAAAATATTGTAGGGCAGAATGGGAACATAGCCTTTTTCCACAATTTAATAAGCGGATTACCATCGGGAGGTAGTGGGTATGTGTCTAGTGATTTACCTGGAGTAGTTATATTCCCTCCGTATTCTTGGCTCGGTAAAAAATTAGAAAACGGTGAGTTAGTGGAGATAGGCTATACTAAAAATGACTATTCTGAGCTAGTTAGCTATAGACCACCTGGCCAGCGATCTAATACATACCCTACTGTTCGGTTTGGGTATTTCTTAGGGCCTGCTATGATAGACTCTATGACAAAAACTTCAGAATGGTCCCCCGGACAAAAAACCAGGCGAAACACTAGGAGCACTAACCCCAAAGTTCAAAGATTTGATGTAACACTGGGCGAAACTGGATTTACCTTTAAATCTACCCAAGACTTAAAAAATCAGGTATCACAAAACGCTAAAAACACAAACGGTGCAGGTGGAACCTTTGGCTCCATGTCTAGGCCAGGAATGAGATTAGAAGGTAATGAGGAGGGGGAATTTAAAAAGCACCTTCTACAAAGGGAACGGACTGCCAAACTTTCTGCAAACTTGTTTATGTGCCCTGCCTTGACTGGCATTAAGCCATGCGACATAATATTCATTCCTGGGCTCTCTGGAGGGTCCATGGAAGATTGGATTGTGAACTCAGTTGAGTACGAACAAAGCGATGGCGGAGTGAATCTTTCTATCCAAGCCTCAAGGACGAATGGGCTCGGCACTTTTATGAACCTACAAATTGGTAAAAATTGGCTGGATGTTGCTGTTAATACCTTGGGGTTAGTTGGTAAGTATGGGTCCATAGAAAATTGGGTCAGGTATGCTTGGTCACTGGATGACGTATTTGCCTACGCTGCAACGGGTCCTGGTTCGTTTAAGTTGAATTCTCAGGAGGCAGCAACTGCTAAGCCAGTAACTCAATCTCAACCGGTCACTCAACCAACTACCAACCCGTCACCCAACCAACCATCAACATTTTCAACTAATCCCCTCCCCAACCCTGCTGTAAAACCACTGGGTAGGGCCCTTACAGCAGCAGAGCAAAGGGAGTTCAATTCGGTGGTTATGCAATATCCAGGCAATAGCTCGTTAGTCAAAGTTTCAACAAAATCAGATTTTTATCGGTACCTGACTTCCTATGGGCAGAAACCAAAAAGTGATTCAAATTCTGCATACGCTACTTTTGGCTTGGGGGGCATGGTAATTGCAAACCAGTGGTTTGAGTATTTTGTGGCAAACAGGCTCTTCTGATTAGGCCCGTTGACTTTCGGGGGCACCTTACTACAATAGAGATGAATGTGCCAAGCAATAGAGCATGGAACCACACATTCTACTTAAAGAACAAAATGACCGTAACACCCTTTAAAATCCTTCCTCAACTCGACGACAAAAACCGCGCTCGCCTTGAGTCTAAAACCTACGTCAAGACATACACTAACATCCCGAACAAAGCTCTCCCTGAGACATACCGTCTGGGCCTTGCCACTATCTTCAAAGCATTGACTGGTGAAGATTTTGACATGGAATCCAACACATTTACTGTTCGTGCAGATGCAAACGGTGTATTCAAGCGCCTTTACTCTCCTACTGTCTTCTCTACGGAAGAAAGAGGACTAGTCATCCGTTGGGGTGATCGTGACATCCCCCTGCTAGTAAGCACAGATAAAATCACCACCGAAAACATCGGGAAAGGCACCAAACTTTCCTTCAAGGAAGAACAAATTGGCAAATACAAAGAGCCTGCTCTCGCAGTTTCAGCAACCGCTGACGGTACCCTGTACACGCTGCCAATTCCCATCCGTTCCGCTGACTACGAAGATAAAATCTCAGTAGAACTACTGGATCTACTCCTCGGTGAGAATCCCGAAGCAATTGCTGAAAAAGTCCAAATCGCAAGTGACCTCAGCAAGCGCGGTGAATCTCTCGGTACCGGCGAGCGCATGGTTGGACCTTTCCTTAAGGTAGCACATTTGCCTCTTGGTGAGTACAACGTAACGACTTACCGTGCCAAAGAAGGTGGTCAACACGGGACCAAATACTTCATGCAAGTGCAAGTTCCCGAGCCCTTTGTTGCTCCGATTCGCACTCAAGTTGAAGGTGAATGGGTCTCTGTAGAAATGGAAGTTTCTGATTGGGCTATCGTTGAACCTAACACTGCCCTCAGGAAGATATTAGCTGCTGATCCAGTTATTACTCCTGACTCTCCTGCTGTGCTCAAAGTCACTGAACACGGGGACTACAATGGCTTCCCAACCGCAAAATGCGTCCTGAGATGCCAAACATTCGTGGAAGACCCCGAAAGCTTCTCTCTCGCTTTCTGATCTCCACGAGGGAACTGACCCGGATTAAAACTAGCCCCGGCATCAACCGGGGTCTTTCTTTGTCCGACTACTAAACTACTATAGAAACCAAATGCCAGACCCCTATTCAGGTGGTACAGGGAGTACCAAACAAGAAATCGCCATTTTCAATCAAGCCCAGGAATTGAAGAAGGCTAGGGTTTTTTCCTCAGAAAAAGACGAGGAGGAGAACTCAAAAGATTCCGAAGAGAAGAAAGGTAAGAAGAAAAAAGAGCCTGTCAGGGTAAGTGAGTTGTATAATAAAGGTATTGCTCTCTTAAAAGCAAAAGGCTACATCTTGGATCTCGTGGAAGGGGCACCCCACGTTAATCACCGGATCCTAAAACCTGCGGCCCCCCCGGAAGTCAAAGGGATTAAGTATCCCCATACCTTCAAACCACTTCAAGACATCACCGAAATGGCAGATTTTGAAGACATTGAGAAGGTGTTTTATCCTGGGTTGTGCGAAGACGAAGTTCGAACTTTCTGGGAGCCGCTACACCGTCCGAAACCAGGCGATAGCGATCTAGCTTCTTTTACGGCCCGTCTGTTGAAGATGCAGAAAATCAGCCAATCGAAAAATTTCTACCCAGAGTTTGATTTTGCCCATACGTTTGATCCGATGGCTAGGTTGGGGGGAACTGTTGTAACAAACCCCCGGATTTGGGTCCCGGACAGGGATTGGTTTGATCCTGTGCTTCGTCAGGTTAAATTGTCGGATGTATTCACGATTTTTCCAGAAGCTGAGTTGGAAATTCTCAAGCTAATTATTGGGAGGATTGGGGTAGGTAGATCTAATCACCTCCCACCAGGTAAGGACAAGGCAGTTCAACATACTGCCCGTATGGCAGGAGTTGTAGTTGGTAAGGATCCTGGACTTGGGAAATCCGAATGCTTCAATAGCATGACCGCTGCTTTCTCTAAATGCGGATTTTCAATCTGGACTTTTAAATCCACTGAGGAACGATTTGGTGTTAAGTCCTTTGCGATGAGTGACATTGCGTAAACTTTTGCGCAAGTAAAACTTCGCTATTTGCTGGAAACCCCTAAAAGCCTCGGGTAGTTGGCTCAACACTAACTAATAATCCTAGAGGATGAAACAATGGGCAATCAGCAGCCAACTTCAACATGCTATCTCTCGTATGAACATTGTTTTTGTAATAACCTTTATATAGGTTTTCAGAAACTACATACAGATTCCTATCTGGGAAGCTTTAGAGATGCTAATTTTAAACCAACTGGGAAAGTTATTCTATACTCTAGCTCTGAGCCAATAATGGCACTTTTTGTAGAGGACATGTACCAAAGGTGCTGGCAAGCAAGGTCTGAAAATAGATTTGCTAACAAGCAAGCAGGAAAATTTTCACACCAAGTTAATTTTATTTTAGATTCCTCCCATGGTGGAAATCTCCATAATAAAGAGACTAGAGAAAAGATTTCAAAATCAATGATCGAAAGAAATCTTGGAACAGCTAACCCTAGTGTAAGATTAGCAGGAAATGAAGCTAACAGGGGGAAGAAGAGAGATGAAGCCCAAAGAATGAGAATCAGAGCCGGGACAGCCATGGCCCATGTTAAAAGGGGCAGATATCCCAGGGCTAAAAATCCGTTAACAGATGGCGACAAGAAACTTCTTTGGAGCATAATAGAAGAGGCTCAACGACTAGGAGTTTACTCCGTACCTTCAAGTGAGGGGAAACGCGAAGCTCCCTATGAAAGTAGGGATGAAGATATAGTCTGCTCTACTGGGAAACCTGTAGCTGAGGAAAACCTCGGGTTGAACTGTAACGAAGTTTGACCGAACAATAGGATAAAGACGACACATCTTTATCTTCTCTTAAGAAATTCCTTTCTGCTGAGGAGACTAAGATCATGATCACAAATGGGTTAACTAGTAGCCCCCTAGGTCAGTAATGCCCTAGAGAAAACTTCTCTAAACGGGGAATACCCTTTGATACTTAAGGGCAACCTACCGTGCTAAAGTATTTTCAGAGTTTTATACCTTAGGCATGAAACCATGGGATACGAAGCCTAACGACTATCTCGAAAGAGAGTAGGATCAAGCGATCCGAAACGGGAAGATTCCCAAGGGAATATGATATAGTCTGCTCTAAATGGTAACATTTAGCTGGGTTAAGTCCCGGAACGGAACTAGCGACACCGTTTGAACACATGGTATTACAAGTAGAAGACAAGTTCCAAACTTCAGAGCAAATCTGGCCAAAAACCGTCATGCTCCTGAACTCCAATGATTGGAATAGTAAGTTTGCTTATGACCTCGATCCGGGGATTATTGACCGCATCAAGCTAATCAGCACATTCAGAGAATATGAGGTAGCAAAAAACAAGGAAAATCTTGAAGGTACCGTATCCGATGGTACCCCAGACCTTAGGCCAAAGTCTCATATACCGTTCCTCGAAGAAAAACTAGGGGTAAGCAAAGATGCTTTGTACCTATGGTGCTTGAGACTTTGTACTGATAGGTTCCTAGACATCGTCAACGACGATTCTGATCCCACCATTAATCGCCTCCAAGTTGAAGTCCGTTATTGGACGACTCGGCAAAGAATTCGATTCAAGGCAGATGTTACCCAGGCCCTAGTCAATGCTATGGCGTTTGCTCATTTTATCCGCACAGGAAACATAGATGAAAGAATGCCAGAATTGACACCCAACGTCCTCTATGATTACCTAGAGAGCCTCTATTTTGTGGGGGTTGACCCCAGTTGCCAACACTTAATGCCTTTACTTAAAGATAACTGGTGCAATGTAGGTAGACCCTCTACCCACTACTATCAGGGATTCAGGGAGCTAAGGTGGGAATCAGTCAAGAAGTCAATTTCACTTGGCAGAGAAATGCTCTTTGATGAGACTACTGGCGCTAGGAAGGAAACTAAAGAAAAAACTTCCCTGATGATCATCAAGGAGATGATTGAAAAGTTAGTCCTTAGGGATGGCTTTAAAATTGGTGGTGAAGCTTCCTACATCATCGAAAACTGGGAAAACTGCCGCTATGCCCAAGAGGACCTAGTCCGCGAGGCAATCGGGCTATTGGGTGAAGTCGAGGGTGTCTACAAAAATAGGATCCTTGATCCTAAAGCTAAATGCCAAGACAAATGGATGGCAAACGATGGCTATTCACCAGATAGGGCTGAAATTCTTAGGAAAGAAGCTTGCGAAAAAATGTTTGAAGCGAAGGGGGTAAAAGTATGAACTTACATACAAACGACCAGGATACTTTCGTGGACTCATTTACATACGAATGCCAAAAGCAACTAAGACTTAAAGAACAACTAGAATCGGAAGGTCTTAGTTGCATCGATGATCCCGCTAATCTTTACGATAAAGTCGGGACTGTACAAGAAGTCGAAACCTACTGCCTGCTCTATACCCCTAGACTCCTGGCTAAGTTGTGTGTAAAGGGCATCGAAGACCTAGAACATGCATTTTTTCTGGTTCCAATTTGGCAGATTGTCAAGTATAACTACGTTATCCCACAACCCGGTGAGTATTTTTCTTCCAACTACATTGTTGGTGTCAGGAGAGTGAATGATAAAGTTTCGGGGCTATGCCTCGGATTCTTGCCTAGCTTGCGGTTACCTTTAACCTGATGTCCATTGGTGGTACCCCACAATGAAGGAACTATTTGAGTCTAACTTACCGGATACTCCAACACCGTTGAATTCAACAGGTGGCTATAAAAATGCTGCTGGTTCTTTTCCAATTGGTAGGAGTCTTCAAAGAAAGGTAAAATCCAGGGATGACCTAAGCCAACCAAAAGGTGACCTAAAAGAGGAATACCCCAAAGGCAACCAATCGGAAAAACCTAGACCCAACAACCCTCTAACAACAACGTCTGGCTCAGAAAACAATGCAGTTGACCGGTATTTCGGGGCATTCAGCATTGAATCCAAACGCCATGTTAGGGACTTGTTGGCTAAGCACCCCTTATTCGGCAAAGACAGCAACGTCAGACTTAATAGGACTGAAAACAACACCAGGGCCGTCCTTCACAATGACCCCATCAAAATCATCAACAATGGTGGAAGCATAACTTACGAAAAACCCTGAAACAAAATGACAAACAAACACATTGACCCAGCAATTTACCTCCGGAATTCTGTTCAGAAAAGGGGAAAATCCTCAGCAGATGGTGTCTACCTGACTCACATTGTAGTTACCACGTTGATTTCGGATGAACCTCAAGTAACTTTTGGAAATCCCTCTGATAATGCAATTAGTGATTTTAACCAATCGAGCCCCGAATGGAATGAAATCCTAGTTAGGTTAAGAAGGGATAAAAATGACATTATTCAATCCATCATCCACAGGGAAAGTCATTTACTAGAGTTTATTACGGAAGGCCACGACCTGTCGCTTTGCGTCATTATTCCGTCCCTCCAAGTGAGTGATTTTGAAGGAGAAGTGAGCTACTACCAGACTTTGCTTAAAAAAGTTGCACAATTTGCAGGAAGTACCCCTACTCAAGTTAGATTCACGATTGGGGTCGCTTGCATTTCATGGTCTGAGATGGTAGAATCTGGTGATGCGCAGGAGATTGATGTTGGGTTTTGATTGTTACCGGTTGCTATCGGTTGCTATCAGTCTGACTGGGCCCGTGTTGACAACTACGTGCCATCTGTGCTAAGGTCATCTTGTTAAACCAAGGGTTTGACACCAAAACAGTTACAATTTCGCTCCACACACAGTCTATGGATTTTAACTATTATCAAAATCGAGCCAGGGAAACCGCCATCTACCCTAATATGGGCTCAGAATTCACCTACCCTGCTCTTGGCCTTGTTGGTGAAGCTGGCGAAATCGCAAATAAACTTAAGAAGGTTATCCGGGATAATTCCGGCATTCTTTCAGACGATGTCCGAGAATCTGTTTCTGCTGAGCTTGGGGATGTACTTTGGTATGTTGCCCAATTAGCCACAGAAATGGGGACCGACCTTAATGCAATCGCACAGCGAAACATTGACAAACTTGCTTCTAGAAAGGAGAGAGGGGTCATCGCAGGAAGTGGGGATAACCGATGAGCGCCCCTGACCGTACCCCCAACAAAGTGGCAATTCCACCCAAAAATAGACCCGTACTAAAGGCATCTGATTGCTCCTTCCAAGAGATGAGAACCATCTCATGCTCCCTTCCTGACCTTGCTATTCTTCTATCCTACTTCCAAGTGGAATATGGTTTGGCACATACGGAATCCCTGTGGAATATCTATACAGAAATAGCAAATTGTGATGAAGAAGTCTTTACAACGAAGAAATTCATTTGCAAGCAATTCAGGGAAGCCTTAAGTGACTACCGAGAGATTGAATCATCAGAACCCCCATCTTACAAAATGGGATCTCCGCTGGATTCAGCTAGCCGAAGACATTAAACTCTGGAGCAAAGACCCATACAAAAAAGTCGGTTGCGTCTTGGTCAAGGAGAATCGCATAGTTTCTACTGGGTACAATGGCTTCCCAAATGGAATAGCAGATACTGCGATAAGGTTGAATGACAAGACTTTCAAAAATAATGTAATCATTCACGCTGAGAAAAATGCCATTGTATGGGCGGCCAAAGAAGGTGTGTCCACTGACGGCTGTTCGGCTTTCATCACTTTCCCGCCATGCAGCGGATGTGCTAGTGTGCTCATTGGTGCAGGGATCAAAAGAATCGTCTGCCCTAACTTGAACTCCTACCACGGAAGCTGGAAAGATAGCCTAACTACAGCAAGTGACATCCTCTATGAGGCCGGAATACCTGTTTTATACTATGAATCACTATGAATCCTGACGGAATTGTTAACCCCTTGGAATTAACTATGGGGCAAAAATTTGAACTAGAGAAGATGGGTAGAGTTATAGACTCCACTACTGATCTAAAAGTCCTTCAAGGTCTGTGCAAGCAATTGCTAGAGGCATGGATGTCCCAGAAAGCAGCCACAGCTTGGATAATGCGGGAGAATCTACCGGGTCCCCCTAACTATTCGTCAAATAACGATTGAAATTAAACGCAGTTATTCAAGGATCAGCTTGATTTGATTGCTGGGGCAGGTAGACTCTAGGGGTTTAACCTATGACCTAAATTGACACTAAAAGACCAAACACCAAGCAAAGAGGGAGAAAATGGCTTACACAATTGAAACCTTCCGCAAAGCCGTAAATGGTGATGAGAAGTCCATTGAGGAAACTATCGTTCAATTCACACCATTGGTTCACAAACTTGTGAATATGTATTTATACATGGTGCCCAAACACATGGAGAAAGACCTCGTTCAAGAGGGAAGGATTGGCATTGTCAATGGCATCAGAACCTTTGATTTGAGCCGTAATGTAGTTCCCATGACTTGGATGTTTTGGAAGGTCCGTGAGGCCATCCAGGGGGCTGCTAGGAAGGAAAATAAGCACCCTAAGTACACAGAGAGCATTGATGAAGTTGATGTTGGCTACGAGGGTGAAGTAAATCCTAAAGTTGATGTTCCACAAATTAAGAAAATTTTATTGGATCGTTACGGCGGACCCGATACGCAAGGGTTCAAAATCATTTGCTCGAAGTATGGCCTATTTAATCACACCAAGTTGACCCAATCCGAAATCGCAAAGGAGTTTGGAGTAACCAAACAAGCGGTAAGTAGCTGCGTGGCCAGGTTCACGACATCTTTCCGGAAGAAGCACCCTGAGCTTATCGACCTTTTTCGATGATAGGGTAAATTTACCTTAAATCCTACAAACCCCTTGGGATAATGACCACAGTTATTGCCACTAAAGTTTTTGATAAAAACTGCGAAATTTGCAAGCATATGAGCAGACATGATAAGTCTGTTATCGAGGGCTTTCCAGAGATTGCTTATCAGGAAACGGACTTAGATGACATTATCAGTCATGGAAACGACCTAACAAAAATTAGAGTCTACCAGTGCCTAGAGAGACATGCAATCAATGCAGATTATACCATAGACCTGCCAGTTTATGTATTTCTAAGGAGTAATGGCAAATTCCTTGGGCACCATGTTGGTGCTGCTACTTTATCTGAATTTCGTGAAAAGGTCAAACAAATTTTAGCGGCAAAGGAGGTACCGTGAATTGGGAACACATGTTATTTGCTCTTTGTACGGGATTTCATTTTCCCGTTTGGACAACATACTAGCCATTCAGTTGGCTTTTGATAAAGCCGTAGCTACGGTGGGTGCCACGGTCTTAAATAAATTTTCCCATCAATTCACACCCCAAGGTGTTACCATAGTGTACGCATTGGCTGAAAGCCATATATCTTGTCACACTTTCCCTGAAATGGGTTCTGTGGCGCTGGATTGCTATACTTGCGGCAGTATGGATCCTAAGCCCGGGATGCAAATTCTCATTGATTACTTCAAGCCCATAGAAATTAGATTACAGGAACTATCACGATGACTAAAAGAACAAAACTAGTAAAGAAAGCCTTAAAGAACCCTTCCCTCTATACAGAAGGAGAGCTGTCTTATTTTGCCAAATGGTTGCAGGAACACGAGAGAATGAAGGCTCTCAAGAAACGAGCCCAACTTGAAGATAGCACGCCCGAGAGCAACCCACCCGTTGACTTTCATTAAGGACTTGCTATAATGGCAGTGTTACTGACTAAGTGACTGACTGACTGACTGACTAACCAACCAACCAACCAACAATGACAACCACAAAGACCAAATGAACGACAAGCCGAGAAACGCTGTGCCTGCCTCGCCTAAGTGGTGGTTGCGCCATTGCACCCCAAGTTTGGTATGGTGGTTGGTATGAAGCAACGCTACCGCTTCCGGCTCTACCCCCACCCGCATCAGCAGGTGGCGCTGGCTCGTGCGTTCGGCTGCGCCCGTGTGGTGTGGAACGACGCCCTGGCCAAGAGCCGCGAGCTGTATGCCGCTGGGCAAAAGACCAGCTACCCCGTCCTGGCCAAGCTCTGCATCACGCAGGCCAAGCAGACGCCAGAGCGGAAGTGGCTGGCGGAGCCCAGCAATGTGGTGCTGCAGCAGTCCTTGCGCAACCTCGATCAGGCGTACCGCAACTGGTGGGCCAGCCTGAAAGGCAAGCGCAAGGGCGCGAAGGTCAAGCCGCCACGCTTCAAAAAGCGCCGTGGTGCGCAGTCCGTTTGCTTCATGTCCCATGTGTTCCGCACAGGGGGGAGGACGCTGACGCTCAGCAAGATCGGCCCGGTGCCGATTGAGTGGAGCCGGGATCTGCCTTCGGATCCGAGCAGCGTCACCGTCATCCGCGATGCAAGTGGGCGATTCTTCGCCAGCTTCGTTGTGGATGTTGAGCCGACTCCTTTGCCAGCGAATGGCAGGGCGGTTGGCATCGACCTGGGCTTGGTATCCCTCTCCGTCACTTCTGACGGTGAAAAGCTCGCCCCGCCGAAGTTCCTGCGCTCTGCGCTCAAGCGACTGCGACGGCTACAGCGCAACCTGAAGCACAAGCAACGGGGTTCCAACCGCTTGGTAATCGCCAGGCGCAAGGTGGCCAAGCTGCACGCCAAGGTTGGCGATCGGCGCCTCGACTATCTGCATCAGCTTTCGACCCGCCTCATCCGTGAGAACCAAACGGTGGTGCTAGAAGACCTGAATGTGTCGGGGATGCTGAAGAACAGGAAGCTGGCCCGCTCGATTGCCGATGCAGGCTGGCGTAAGCTGCGGATCCTGCTGGAGTCCAAGGCTGAGCAGTACGGGCGTGAAGTGGTGGTTATCAACCGATGGCTCCCCACCAGCCAGGTGTGCTCAACCTGCGGGCATCACGACGGCAAGAAGGATCTTTCGATTCGGGAGTGGCAGTGCCCGAGCTGCGGAACGGTCCACGACCGTGACATCAACGCTGCCTTGAACATTCTCGCCGCCGGACTGGCGGAGAGTCGAAACGGGCGTGGAGCCACGCATCAGTCCACCGCTTTGGTGGCAGCAGGCTGTGAAGCGCCAACCCACCCGATCGCTGAGGCATCCCCATGCGCAGCGTAGAAGGAATCTCCGCCGTTCACGGCGGGGGGGAAGTCAATACTCACAGGAACATGATCTCCTTTGGGTAGTCTTTTAGACGGTAATGGGGAATGCTGGACGTTTCCCAATCCACAGATAAAAAATCACAACAAATTTCTCTATCGGAAGAAATGACGTTCTTAACAATGACCCTGGCAGTATCGTTAGGGAGTGTCCTCGGTAATTTATCGCTGATTTACATCCTCGGTAGAATTGCTATGTATGGGGAGTACAAGAAAAACAAACAAATCATCGAACAGTTTCAAAAAGCTCAAATTGAGCTTACCGAAGCGATAGTAAAAGAAAATGATCGAATGGCCAAGTATGCCAAACTCGAAGGTTATAGCAACTAACAGTTGACTATCCTTAAACAAATAAATACCAAACAATTTCCATGACCAAATGACAGCATAGCACAATGCCTAGCATCAGAGAATACAGAGAACCCTACAAAATTAACGGTGCCTTTGAGTACCCTGAATTTTTTGAACGCTTTAAAAAAGCCGCACTCTCCCGGTGGAGTCCGGATGAAGTAATTTTTGACGGAGATAAACGAGATTGGCATAATGGTACGGACGACGAGAGAGAGATAATCGGGGGCATCCTAAGGGGGTTCACTCAACTGGAGAGTCATGTTGGGGATTATTGGTCCAATATTCCACAGTGGTTTCCGAAGCATGAGATAGCCGCAGTAGCTGCTGAGTATACTGCTTCTGAAAGGATTCATGCTTGGGCTTACAACTTCTTGTCAGAAAATCTAGGGCTTGACGAATTTGAGGCCTTCTTAGGTGACCCAGTAGCCAGGGAGAAAATTGGGTATTTCCTAGGGAAAAAATCCATTAAAGAGTCTCTTGCTATTTTTAGTGGCGCTGCTGAGGGGGTTAGTCTTTTTAGTTCTTTCGCTGCACTGCTGTCTCTTAACCTTACTGGTAAGTATAAAGCGTTGTCCCAGATCATTTCGTGGTCTGCTCTCGATGAGGCGCAGCATTCTAATACAGGTATTGCCCTGTTTAGGGAGCTTGTCAAGGAAGAACCACTAACCGATAACGAAGCCAAGACCATTATTGCAGGGTTCAATCAAGTTATCCTAAATGAGTTTGCTTTCATTGATAAGATCTTTGAAGGTAGGTCCTTAGACCGCCTTACAAAATACGATCTAAAAAACTATGTTTATCTGCGTGCCAATAACCGATTAGCAAAACTAGGTATTCAAGGTTTCCGGTATCCCTTTGACTATAACGCGGCTAACAGGGTCAAAGTTTGGTTTCACCCCTTAATCAAAGGAAATACCAGCACAGACTTTTTTTCTCAATCCAAGGACGGTGCGAACTATTTTGCTAAACCTACTCAAGACTTCATGGCTATTAATTTGAAAACCCTAGACTTCAGCTTATCATGACAGATCATACTTTAATAGCCCCTGAGTGGCTTTCTCAAGAGGCAATGCAAACATTGTCATCGGGTTATTTGCTGCCTGGAGAAACTCCTAGGGCCATGTTTGAGAGGGTAGCTAGCGCTGCTTCCAAGCTCAATGATGATGAGTCACTTTATGATGATATCTTTGAGTGTCTTTGGAATGGTTGGTTAGGGTTATCGAGTCCTGTAGCTGCTAACTTCGGTGCTCCTAGGTCTCTTCCTATTTCTTGCTACAGTGTAGAAATTTCTAATAGCATCCCAAGCATTTTTTCTCACTTGAAAGAAGTGGCTATGCTTAGTAAAAATGGGGGAGGTGTTGGGGTGTATTTCGGTAACATTCAGCCCGCTGGCGCCCCCATCTCTGATGGTGGTGTCTCCCTTGGTAAGACAGCTTGGATGGAGGGTTACGACTGGGCGTCTAGTAAAGTAGGTCAAGGTGGTAACTTGAGGAAGGGTTCCTTTGCCCTTTACTCAAAAATCGATGACCCAGACTACCCTGAGATTCTACGGGCTAAAGATCATACTAAGGGGGATTCCAGATCCTGGCTAGATAGTAACCTAGGTGCTATCATTTCTGATGAGTTCATGGACGAAATGATTGAGAATGGTGGGCACAAACAATGGTTGTTTGGAGAGACTATCCGCACCCGTCTAATGACTGGTAGCCCCTACATGTTGTTTATCGGTAACGTAAATCGTCAAAACCCTGATTGTTACAAAGAACGAAACTTAGATGTTAAGTTTTCCAACTTATGCTTCTCAGGGGATACCCTGGTGGCTGTTGCCGACGGTAGAAACTCCGTCCCAATTGGGGATCTGGTGAACACTTCTTTCCCGGTATATTCAGCTTATCGGCGCACGCACCAAACCGCAGCATCGAAGAATCAGTGGGTTACCGAGATTAAAAAAGCTGTTGCGTTCAAGACGGGGACTCAAAAAGTTATTGAAGTAGAGCTTGAGGACGGAAGCACTTTTAAATGCACCCCAGATCACCTCTTGGCTCGAAGAGATGGCCTATGGGTGGAAGCTCAGCACTCAGTAGGAGAAATTCTTGAGCCCTTTTCCTCCTTTGTGAATGAATTTGGGCACCGAATGATTAATACCACGACAAATGGTCACAATAGTCAAAGCCGCGTCACCAGTATTCGGAGCATAGGGGTAGAGGATGTGTATGATCTGCGCGTCGAAGACAATCACAACTTCTTCATTGTCACCAAAAACGAATATGGATTTACGTCCGGAGTTCTTGTGCATAACTGTAGTGAGATCACCCTATACACTGATGAAAACCACTCATTTGTTTGCGTTTTATCTTCTTTGAATCTATCAAAATGGTTTGAATGGAGAGATTGGCGTTCCCATCGTACCGGAAGGTCTGCCCCTGAAATTGCGACCCATCTACTAGAAGCGGTGGTTTCGGAGTTCATCAAAAAGGCAGAAAATAAGGTAGGTCTAGGCCGTGCTGTCCGTTTTGCCAAGAAGAGTAGGGCACTTGGATTGGGAACCATGGGTTTGCACTCTTTGTATCAAAGCCAGGGTCTACCTTTCAAATCTGCAGAAGCCCGTACTCTCAATATTGAGACTCATAAGTTCATCCGCGAACAAGCTGAGAAGGCTTCTAAGGAATTGGCAGAGAGGTTCGGTGAACCTGAATGGTGCGTAGGTAGCGGAAGAAGGCATACCCACCTTCTGGCTATAGCTCCTACGAAAACGAACTCAGTCATCAGCGGGTCATTTTCCGAAGGGATCAGCCCAATGGACTATAATTACTATGTTGCCAAGCAAGATAAAGGAGCATTTGTCAGGAAGAATCCGCATTTAGAGCGTATTTTCTTAGAAAGAAACATCTCCCCCACGGTTTGGGACGACATTGATAAGGGTCAAGGCAGCGTTCAAGGTTTAGAATGTTTGACGGATCATGAAAAAGATGTCTTTAAGACCGCCAGGGAAATAGACCAATTTGAGTTAATCAAACAGGCGGCTGATCGTCAACCCCACATTTGCCAAGCTCAGTCTCTTAATGTTTGGGTAGACCCTTATGCAGAAGCCGAGTATTTACTGAGACTTCACATCTCTGCTTACATAGCGGGAGTTAAATCTCTATACTACCTCAAATCCAAGTCGGCCCTAATTTCAGATCAAGATGAAATGGACGACGATTGTGAAGAACCGGCAATTGTAATCACAAAAGATGGCTGCCCCTATTGTTCTATGCTAAAAGAGAGACTAACGGAGGATGGCATCGATTTCATCGAAGTCAATAAGGACTTAGCGGTTGAGGATGGTATGTGGATGGACGGATGGAAAACAGTTCCTCAACTTTATCTTGATAATATGTGGGTCGGTGGCTACACAGACTACATGGCTCTCAATAGGAAAACAACCCATCAAAACAATGAGATTGATAATTCCGGCCCCGATTGCACAGCTTGTGAGGCTTAACCCATGACAAAAAAGAGGTATAAATCGTACCCTGGACTATCAAGAGAACAAAAAAAGCTAGTCGAAGAGCATAGCTGGATTGCTGGCCGATTAGCTTTTGGAGCCAAGTGTTTAACAGGTGGCAATACAGGTTCTCTCACTAGGGAGGATCTAGAGTCCATAGCAAACTTTGCTCTTTGCGTAGCTGCTACCAGGTTTGACCCTGACAAACACGTTAAATTCAGCACCTACGCCTGGAAAAATGCCCGAGGCTACATCCAACATGCCCTTCGAGATTATTCCAGGCTTGTGAAAACCCCCCGATGGATCGCCAAGTATCGCAATGAAGTCTTAGGGCTTTTACAGGAAAACATGAGCTACACCGACATAGCCAAAAAGTTAAACATTGACGAGGCTAGAGTCCTAGAATGCCAACTATCAGAAAACAACTACCACATCTCCTATGACTCCCAACCTGAAGACTGGGTAGATACTGATTTTGTTTATAGCCCAGATGAGGCTCGGACGCTGCTCTTATCAGATGACCTAGCTGAAGCTTTCAGTGTATTGTCAGACGAAGAGATGGATCTCATGGTTGATTACATCAGTGATGCAGTCATGAGGGAAGACCAACACCACTGGGCATCAGAAAAATTTCAATCCCTTAAACAAATAGCCCATGGACTTCCAAAGGCCACAAATTGAATTACCCCTAGAAAAGGAACTAATTCCTTTCAAAATTAGGAAAAAAATTAATCTTCTATCCAGACAAGAGCTGGAAGAATACCTTGTTGAAAGTTCTTGTCTACTAATAAAGCTATCGGCTCAGACCACGGCCCTATTGGACTACATAGAGGAACTAGAGGGTAAAATTTTGGAAATTCGGTAGTTAAAAATGCCAGTCAATCCGGACGATAAAAATTGCGTCAGGGATGAAATGCGCCGGTTCAAAGCTGGCAAACTTCATTCTGGTTCTGGCAAGGCTGGCCCAGTAGTAGAAAATCCTAAGCAAGCAATTGCGATTTCATTATCTGCTTGCAAAAGGGGCGACTATGCTGAGGCCTTACAATCAATTGGATTCTCCCAGGAATCTGCAAATAGGGTTTCTAAGATGTTGGAGTCCGGTGCATGGGATAGGCAGTTTGAAAAGGGCAGTACCGGTGGGGAAAACCCCAAAGAAAACAAAACTACCAGAGCCCAAGGTTTATCAACCATGGATATTGACAATAAGCCAGGGAAACAAAAAGGTAGTCAAGGCAAACTAAAAGATAATGAGTCCGGTAAATTGCCGCCTTTAGCTACCCCTAGCGAAAGTCCACAACCTGGCCCGCGATCTCTGCAATTAAAGGGTTTGCGTTCATTTGAGGAACCACCACAGGGGTTGACTACTGGCAAGGTATGCCCACCAAGGAAGCCAAGAGAAGACTCTAAAGTGCCCACAGCACAACCGAAGGTAGACTCCCAAGAAGAAATGCCAAAGAACCCTAAACCTGAGCAGTCTGAGACGCAGATGGCCCAAAATAATCGAAATAAATGTACCCCATCTGGAGAACAAGGGGCAGGAACCGGGTTGACGTAGTTGGGTCTAGATGAGATGAGTCGGGTAAAATAGTAATAGATACCTGAAACAAGATGCCCCAATTCACTGCAGAGAAATTCTTAAATTTTGTCAATAACCGTATAACAGACAACCCCCTTCAAGAAAGTGCCTTTTTGGATTTTGCCAAGGAGGTTTTTGCTAAACAACCCGAACTATTCACAGATGAAGCTAGTTGGGTTAAGAAGTATCGTACACCCTACAAACCACCAACTCCCATTACGCCATCAACCCCAAAGCAGTATGTTTCCAAAGAGTCTCTGGCATACATTTGGCAATGTGCCCCAAGCTTGATTTTGGATTCTGAAGTTACCGAACTTAATAGATGTCTAGAAGAATTTGCAATCACAACTCCGCAAAGAATTCGTCATTTCCTGAGTCAAACTGCGCATGAATCTGGTGGTGGTCGCTGGAAGAAAGAGTTGGCTTCGGGTTGGGATTACGAAGGTAGGAAAGATCTGGGAAATACCCAACCGGGGGATGGCCCCCGCTTCAAAGGTGCCGGTTACATTCAGCTTACAGGTAGAGCAAACTATCAGGACTTTGCCAATTTTATCAAAGATCCACAAGTTATGCAAGGGGTTAATTATGTAGCTGATAAGTATCCATTTTCCTCGGCAGGTTTTTGGTGGTTTAACAATGGGATGAATGCCCTATGTGATAGAAATCCGTCAGTAGAACAAGTTACCCGCAGAGTAAATGGTGGTTATAATGGGTTGGAAGACCGCAGGATGTACCTCAATAGAAGTCTTAATGTTATTGAGTGATGCCCATAGAATAGTAGGTAGGTCAAATGTCAAAAAGAGAATGGGATAACCCAATAAGGGGCCCGTGGAACCCAGTAATTCATAGCTTGCTTAAAGCTATTGATAACCACACGATGCTCTACCTTAAAACCAAGCAGCATTGGCACATCCAAAAGGCCCAAGATCTTCGCGTATATGTCAAAGACCTTAAGGATTTCATCAAATCCGAAGAAGACCGAGAGGAAGGTTGACAAAGGCAGCGATCACAGGGTATAATAGGTGTATGCGGCTTAACAGCCCGATAACTCAAAACTCCCCCATAACAAATGGCATCTCAACTAAGCAACGACGACAAATACCAAAAGCTCATGGAGCGTTACAAAAAACTACGCAGAGACCCGGCCAAGCGGGTTGAATCCCTTAGGGCCCTAGACGCTGCGCAAAAGATGTATATTGATGGGTTGGTGTCTGAGGGTGTAGTCACTGCTTGGCAGTATCTAGGTTAAAGGCACCGTGTGGCAAATGCTGAAGGACAATTCAACTTTGTTGCACCTTCAGGCAATGCGCCATCAAGTTCTGAGATTCTGAAGTCCAAATCAAATGCGGTTGGTGGTGGTCGTAAAAGGTGCTCTATCGGTAAAAGCTGCTCAGCAACTTGTATCGAAGGGGTAAAGACTTGTCTTGTCGAGTTGCCCGGTGTTGTTGTGGGTTCTTTGATAAAAGTAAGGGATAGGATTTTTGGTGTTACCAAACCAGTTGCCTTTACCCCTGTCCAAAATCCCTCAATTAAGAACCCCCCTACGGGAAAGAATTCACCACCAGTAAATAAGCAAACTCAAGACAAAGAACACAACTTAGGACTATTTTTTGGTCAAGCTATTCAAAGGTTTCGCACCCTTATAGGCAGAATAAATGCTGCCAAGAAACTAAAGAAGCAACCAGTTCCTAAGACCCCCAAAGAAACTGTGGCACGGACCCGGCCCTCAGCCCCAATGACTGCCCATAAGCATGGTGATGTCCCTGCAGATAAGGTAAGAAAAGTCAGAGAGGCCGCCAGTAAGTTATTAGACAAAATGAAAAGGCTAGGCCCCGAAGGCACTATAAGTATCGATGGCTCAGAGAAAGCTGATAAAGTAAAGTGGAGCGCAGTCGAAGGGTCAGGCTCCCGGGTATTGGGTACAGGGGGCTTCGGGTCATTCTTGAAGGTACCTACGAAGAAGTTACTTGGATACTCGGATGGAATGCCTAATGAAATAGGCGTTAAGGTAGGGGATATTAGTAGAACTGAGGCTACCTTAATCAAAAAACTGGGGGAAGTCGGTTTGGGCCCCAAATTAATAGCCTCCAGATTCGTAAAGAATGCCCACAGCAACATGGATAACGGTACCATCCACAAAGGCATGATTGCTATGGAAGTTGTTCCAGGGGTCCCCCTTTACAAGGCCCCTCAAAAGATCAATGGCATTGACAAAGATGACGCTTACAACATTACTATGGGAAAATTGCATAAACTAGGGTATGCCCACAATGATGCTAAGGGGGACAATTTGATTATTGATGATAAGGGGGTGGCTAGGTTTGTTGATCTGGGGCTATCTCAGAAAAACTGGAAAGCAGCCTTATCTGAAGCTTTAGGTGGATGGACAGGGACTAACTTCGCGATGACAAATTACCCGACAGGCAAACAAGCTGATGTGTTGGAAAGGAATTTCAGTAAAGTGATGACAGAAATGGAAAAGGACGGATTGACGAAGAGTGAGGCTAAAGATATAGCAACATTCGGCATTCAACATTCTGCAGAATCATTTAGAAGGGGGGTATGGGAAAAAGTCAGCAACCAAAACGCACGTAAGTATATCAATATGTATTATGAAGGAGTCTAATAGGGATATGGCGTTTCAAGGGTTAATGACAGGGGCACCCCCTGCTCAAATGGGCTAAGTCCCAAGGATTTCGCTATAGCAGCCCAACAACAACTGAACTTTTACACCCGGCATCTATCCCCCATGTTTTAACCCAACTTACCGGAACGCGGGTAAAACTAGACAGTGCCCCCCATCTAGTTCGCAATGACGGTGATCGTCTTCCCAGATAGCCCTACCAATGGGCAATTATTCCCGGAAATCCCCGTCCCCGGCGTTAATCAATACAAGTGGAACGCTGCAGCTTTGACATGGGAAATTGTCCCTCAAGGCGGCGGTGATGAAACTCTGGTGACCATCGACCCTAATGTTGGTCTTACCTTAACTGATCAAAACCTGTCAACGCAATATAATACCTTAGTAACCGATGCGGAACAAAGCGTCCCTGTCGGGGGTGCAATCGCTCAGCCCGCATCTGTGTGGAAGACGAGAAACCTTGTCCAGGTTTTAGATGCGATTTTGTTCCCTATTTTGCAACCAACATACACAATCCCCACAATTTCCCTTTCCTTTTCTCAATCCGGCATCAAAGAGATCGGGTCTACACTTTCTCAGGTACTAACAGTCACTGGAATCAAAAACGACGCAGGAGCCTTCGGAACTTTAACCCTTAGGAAAGATGGTTCTACGATAAGCAGCGTATCTAGTCCACAGGGTTCCCCCCACACGAATGTACCGGATCAATTCGGCTACACTAACCCGAACAACCCAAACCTTTCGTACCCCCACAGTTATACCAATGACCTAACCGTGACGGCAGGCACAACAACATGGGATGGTACTGGCGGTTTCGCATCGGGCCTAGCAAAGAAAACTAATAAAGGGTCTACCGATGCTCGCCCCCCAGCATTACTATCCGCCAATGCCCCCCAATCCTCTGGCGCTTTAACTTCGAGTTCGGCATCTATTAACGGTATCTACCCTTACTTCTGGGGTAAATCCTCGGCAGCACCATCCGCAGAGTCAATCGCAGCGTCAATCGCAGCTGGTACGACTACGAAAGTTCTTGCTTCGGCAAGCGGGACGATTGGTGCTACATTTGACGCTTCAGCAGAATATATTTGGTTCGCTCATCCTGCGGCAGATACCACAAAGACAAAGTGGTTTAATACCCCCTTAAACCAAGGGTTAATTGGCCCCGGAAATTTCATCCTGCCCCCGAACACCCAAGCTGTTAATTCCCCGAATGGATATTGGTCTGGTATAAACTACAAAATTTACATCAGTGGTTACGCCACTAACACGTTTGGATCTATTCAACTTTTGAACTCTTAAGATGCCTTTTATTTTAAACCCTTACTGGGGATCTTCACTCAGCGTAAAAGAAACCGCTTTCATATTTGCAAATCCGCCACCAAATACCTATCAGGTAGCGTATATGAAAAAGTTTGAACCCCGCTAAGCGACCCGAATCCTTTACAAGACCCCAAATGGCCATCAACCTTAATGACAACATAATTGTCCAAGCTCCAAAGGCAACTGACGAGCGTTATGGTCCGTACACGAGCGTAGTTGAGGCATTAGTAGAAATTGATCCCATTATTCGCTACCCCGGTTTAACTGCAGGGGTGTACATTTCAGGGCAACTTACGGAGTATTGGTTCTGGAACGGAATTTTAGATACTGACTTCGTTGAAAAGACAGGGGGATCAGGTATAATTGGGTCAATTTCAGATCTTCAAACCGCCCCAACGTCGGGGATGGTGTTTGTTAAAAGGTTTTATGTTTCCTATCAGGAAGCGGTATTGATCTTAACATCTCCATACGAAACCACACGTGGAAGCGGATGGTTTCAGTGGGAAGCAGACACCCCTAAATCACTTCACGATGGCGGAACTTTCATAAGTCCCACGGTTCCGTACAATGGGACCAGGGCAAATCTTGAGAATTTTCTTAACGGGGTTGGTGAGACTGCCCCCGGTACTAATGGAGTGTGGAGAAGGGTATGGGATGACTTTATTTCTGCTGATTTTTTCGGCTGTGTTGGTAACAGAATTGCCGACGACTACCCATCAATACAAAAAGCCCTGGACGTAGTTTACAACATAAACAGCGTAGCAACGGTTGGTAAATGGTTTGTCGGAAGAACCAGTGTCGTCCAGATAAATGGAAACTGCAGAATTAAAAGATACCTTGAGGTGGGCGCAAGAATAACAATCCAGGGGAATAATAATACTTTAGTGTATCCTGCCCAAGATTCCAGTTTTGCTGGGGATTACAACGTAGCTGTCCCCACAGTCATTTATGTGGATCCAGATTGCGTCTTATACCAGCCAAATGACTACAACTGCGCTGTTGCCCTGCGAGGAGATAGTTCCAAGCTTGATGGGGTCGTAGTAGATGGGTATGAGATGGCCTTCGGGTCATGGTATCCAATCATCAAAATTGCAACATCCCCCCTAGGGGTTGGAGGGTCTTACGCATTTAACGGTGAGCTATATGTCATTGATCCCACTGACCCCAAGCAAAACAAGCCCCTAGAGCTAGAGACTCTGGTGATACCATCGCACCAATATGGTGATGCCTGGTATGCAGGCTTTCAGCTAAAGGCAATGGGTGGCAATGTTACCGGAATTGGTCCGGGAACCTCCACTTATGCGCAAATCACGCCCGCCAACCCCTACCAGTGGGATGTTATAAGCGGCACCATCCCTACCGGGTTTGAAGTATCGAAGTCTGGATGGGTTACCTGTAACGCCGCAACAGCTGTAATTGGCAAGCAGTTTGTAACGATTCGTGTAGCCGATGCTAGCGGTAGCACAGCGCAGCGAGACCTCATCCTAGAGGTTACCGGGAAATACATAGAATTGCCCTTAGTTGGTATTCCTCCCGCTACCATAAATCAAGCCTATAAATATACCTTCAATGTCCTCAACAACGATGGCGTTGCCCATTATTGGTGGATAGTGAATGGACCTGAAGGTCTAGTAATGAACCGAACCACCGGAGAAGTTACCGGTACCCCCACTGCCAACTCATTCGGACAATACAGATTGAAAGTGGCGATAACAAGTGCCACCAGTACAGCTAACTTTGAGGCCAATACCTTAATTGACGACATCTTGATAGACTTCACGGTTGAAAATACCGCATACCCCTCATTATATGGCAGCCTTTCAGATGCGGCTGTAGGGGTGGCTTACCTGGGGATCATTTACCCTGTCGGCGGAGTTGGCCCGTTCACCTGGCAAATTGACCCCGCTCGTTCTACCGGGAACAATCAGCCCGGGTACCCAACCACGACTTCACCCGCCCCGGGATTAAATCTTTCAACCGATGGCATAAGGGCCCTTATAACAGGAACACCTACAACGTCTGGAAACTTCTCATTCTTCCTTATTGGCACCGATTTAACCGGGAAGTCAGTAAGCGGACTCATAAGCTTCTCCGGAAATACCTGGGCAGTGAGACCACAGTTGAAGACATCCTTGATTTGGAATCTTCCTGTTGCCGTCAAGGGCCAGCCATACTCATATCAGGTCGAAGCAACCATATCAGGTTGCACCTTTAGCGCAAAGGCATTGCCTTCCGGCCTGACGATCTCCGCCGAAGGACTCATTTCTGGCTCTCCTGTTGGCGGCAGATACGCTAATGGGGTTGCGTGTGAATGGAGTGCTAAGATGAGCAATTTTACAGTAAGAAACTTCAGGGGTGCTGCAGGCGTCAAAGTTGATGGGCCTAGCAACGTCCACATTTTTGAAAACTTCTTTATCAACGCATGTGACGTAGGCATATCGTCCGACAATATGTTCGACTCACGGTTGCAGAGTTTCTATATCTACAACACAAGAGTTGGCCTGCAAATGAGGGGCGGAACTGCCGCTAATACCTACACTAACGGAAGAATTGAATACATCCACGAGCATGGCGTTACCGCATTGTTCTCTCCAGATAATGTTTGGAATTCTGTCTATTGGGACACATGCGGATTCGCTGCAATAAGTGCCGACCGCTGTTACTATTGGACAATGAGCAATTGCTTCATGTTCAGAGGTGGGCGACGTGTTCCGCCCAGGGGCAAATACTATATGCCCGATAGTCCCGTCAATATTTCTACTCACATCAAGGCCGTTGACTGCAAGGATTGGGTTATCGATGGCAATAACATGGTGCGAGGATGCGACAACGGGGGGTCAAGCTCAACTTATCTAAGGAGATACGAATCTAATGGCAGAAGGCTTTACATCAGGCCTTACGCTTCTATTGTCCTGGAGCGTTGCACGGGATTCAAGATAACCGGTAACGGTCTAGACGGCTGCACAAGAGGGTCTATCGTCTCAGTAGAAAGCGAATATGACTTTGAATACAACGATGCTCTCTTAAGTGGGAATACAGTCCAAAGAAAAAATCAATTTGAGATATTCTCACAGAATGAACAACCCGTTATAAATTTACTAAAAAACCCTTCTAAGGCTAATTTCACACCTGAAGGAACCGAGGACAACATAGATACTTATTTCCCCAGCAATGTACTTTTACTTCAAGGAAATGAGTTTGTCGATAGAAGCACAAGGGCCTTAACCTTAAATAACACAAACGTCACAATCAACACATCTGTTTATAAGTTTGGTACGGGTAGCTTCTATTTTAATGGAACAAACGCATTGTTGACTGTGGGTGTAGCTGACAACAACAACGTCGCTGCTCCGTTTTACTTTGGTACGGATGATCTAACTTTAGAGTTTTTAGTTTATCCACTTAGGAACAATGTAAGTCAAACCTTGATCGACTTTGGAGCCACGTCTGAATCTGCGCCGTTTGCACTCATCCTTGACGCGAATGGGAAGTTAGCGCTGGCCAGGAATCGTAGCACAGGCGGTCAAACCATAGACGCCACCAGTTTGCGCACAATTCCAATCAACATCTTCACCAAACTCGTTATGACCATAACCAGGAGTATGGCAAGAGTATATATTGACGATAGCATCGAACCAAGCCTAACCATTTCGTTTAGCGGAAGGTTTATAATTTCCGGGTTTAACAGACCAATCATGGGTCGCGGGGGGTTTTCGGGAGCAACCGACTTCTTCCAAGGATACATGCAGCAGATTAGAATAACTAAACCTGTTTCCAGGTACGGGTTGCTAACAATATTGAAGCCCCAAACTCGCGCATTTAGTATTGTAAATCTAGGGTCCCTGCCGCCGGACACCCTTGTATATTCCCCTGCTGCTGCAGAAACGGATTTTTTCTTTGCCGACCGCTCCAATTCTATAAAGTTGGGCCCCAGTGCCTCCATTCAGAAGCCAATATATATAATCAGACGAACAAAAAATGATGTTGTTATCGATTTACGAGCTGGCCAGGGGTCTTACACTGCAGGGCAGATAAACCCATCCTACTACATCTATAGGTTCCAAAAGGCGGCTGAGACGGGGGTAACGTCATATACTTTCCAAACTTGCGAGTTTAGAGCATGGGTAGCAAGAGTGGGTTACCCTGAAGAACTAGACAAGCTCAGAGGCAAAAAGATGATTTTATGTCTTTGGGCTAGATCAAACAGAAAAAATTCGGTCTCTTTGTTCACCCAGTTCTATGCCGGGACAAGTGGTAACAACTTCAGGGCTGATGGAGGTTTCTATGCTAAATTTAACATCCCCCCATTTTGGAGGAAGTACGTGTTCCCCATTGAAGTTCCCGACTTGGACTTGACCCTTATTGATCCATACACTTCCAATGCTCTATTAAAGTTCTACTTTGATGACAAATCACAGACTTACGACGTGGAATTCGGAGCAATGTTCTTTTATGAAAACGACGGAAAATTCGGGTTTACGCCGTACAATGAAGGGCTGTAAATCAACGCGCCAACATCTCAACTCTATATTGCAATGTATACATTGAGTGAGGAGAATCGGCCACAGATTGACGTACAAAAAATGGGGGGGGGGGGTAAAAACTCTCTCAGTGGAGACCCAAATGAAAGTGACACCACAAACAAACAAACATGGAATCTGAAAGTCTCTGGCCCCTTGCCAATGAGGTGGGGGGCTTTTTAATTGCGGTTTTAATAATGGTTGTACCATTGCTAGCTCTGTTCCTTTTATGAGTGTATGGGGGGGGGTAAAAGTATCCAAAGGTTTAACCCCAAATCAAATGTCAAAGGTGAAAGTCGTTGCTGAAGGTGTTAAGCTTTATGGTATTAATCCCGGACAATTAACCAGCATCAATCGCAGCTGGCA